TCATAGTGCGCACTTTCTTTTTATTTCTTCATACAGTTTACTTCCTTTAGGGTTGGCATCAGTGAACTCCTGGGCCAGACGGTGAGTGTTCTCAACCGTTTCCTTCTTCATCCAGAGAGGATCGAAGCAATAATACTGCCGTTCCTCGTCCTTGATGGGATAGACCTCGGTAAAGGTCTGTTTCTTATGAGTCAGGGCAAAGGCAACAGTCAGAGCGCTCAATGGCTCCTCGGTCATGATGAGGACGTTCTCGCCCTCACCGTTTACGTTGGTTACAAGAATATTTGCCATAATACTAATCTTTACGAGGTTCAAATGATATGGTTATTCCTTCTCTGATTTCCCCTATGCGGTCATCGTCTGTGTAGTCGTCTTTGGCCGGATAGACGTAGATAACCAGATTGCGGAACAGACGTTTCTTTTTCTCGCAGTCACCGCATAGCTGATAGGTGTACTTCCCGATTTTGAACCAGTAGTCCCACCAGTCATCAATGTCGATGATGTGAGGGAGGTTGTTTGATAGAAGTTCCTGCTTCTTTTTCTTGCCTTTGTGCTTAAAATGCACTACAGGGAAACATAAATAGCCTCTCATTTCAGTTGTTTCTTAATTTTGTCACACATTCTTAATATTGTATAGAAGTTCTCGTCTTTTATCCATTCCTTGGCAACAAGGAAGGCTACATTGTTCTCCAGAGGTATTTTGCCATGAGTCTCTACGTCATCGTGTCGGGATAGCCTGCCTTCCGTTGGCTTCAAGCCCTTGTCATGCAGCTCACAAAGACCATTGTGGTAGAACGTACACCAGCCATCCACTACTTCGGGCTGTATCATACTGATGGGACCGTCAGCCAGTCCGATGAGGCTGGCCACCAGCCACTCTGTTGGTCTGAGCCTGTCGGCATAGCCGGCATCCACCAGTTTCTCGATATCCTCTGGCGTACCGAGGCAAGGCACATGGCACATCTGCTGACAGCGTGCGCAATGGCACTCTGACGGATGGCATTGTGACAGTCGCTCGATACGCTGGAGGGTGGTTTCTTCTTGCTGAGCCATATCCTTACGGTTCATAGTTGGTAAGTACAAAACGGGTCAGCTTCTCCTGGTTCTCGCTGTCAAGCTCGCGAAAGAAGGTATTGAAGTCCTTTGCCTCATAGAACTTCTCTTTGATGTGGTCGGCGAACCATCCCTCTCCCCAGACCTTTTCGATGAGGTCGTTGGGATAGTTGGAAGTGAAATACACCCACTTCTTGACAGCCTTGACTTCTTCCTCAGAGGGGCAGTTGCCGTTCTCATCCTGCAGAGGATCCTTACCGTCCATGATACGAGCGATATCCTTCATCCAGTCGAGCCATTCTTCCAAATCATTGTAATGGTCACGGATATTGTCGAAGGGTACTCCCTTGCCAGGCTGTCCGTTTGGCCACCATAGCGTAACCTCGTTATCGAGGTCGAAGTTCTCCACATAATCACGGAAGTCTTGCTTCCAGTCATCAGTGACATCGATAGTGGTTATCATGTCACCACCGGCATCGGTGTATGACTCCAGTTCGATGCCGTTCGGTTCTTCTACTTGCCCGATGTGAATATCAGTGTTTACCTTGAAGCCGAAAGCCTCGAAGAAAGCCACATAGTCATCTTGCTCTAAGGCTTTGCGAGCCTCAGCGATAGTTTCTTTTGTGATGTAGTCCATTATTCAAGCCATCTAATATTATCAGAAATCGTTTCGTAGTTCTTCCCAGGAAGTGGGTAGCCCAGCTTCTCGATGGCCTTGCAGACCATCTTGACGAACTCCAGCTTGGAGTAAACCTTCAAGTCGTCACCCTTTACTTCCAGCATGTGGAGCATGAGAGGGGTAAAGTCCCAGACGCCCATGTGGATGCCATATACCTTGATATGGTAGATGTTTAGCACCTTACCAGTGCGTCGCTTCTCAAAAATGTAAATGTGTCCGTCCTGCAGCATCCCACGGAATATCTGCAGCATTTCAAATCTGTGCTCGTCACTCATATTTCAGCTTGTTTAAATCGTCATAGTCCATAACACACCAGTCACCAGGCGCTCTTTCGTCACCAGCAAACTCGTTGATGCCGTCGAGGTAAGCCTGCATCAGCTCTTTGCTGTCAAAATGTCTTTCCCGAATGTCGAGGTCAGGAAACTCCTCACCCTTTAGCCAGTCGTTGAGGCCATCAACACCTCCGTTCTCATACTCCTGCACGGCATATTCTCCGAACAGCAGCGCAACATGGAACTTCTCGGGTTCCTTGCCCTCCAGCATGTCAATCTGCCTCTGGGCTTCATCGGCACAGAACTGGAGTATCTTCTTCTTCATTTCCGGATTGCCGATACCTCCACGCCCTCCGCTTTTCCATTGGAAGATGACCACCTCGCAGTCATCCATTTTGGCTAAGTATTCCTCGCGGCATTTCTTGAGGTTCGCGATCTTTTCAGCATTTTCTTTCATATCATGATAATTCTAATTCTTCTATGTGGTCTGTAAGGATGAGGTAAAGTTCCTCCAGATGCTTCTTGTTTTCACGAAGCAGCTTTTCCCTGTCTTTCCGATAAGTCCGATGGGGAGTGCGACGCTTCTCCTGGTCCTTGATACATTCAGATACCTTTCTCAGCTTGCAGTCTGCGATAGCTAGTCTGCTATTCATTCTTTCTTGGTAGATGTAAGCCTCTTGAAGTGTGAGGCCTGCAATCTCTTGTGCATTGAGTAATACCATATCCGTAAATGTTTAGTTGTTATTGAAGTTACGACCAACCTTGACTCTCATTTCGTGTCTCTCAGCGAAAATAAAGCTGATAGCCTTACCCTTATAGGTCTTGGCGACGTTCACCCAGAACCAACCGCAGGCTGCATCGATGAACTCCAATGGGCGTTCGTGGATCCAGCGCATTGTGGCGGCATAGTTCTCTTCTGTGATGACACCAGCATGACTGGCATACTTTGTTACGATATCACGAATGTCAGGATTGTACTGGCAGTGTGACTCAACAAGCGCAGTGTTAATGGCGATGCGCTTCTTGTTTGCGAAGAAAAGTTTCTTGACGTTCATAAGTTGTTCCGTTGAATTGATTATTATCTTATTTGCATAAGCAAAGATACAAAGAAATAATCAAATATGCAAGAAATTACGGATATATTTTTAATCTTAGCCGTTAAATGTTGTTAATCATATTTGCAAACCAGCAGGCACAAAGAAAGCCGTGAGCTTCCCCACGGCCTAACCGGAACAAATGGCTATAAACTCCGGCTTCAAAGGAGGCTGGGCTGTATCGTGCCCCGTCTCTCCAGATATCGCTGCATTGCGGACTCTGGTGTTGTATTCGCGTAGCAGTATTTACACCCATGAGCGCAGGTGTTATAAGTACCGATGTCCTTTGCGATGGTACAGAGGCAGCAGTCACGCTGTCCCTTGTCCTTACCCATCTTCAAGACTCGCTGGGCGAAATCATCGTCCTGTGTAGCGAAAGAGGAAATCAGCTCTGGATCGATGCAGGCGTTATGCTGGATGCCGAACTCACTGAGGTCAACCTTCTCGCTGCAGGTGGCTACTTTCAGACTCCTTCCGGACAGCTTGCTCATGAGCTTGTCAGCGAACTCCCTTTGCTCGTCGGCAGTCAGCTCGCGGACGCCAGTACCCTGCAGGTTATAGTTCACCTTGCGATAGCTCTTGATGTCGGCAAAGCTGATGACCAGCTTCTGAGGAAAAGTGTCAAGCCAGGAATGGGTTTCGACAATACGCTTCACAATCTCGTCGATCGTCAGCACCCCGTCGATGAGGAAGATGGGGTCCCACCGCCATACCTGCCTGCCACGCCCCCATTCCTCCGCGATGCGGCGGAAGATGGCACAGCGTTCTTGGAACGATGGCAGGTTCGGCTCCATGCCCTCCTTTTCGTAGTTGTTGAGGGTGTGCTGGAAATAGAAACGTATTCCCATATTGTAGATACGCTGCAACATCGGTATCATCGGACCTGGGTTCTTCGACCAGAACACGATGAACTTCGTCTTAGCAAAGCTGACATGTTGTATCTGCTGGCTGAAGGGGTTCTGCCAGTCGCAGTAGCCACGCATCAGCCTGTTCATCATCCAGTCAGCATAGAAAGCCGGAATGTCAGTTCTCCTGCTCGCGCTGATGATTTCGGGCGCGACCGCCTCGGCCATCGTATTGTCGTCGAGGCGGATTATTTCTTTCTCAAATGCTGCCATATTATACTTCCTCCCATGTTACTCCCTGTGAACCTTTGCCATTACTCATCGCTTCCATACAGCTATGGATATTCCTTATGATGGGCGCAATCCTTTCCCTCCACTCCCGGTAGGTGATTTTCTCTCCCGCGTGGGGACCTGTCAATATCGTAATGATGTCATCTGGATTGTGCTGCTTCATCAGCTTGCCGATTTGGTCTTCTACGATGATGAATTTCTCAATCAGTTCCAGATTGCAGTTCATATGGATCAGTTCTTCCAGATAGTGGGCTCCGCCCTCGTCGGGAACTTCCACGTAGTAGTTATAGCGTTGTGGGGAAAAGCCTCCCTCGTTCTTTATCTCGCCGTGCTTGACTCCGGCTTTATCAAGGGCTTCGACCAACATTTCAGCTCGCTCCTTTAGTACCACATAGACACGTAGATTCTTGGGGTCGTACTCATTTTCCCACCATTTCTTCAATACTTTGTACTCCGGCTCATCATTCCACATTTCTTCGTCCATATCACTCCAGAACTCCGCCATATCCCCGGGCAGGTCACCATAGGTATAGAGACTGTAGATGATAGAATGATTTTCATCGGCCTTGCCATTCATCTTGAATACGAAACGGCAACCTTGGCTGCGCCAGTCGTTGATGCACTCGCTAACCTCTTGGAGGCCGCACATTTCCTGTACTAAAAAACCTTGCTTTTTCATAATTGTCCTGTATTAGATGATGATTACTTATTGAGGCTGTCACTCATAAAAGCGCAGGTTTCCAACTTGTAAGCTCCAGATACTGGGTGCTTCTCACTGAGGATTTCATGGTAGCAGCGCCATCCGCGATTGTATGTACGGACGTAACGCTTGCCGTTCTGCTTGTGGATGAATACGGTGGCGTTGCAGCCCTCACCATTATAGCTCTTGCCGTCCCAGCCTTCAAAGGTTACGAACTCTGACTTGTGGGTGTCCTTGAAGTTCTCGTCGATCTGAAAAATTGCTTTCATAATTGTTCCGTTTTAGAATTGATTATTATCTTATTTGCAATACAAAGATACAAAGAAATAATCAAATATGCAAGTTTTAACGGCTCTTTTTTCGTTAAACGTTGTTAATCAAATATGCAACCCAGTGCGGATGATGAGCTGCATACAATAAAAGGGTAGAGACAAATTGTCCCCACCCTTTGCATGGATGATAAGGAGAGCGGTTATTTCTTACCGCCCTTCTTATTCTTCTTGGTCTTCTTCTCTTCCTTTGCAGGCTCAGCCTCCTGCTCTGCTGGAGCTTCCTGCTCTGGCTCAGTAGCGTCAACGTGGTTGACCTCAGCAACCTTGACACCGTCAATGACTACGGCACCTGTGGTCTCGGGCTGCTCGACAGTTGCCTGTTCTTCTGCAGGAGCCTCAACTTCCGGAGCTGGCTCTGGTGACTCAGCAGGAGCCTCGGCTGGTGCTTCCTCCTTGGCTTCTGCCTGCTTCTTTGCCTTTTCCTCAGCCTCACGCACTTTCTTCACGTCACCTTTCAGGTCCTCGATCTTCTTGCGGAGGTTGTCACGCTGCTTGGCGTACTTGTCGTCAAGCTCCTTGGTGATAGTCTCCTTGACCTGTGGGAACTGGTCGCTGACGAAGATTTCGAGGATGCCCTGCAGACCTTTGGCGAAGTTCACGGACTTCTCAGCAAGCGACTGGCGGATGAACTCACGCTTGATGGCGTTGCGGTTCTTCTGCAGCACGTCTTTATAGTTCTTGAGGAAGTCACGGTCGGTAGTCCACTCCAGGCCCAGCTTCTGCTTGAAGTCGTATGACAGGTGCATCAGCATGAGGGCGATGAACACGTCGTTCTCGGTGGCTCCCATGGCGGTGTTGAGCTTGCTGTAGTCGCCTTCCTCGACAGCCTTGCGGTAACGCTCAATCTTCTCATCGTGGCGCTTGTCGGTCAGCTCCGTCAACTGAGCCTTGTACTTCATCGTCTGCTCTTGACGCATCTGGCGAGACTCCTGGTTGAGGCCCATTTCCTCGTCCTTGACGTTATAGACATACTTCAGCTCTCCCGACAGATGACCATTGAAAGCAATCTCATACACTGGGACGATGTTGCCGTCCTTGACACCGATATCGAAGATAGCTTTCTGATGAGACCACGTCTGATGGCGCTTGAGGTAGAACTCTTCCTCCGTGAAGTCCTCACGCTTGGGTGGTTCTGGGTCGATGACCGTCTTGCGGATGCCGATAGGTATGACCTCCACCTCATGAGCACGTGCAAAGGCGAGGATTTTCTCGTTCTCTTCCTCGGTACCAGCATAGACAATCTCCGTGCCTGCAGGCTGACGCTTTGCCTCACGGATGATGTGCTGCACTGTCTTCAGCATGAAGCAGTCACGCTTGATGCATCGTGGCGAGGTTACGTCCCCTGTACCAGACGGATCGTTGGCGGTGTTGAGCGGACACTTGGCACATGCCGGAAGAAGCTCTCCCTCAGCAAAGCCGTAGAATGTCTCGTCACTTAATGGGAACTTTGCCGTGTCGAGTTTCATCATAACGTTAGCGTCAATCATTTCCTTCAGCTCTGGGATATTCGGGAACTTGTACTTCCAACGAGCGATGCACTCCGGAGTGAAGCAAGCCTCATAGAGGACTTTCTGCTGGTCGGCAGGGAGCTTGCTGATTTCCAGCAAATGGGTCAGCACCAGCGGACCATTCTGCATGAGGTCGACAAACTCTGGGATAGTGCCATTGAGGCGCAAACGGCTACGGACAAATGTCTCGCTCTTACCGAGCATCTTGGCAACCTGCGACACATCAGTTCCGAACTCGTTGACCAGGCGGTCGATGGCATTGGCTTCCTCCATGGGGTCAACGTCCTTACGCTGCATGTTCTCGAAAATCATGGCAGTAAGAGCCTGCTTGTCATCGAGTTCCTTGATGATACAGTCTATTTCCAAAGAACCTGTCAACTGAGTGGCACGATAGCGGCGCTCACCACAGACAATCTCGTACTTGGCAAACTCATCCTCTGCCTCTTTGATAGGACGGACGGTGATAGGCTGCAGCAGACCATTCTCCTTGATGGACTCAGCCAATTCGTTCAGCTCGTCGGGGTTGAACGTCTTACGGGGGTTATTCTTACTCGGAACGATTTCCTTTAATGGGATTCTCTTTACTGTGCCGGCATTGACGGCTTTCTCTTTTTTACTCATTGTTCTGTCTTTTTTGAATTGATAACTTATTTGCATTGGATGCTAACTAATTAGCATTGAGTGACTGGAGGAATGCTACGCTTCATCCATCCAGTCCTTGGTTTCCTGCTTCTTCCAGGAGTTGAAAGCGTAGTCGTTGATGAGGCTCTCGTAGGAGATCGTAACGGGTGAACCGTCGTCCTCTGCTACGTCCACACTCTCCTCGAAGTGCTGGCACGGCATGATGATACCTGTCATGAGCTTGCACTCGATGACGGTGGCTCGTGTCTGGTCAGCCTTGTACATCACGGCTTCCTTGAGCTTCCCAGCAGCGTTGAACACGTTGAGGATGCGAGCAAGGTTCTTGATGACGAAAGTCTTGTGCAGGATAGACACACGGTCATCAGCATTGGAATTTTCCTTGCGTAGGTGGTACTGGCAAGCTGCCAACAGTTCCTTGAGGTCGATACGATGCTTGTACTCCTCACGCTCTGCAGGAATGACACTGCGATAGTTCGGGTAGTTGCCTGTAATCTCCTCACCGGACTGGTGGATAATCTTGCCGTCAAACTTGGTGTTACCACACTTATAGACGATAAGCAGGTGACCGTCACTGCCGACACATTCTCCTGCCTCGTCAAAGTAAACACCGTTCATCACTGGTCGCAGCTCATCAGAGGCTACGACATTGGCGTACATCGCCTTTAAAATCTTTTTGTCCATATAAATTGAGATTGGTTAATACAATTCCTACCGTGTAAGAATAGAACAAGGCTCCCTTAGAGAGCCTTGATTAAGATACTGCGCTTGTACATCTTCTGCAGCGTGTCTGTCAGTTGTGCCAACTGCTCAGCCTCAGCCGTCACGATACCCTTGGTCTTGGCAATGGGGGTGAAGCGTGCCGATGGCCAGCACTCCACGAGCTGCTTGAATGACTCAACCTTGAGCTGGTCGTTAGCCTTGAGGTCGGCATCAACTTCCTCGATGGACTTTGCCAGGAGAATGCTCGATGACTCATACTTAGGTTCCGTCCACTCTGGGATGACCACCTCTGGCTCTTTCTTTTCCTCTGCAGGAGCTTCAGCAGAAGCCTCAGCCTGCTCTTGGTTCTCTACCTGCGGAGCCTGCTGCTCCACGTTCTCGTTCTCTACCTGTGCAGTCTCAGCTGCATCGTTCTTTACTTCTTCCATGTTCTTTGGATTTTGATTGTTACTACTTGAGTTGACTTGCTTCTCGATGGCGTTGTAGAGCTTGGTCTGGTCCTTGATAGTCAGGTCGTCCCAGCAAATGTCTGAGTTCGACTCAGCGGTGATGTAAACCTCATCCTTTCCAGCCGTCTCAATGGCGGTAATCTTGGTCTTGGCGTTCTTCTCACCAACGGTTACTGACTTTCCGAATGTGAACGGCTCAGTGGTAGCGCCCAGCAAATTGACGATTGCAACTCGGATTTCGTTCTCGCTCTTGAAATTGTTCTTTGTTTTCATAACTGTTCTGTTTTAAAATTGTGATTATTATTATCTTATTTGCATAGCAAAGATACAAAGAAATAATCAAATATGCAAGTTTTTACGGCAAAAGTTTCGTTAATTATAGTTAATCAAATATGCAATCCAGCGACCTCAGCAGGTCATATCGTAACCATACAATAAAAGGCGGAAAGCCTCTCGGTTCCCCACCTCCACACACGGGACGCTTCCCGTGAAGCTGTAGAAACAGCAATTGGTTTGAATCTACAAATAAATCTCTGACCTTACGTTGGGACCAGGCTCAAACTCCTTCCGTACGTCCGACTGTGCGGTGACATCAACGGGAGCATGAGGCTCGTCGTAAGGGAAATACTGCTGTGTAGCGACAGCAGAAACTCGTGTTTCCTGTAAGTGCGATCTTTCTTGTTTCATTGTTCTGTCTTTGTTAGATGGTTATTGATAAACTGGTAGGTTCGCCCACCAATGGGCTTGCCTTGCTTTATTCTTGTACTGAGCCACGGTGGCTTCACTCTGTTGCTTCTGGCGGCAACAGCGATGGACGGATAGGTCTCTCCAGTATCGACACAAAGGACGGGCTTCATCAGGCTCTTACATCGATGCTGCGCTGCCTTTGGATGTAAGCGGTTCCATTTGCGAAGAGCTTCAGCCTGCTTGACCTTGGCTTCCGGTGATAGCTGGTGACCTTTCTGGAACTCATTCTCCGGGCAGTAGTGGACTCCTTTCTGGAACGGGGTCTTGATGCCGTAGATACGGTTAGTCAACTGAGCCATCTTTACATGGCGCATGGTATTGTTATGCTGCCACTCCTTGTCCTTGTAGATACCCAGCTCCCTCGCCTTGCGGATGAGAGTACGTTCACTGACACCGAGAATGTCAACCATGTCCTCATTCTTAGTAGTGGGGAAAAGCCGACGGAGATCATCGAGCATCTGCTTGCTCCAGTAGATACGCCTGGCCAGTCCTTCATGTTGCATCAGCAGACCGGTGGAAGGGTTCAGACGGATGCCGTCAGGCACTCGCCGAGTCCTGTCATACCAGTCGCGTTTGTTCTGCCTCTCACAGTCCTTGCACCAGGAGCTTGGATTGCCGGACTTGGTGATGTAGAAGTCACGGAGCCACAGCTTGCGACCACAATGGGGACAAACCTTCTTGCGTCTCTTCATAGCTGACCGTTGCCGTCAATGATTTCCTTCTTGTAGAGTTTCGCTGCTCTATACTCAAGGTTGCAGCCATTGGATGCCGTCCAGCCTCTATCAAGGAGAATAGCATCACTCTCCAGCACAGCGGTTATACACATGCCGATGGCCTGTTCCTCGGTGGTCGTACTGCCAATAGTGCTGATATCAAAAGGAGTCACTATCTCGGCATCGGGGTATTCCTCCTGCAGATAGGCTTTAAGCATGATGGCGCGACGGCGAGCAGCCTCCCATTTCTCCTTGAATGTAGGCTCCTTGCGGCCATTGATAGGTGTACTGACGTATATTCTCATAGAAATCCTTTCTTGATAGCGTATTCGTATTGTTCGTTACTGATGATGTCCCAAACACCATTCTCATGCTCTAAGAGCCAGTCGCCTTCCATGGCGAAGTCGCTTTTCCACCCCTGCCGGAAGTCATAGATGATATCACCTTCTTTAGGCTGATGGCCTCGGACTGGATATTTTTCGCGTGCGCTATTGGGAGCATATGGGTATTTCCATGCACCGAAGATGCACGGCAGCGCCATGACGTCCGTTACGTTTCGACCGACTTGTATAGCCTGCTTCATGTCTGGTTCTCCTTTCTCTCCTTTGCTATACGATCGTCCTCGGCTTCATCCCAGGACATGAAATGCAACAAATGTAATTCCTTCATATAAAAACTATGTTGATGGTTAGACAAAGAAGTCAAGGCTGTATACGTCGCTGCGTCCAGTCTCTACACAGGTGGCGCGGACACAGATGTCTGACCCTATGGGGAAAAGATTTTCGGGGTCTTCGATATTGTACTTGCGACCGTCGCCACCTACGATGCCTGTTCGCCGTTGAAAAACGTCCTTGATCTTCGCCTCAAAAATCTTACTGCATTCAACATGGATGCCGTTGCGCTCTCGCATATAGCTAATGGGGATGCGCCCGGTCTCTTTCATCCAGTTTACCACTTGCTCATTCTCTTCGGTACGGCTACGGCGTACCTCGGTGCCGGGGACCTTTACGTCCCTGGCATCACTAAATTGCTCTTTGTGAAAAAGTTCCATAGTTATTTTTGATTAAATTCCCTCATAACTTCTTTGCAGATGCAAAGCACCTTATTAACCTTCAAAAGATCAAACTGCTCGTCAGTACGAACACCGCTTTCCATGTCAATCCAGAAATCTCCATCAACCTCTCGAAGGAGCTGATATAACTTATCTCCTACATTGTCAGGTGTGAGGCCTCCTGCATAGCCGACTTTTAATCCCAACCGAAGGAACGGCTTGAATGGAGTGTCTATTCCCCGTCCACCAGAAGCATCAAGAAGAACCGACATGTTACTGCGGTCGATAATGGTGTCGAACGCCAGCAAATCATTCTCTGACTTTTGTTGGATAATAAGTTCCTTGAGGAAAAGTGGCTTGCGTAAAAACGGTGTCTTTGGGGTTGGATCAGTTGAGCCAATGTTAAGTTGACACCTCTGGAATACATCGTAATGGTAATGGGTTAGCTGCTTCAGCGGCTCCCAGCTATTATTCAAAGCTTCTCTTGCAATTGAACCACAAACGTGGCAAGACAAGTTAAGATTAAGCCCCATAAATTTGAGGTCATAAAGGAGGTTAGGGTTGAAATACCTTGGCCCATTCTTTTCCCAATTCCTTGACATGAGCACCCCCCATTCGACATGTGGGTACTCGTTCTGTATTTCTCTTAGTGCTTTGAAATCGGTATCTGTTCCGATACCTGTAAATGTGATGTGCTTTAAATTCTTCATATTTCTGTTATTTGTTAAATAATGATGGTTCTATTTGGTGTTCAGCCAGTTTCTTCTTCATGTTCCAGATGCGGAGTCCGAGTAACCGGAGCAGCTTCAGTTCTTCCTCTACTGGTACCTTATATTTGTTCATTCGCTCCGGACTGACATTGATACAGCAGGAGCCGATGCGATTGCCACGACATGACGATTCCTCAGCATCAGCATAGATAATAAGACCACATCGGTTAGGATTGTGTTCTGTGAAGCCTGTCACGTCGGAGCGATTGTAGTAGATAAAACCAGGCCGGCACTTATATTCGCCCTTGTAGAGCCAATGGAATACGCGTTCTCCTATCGAGATAGGCACGGCATAGTAGAAGTACGACAACTTTGGGTCATCGTGAACGTGGTTCTTCTTGAAGTCAGCCATAAAATCGCTCCACGTGCGCTTTATCTCAATCTCCACAAGGTACTTGGCTTTGGTTAGCACAAGTATGTCTGCCTCGTGGTTCAGATAGCCCCATGAACAGTTGGGTATCACGATATCCTGCCGTACATAATACGGCGAATCGGGATATCCTGTCAGTATGACTTCTATCTGTTCCAGCGTGAGCGTCGTTTCTCTCATGGTTCAATCTTGAACTGGCAGTCTTTCTTCATTTCTTGGTATGGCAGGGCCGCATTGGAGCAGAAGATAAGATATTGCCCACTCTTCTCGTCAAAGACGGGTTGCCAACTCCAGTATCGGTTGTTGGCCAGCATGTGAATACCGAACTTATCGAGAGGCTCGTGCTTGATGAAATGCTTGAACTTTGCATTGAAGTCCTCTTGAAATTGCTTTCCGGCCTTTGTCCTGTAGTTGACGTCGAAGTTCCAGTCGCCATGATGCTGACGCAGGATCTTCTTATCAACCTTCTCCCAGTCGCCTTTTTCAAAGATGATGTCCTGGCACACAAAGCAGCCTGTGTCACCGAACACCCATATAAAGCTGAGGGCTTCCGGCATCACACCTACGCGCTCCTTGATAAATTCCTTGGCAGCATTCTCGTCAGAGACAAGCTGCTCCCACATTTTCTTGATTACTTGCTCCAGTTCGGAGCCTTTCATTGCTATAAGTTTCATATCATTTGAAATTTACTACGATTTTTCTTCCCTTACGGGACACTTTCTTGGGGCGGTCTTTGCATTCGGATCGGCTACAGGCTCTGCCAGCACGTAGCGGTCGAAGCGGTCTTTGCGGCGGACGAAAATCTCCTTGTCGTCCAACTTATACTGAGGCGTATTGCCGTCCGTCCGATTGGCGCAGGTGTCCAGACAGGAATAGCGGTCGTCCTCGGGGTCGAGTCCGTGCAGCTCCTTGTAGATGTTCACCTGCTGACGGCCACCCTCGTAGTTGAACTCCATCAGCCAACCGCGCAACAGTCCCCGGATGCACGACTTGTGCGACTCGGGCATGTCATCGCTGCTGGTGGTGTTGGTAAGCACGAGGTTCCAATAGCTGTCCTTCTCGTTAATCTCTACTTCCCAGCCGAGTGCTCTCAGTACGTCGGCTGCAATCATGTAAATCAGTCTCATTGTTTCGTTGTTTTTTTATAATTCATACTCCTATCTTTTTAAACATTTCAACAGCTGCATCCACAAAGTCCCAGCCTCCAGTGGAATAAAGGGCTTTACCTTCGTGGTCAATATACTCGATAACATTCTTAGTGAGAGAGAATGTATAAAAAACATCACCTTCTCTAATAACGTCTGGCAACAAATCTAACAGCTTTGTTAAGGACCATGCTGGCACATATCCTTTGGGGATTTCTCCCCTCATATCCAGGAATGGTCTTATCTGAGGAACGCAAAGATTCTTTCCGTTGTAGAAATAGCCCCACATCATGTCTGACGTTTCTGCGCTAAGGCCAAGAGACAGGAGTTCTTTCGATTGCTCCAGTGAGGTGCAGTTTTTGACATCTTTCAATTTATGTGGTGCAGGAATATATGCTGCCTTAATGTGTCCCATCTTCATCCTCCTTTTCTTCAAAATCCACGCAGATGGAATCGCTGCCGTAACAGCCCCATTCGTTGACGTCACACTCACCCCACGCTGCATCATCCTTTACATCGTCGCTGTCCTTGTCCTTATGCCAGTACTTGCAGTTCTTGCATACCAGCACTTCCGCAACGCTCTGCAGATACTTGTCATTTGAGTTGACGCAGTGATGCGTGTTCGGGTCATTGGCAATCTTCTGGTCAGCACAATGGCTGCAAAGCTCGTGGCTCTCATCCACCCACCAGCAGTTGCCATGCTCTGGATTGAAACATGGGTCCGTGTCCGTGCATCCGCAAACTTTACAAACTCCGTATGGCATAGTTATCCCTCCTTCTCTATTACATTCATGTCGATATACGTCTGACCGGCAAAGATGGTATAGACAATGCGTCCATTGGGCTTGTCACCTGGCTTGCTTTTCACAGGCTCGCGGTAGTATTCTTCGCTGACAACAATCTTAGATAGCTTCTCAGCAAGTTCATCAGCAGTTGTGTGCTCTTCCACCCACGGCATGGCCATGAGGTCGAGGTCATGAACAACAGAGCCGTGAACGGCTATCGCCCATCCACACTCTGCAGCCACCTTGCGGATATCGTCAAAGCGGAATATCCAAAAGATGGCGTTGTTATCTTTTAGTTTCTCTAAGTTGAACATAATTAGTTTTGTTTATAGAAATGGAACACACCACGTCCATCGAGGACTAATACTGTGCCAATATACTCCAATGGGATATCTTTTGGCATTTCATGGCCAGTGCCAAAGCAGCGAACCTTTATAGGAACTGTTGGCATATCTGTATCACATTCGTACCACAGACAGACGTGATCGTTTTGATTATCTAAATGAAGAATTACTGCATCCTTCTGGAGCATTAACGTCTGTTCGCCGGTTACATTCAATACTTGTTTGAAAATTGTTCTCATTATCAACCCTCCCTATCGTCAAAATCAAATGTCTTGATAAAATCCGTACTCCATATCGGGGTTGTCGGAAGTGTTTCCGATAACCTCCAGTTCGTCACACTCGCAAAGTTCACAGCCGCCTTCTCCTGCTCTAAAACAGCCTTCCTCAAAGACGACCTTCTCTGTCATTCGATGGTTTTCAAAATCCCATTCATCGACGTACTGAACGATGTCATTCTCATAGACAGGTTTGTTCTTGGCAAGGACCTCCGTAAACTGCCCTACCGACTCCGGCTTCACTGGCACCACGGAGTCGAAGGCCTTGCCGTCTGCGCCATATCCAGCCACACGGATGAACGGTTTGTCGTCACAATCAAGTGACAGGCTACCATAAACCCAGGTGCCGTCACTTACTTTTTGACCTCTGTACTTACTCTTTCTCATTGTTCTCTGGTTTTGATGTTAATAATTCGTTGGCGTCATAGCCACACCAGCTACAGATGCCACGGGCTACGTTTGGCGCCCAGTTCTCTTTGCCACACTTGGGACACTTTATGAGAAGCACGAGCTTTGAGCTGTCATCCTCATCCCAAATCTCTACTCCAGGAGTAGGCTTACTGATAAGTTTTCCCATATATTATTTCATTATTACATCAAGACAATTGGGGCACTGGCTCTTGTCATTGTTGGCGATGATGTTGAGGCAGTTCCATTCTTTCTTGCAGCCAACCACTTCTTTCGGTGCGATGTCAGTGATCCTGGACTGTCTGAAGTTGGAACTGTCGCTTTTATGCTTGCAGACCCTGTACTTGAGTATAGCCACGTCACCGAATTTCGGGCAGGTGTTCTTTCTGAAAACGCCAGACATAAGGGTGAAATAGGTACTTGATACGACCTTCCTCAGTTCTTCCGGCACGTCCTCCATATTAAGCGGCTCGACATAATAGCGATACCGACAGAGCGCGTTGCCGATGCGGCGAGTCACCTTACCCATCCAGAAGCGATATTCGGGCTTTGCTGGAGGCATATCCTTCCTCAGCATCTTGGCTCTTTCCTTCAGCACGTTTGACATGGCATCGCGCATAAAGCGCAGGTTCTCGGTACTGACAGACTCAAAGAACTTCTTTAGGTCTATCTTTAAATGGTAATCTTTTACTTCTTCCATTCTTTTTTCTTCTTATCTATGGAGTCCTTGAATTTCTGAATATTCTCCTTGAACTTCCTTGCATCAGCTTCTAACCTGCAGGCAAAATCTTCGAGGGTGCTGAGCTTGTTTCTGACTTCGTTGATAAACTGAACGAAATCATTCAGAGCGCCTAACCGCTTGTAATAGCTGTGGTAAATCTTGTCGAAGTCCTCTTTCGTCAGCTCATCTAACTCGTCTATCTCCTTGACGTCTTCGCAGAACTGGTCGAACTGCTGCTGCATGAGGTTGTAGTTCTCCGTGAGTCTGTTGAATTCCTCAGACCGTTTCTTGTCGTATTCCTTAAAAGCCTTGATGGCGGCATCCTTCTCCAGAATGACGCCCTTGAGACGCTTTATCTCCTGCTTGGGAGTGAGTTCCAAATCATCGTTCAGCATAGCATCAGAAATTGAAGTCCCGATATCTTCTTGGCTGGTCGGAAAGCACGAAGGGGATGGAGCCGCCCACCTCGTAGAAGAAACCGTCCTTGCGGCGGCGAACCTCCACGACGATGCCGTTCTCGTCCGGCTTGCATATCCACTCCTGCACGGAGTTGTCGAAGTGGCCCAGGAACCCTCCGGGGCTGAACGACTCCTTCAGACGCTCGACGCTGCCGTTGGTCTGTACGAAGTCCATGCTGCGCAGCTTCAGGCGGTCGTCGGAAATTATCTCGATGACCTCGTAGGGCTGAATGTCGCTGTAGAGGTGGCGGTTGCAGTAGAACTTATCCAGCGAGCGGATGTGGCAATACTCAGCCTCCCGCTTCATCTTCTCGATCTTCTCCTTGTTGGGTCGGCAAACTTCGGCGTAGTATTTATCGAAGGCCTTCTGCCAGACCTTGCTCTCATGGGACACGTTAGGCAGTTTTTTATACTCTTCGTCAGACTGCTTCTGCAGAGCCTTGATTTCAGACTCCAGCTGCTCCCATCTGTTCTTGTATTGATATCTTGTTGTCATAAGGTTTTATTTTGAAATAGGATATTTTCAGTTTGTCAGCAATCTCCAGCAAACGCTGGCCACAGATGGTCCACCACTGGTCTGCGAATTTCTCTTGTACGCTGTCAGTGCGAAGGGGAATACCCCAGCTCTGACCAATCTTTACGATCTCGTCGTTCCAGTAAGCGACAGTACAGCATGAAGGAAGTCCACGAAGCCAGTCACCGATGTGGTGTGCCGTGCTCCATGTCTTGGGCTTCTGGTTATTCTTCAGCCAGCTCTTATAGTTCGCAAGCACAAGGTAAATCTTAGCCTTGTCGGTGGAAAAGTCGCCCGTATAGTTATCGGACGATATACACTTGTCAAGCAAGTACGCATACTGCGGACCTGCAATCTTATATTCTCGAATTGGTTTTGTTCGTGCCATAGTCAGATTCCCTTAACGATTTCACTCATTCTTTTAGACGCATTCAATATATCCTCGGCAGAAACCTTGCCTGCATCGAGGTATTGCCCTGTAGCATTCACTTTCTCATCCTCGCATTCCTCCTTATCCATCTTAGGTAACTTCATCCACCATTTGACATGCGTCTCGTCATACAAAGACCAGCGCCCGTCTCTAAAATGGTTCACAAGGACCTCATGCTCGTTGCAGTCAAGCATGGTTATATAGGTTCCGTTTTCTTGCGGATATTCGTCATTACGGGGATTTCTTGGTCTCTCAACAACTTTCTCCCAGGGAAGAGATTCGAGCAGCTTAGACATCGCAGGATGATGGTAATGACAGTATTCTCTCTCTGTCATATTCTTGCACTCAGGGCATCTGTTTATAGCACCAAACCCATACACTTTACCATCCTCAATATATGGCTCCATATTTGCAGCCTTCTTCAAGACAGCATATATTTCCTTAGCTTCCATATCCAGTCCTCCTTACAATTGAATGTTATTGAAGAAAGCATTGATTTTGAGAGCCAGACCGACGATGAAGTGATAGGCATCCTCGGCAGTGGAGAACTGCTTGTCAGGCACCTCGCGCTGCATCTTGTTAGGAACAGCCTGCCACTGGCTGAAGCTGGTCTCGAAGCTGTTGGTACGGGTTGTGAAGTTCACATGAACGTTAATGCTTACCTTTGTGACGGCATCGCTATCGTTGCCGACAATTACGGTGAGCGTTGATCCGAACATGGAAGCTTTCTCGTCACTGATGGCAAGCGAGTACAGGTCTGCAATGCAGAGATAATACTGGCTTTCCTCAGCACTTTCGGCTTCCTTGGAACGCTGCATCATCCGCTCTTTCTGCTGCTGGAGCTTCTCAATTCGGGGATTGTTGTTTGTAGATTCCATAATTGTTGCTGTTAAAATTTGATTATTATCTTATTTGCATACGCAAAGATACAAAGAAATAATCAATCTTGCAACTTTTTACGGATATATTTTTAATCTTGAACGTTAAACAAAGTTAATCAAATATGCAAGCCGATGCGAAAGCAAGAAGAAAAAGGGGCAGCGCGTCATCACGACGGGCCACCCTCAATGTGAAATAATCAATTCACAGAACAGTTACCTGTATATGTCACCACTGCCTGTTGAGCACATGCCAGTGATGTGCTTGCAGTGTACGTCGCCGGAGCCTGTAGAGACATTCGATGCGGTCTGACACTGAACGTCACCAGAGCCTGTACGCAGATTGCTTACTGAGCCATTGACAACCACGTCACCGCTGGTCGTTGCCAAATTCGACACGCTGCCGTTTATCTCGATGCGTACAACGTCACTCTCCTCGTACTTTCCTCCGATGGAATCCCAGTCCACTGGCTTGCCGTCGGCATACCACTTGCCGTCACGCTTCTCGATATTATTACCCTTGATGGTATAGGTCTTGTCGCCACGATGGACTTTTACGGTGCCATTGCCGTGCATGATGACTTGGCGTCGGTTCACCTTTCCACCATGGTTGATCACTACGTCACCAACGTAGTCGTTGGCGATATTAAAGCTGCCAAAGGCATGGCTCACAGACTCCATGGCTTCGTCGATAGTCTTTCCGATATTATCAATAGTATCTTCCATCCCTTTACTGGTGCTTTGTTCCGGAAGGTCATAAACACTACCGTCCACATACCAGACGCCACTCTTGCGCTCGACCTTGTTGCCTGTCATGCGATACTCCTTGCCGTTAATACGGATGCTGATATCGGCATCATAATAACAGATATCCTTGTCATCCAGCGTCACGATGGAGCCGTGATAGGTGCTGGTACCAAAAGCGTTGCGTGTCGTACCACGATGCACCAATAGCACACCGTCCTTTTTCTTCTGCTCTTCAATCCACTCATTGAGCGGCTTGCCTCCAATGTTGATATTCATAATTCTTTCTCTTTAATAGTTCTCAATCGTCTCGTTTTTGCTCAATCTCTAATACCAGCTTACACCTCACAGGACATTGCTGCATGGTGAGGTTTGCCTCCTTCAGGAACTCTTGCACCTGGTTTTTGATAGGCTTGCAGTCAAAGAACACGTCCTTGTCACCCAGCATATCGAGGTTTCCTTCTGCTTCAAAGTGCAGAGGGTCGAAGTAGTCATCCTCGTCATACGGCTCTCCCTTGGTGCATGACACCCAGACGGGAAAGATGCACTCCGACATACGAGGGAAGAAATCTTCCCTACATGTGATGCTGAGGTATAGCGAGTGGCCACCAGCCACCAAGTATCGGTCATCGCCATCATAGTCCGGCTTTTCCTCTGTGAGGAAGCGGTGGCGGAACTTTCCAGCCACCCACATCTGATGGCTACCAGGGAACTCCTTCGTCTCGATGCGCAGATCCACATGCCGGAAGCCCTCTCCAAAGGACAGGTCTGGCATGAGCGTCTTCACAAATATTCCGTCAATACACTCGAACTCCTTCCCGTCAGGAGATTGCTGAGCCTCCTTGCTGGAGAGGAACTGACGGTTCTTCATTCTTGTGGCATAAAGCCACTTTCCTTTGATAATCATAACCCTAAAAGTTTAAACTCAGTTGAATAGGTTTACGCCCGTGTTTGGCTATAGTCTTGGCATAGTTAGGACATCGGTCTTTATATGCGCAGGCTCCACTTTCCGCTTCCTTGAACCGCTGATGCCAGAAGTCAAAGGAGGTGTCGCCGGACTCTTTCATTTCCTTTGTGATGAAAGCAGCCAGCTTGATACAGAAGAAGCCCTTGTCGCTGGACTTCTCGCCGGTAATCTCGACAAGCCCTGTTCCTATCGGTACGCCCATATCACTTCGCAGGTTCTTTTACGTTCACACCAGACAGTTTACCCAGCTCATCAAGGCAGAGCTCCACCTCGCGCATGTGCTCGTTCATGTTATTCAATACGCAGGCGTTCCAGCCATTCTCAAAGGCTGAGTAGAAGAACATGGCGAACATCCATTTGGCACGTGGCAACTCAAAGAGCTGTTCCGGAAAGACCTTGTTTTTCCTAAAGTTCTCCCAGACTTCTTCAAAGCTTTTCTCCGAGGCTTCCTTTACGAACTTCGCAGTGTCCTCCTGGGCCTGCTGCAGGGTTTCGAGTTCCTTGCCGAAAATCTCCCAATCATAGACCTTCGACGAATAGACGATCTTGTGCTTGCGGAACGGAGCCTTGGCAATAAAATAGGTATTGCCGTTCTCTCCCACCCACGCTTTTAGCACTTCTACGAGGTCACCGATTTTGAATGTCGGCTTGCCGTTGGTGTTATGTACTTCCGTTATACGGATGAGGTCGCCCTTCTTAGGGAGCGGATGATTATAATTCTCGTTCATTGCTTTTCACATTTGGTTATACTAACAATTCGTTCTCTCCAAGGGTACCATGTCTTTCCCATCAGGTCAGGGCGCAACTCTCCCGTTTCTGAAATGAGCCACCTGCAGAACTGCCCTCGGACGTTATGCTGATTACCGAGCCTGTAACGTTTCAGCTCCTGGTACTCTGGCTGCAGGGCGCTACGGCTTTCCTTTGTCACCTCCAGACGGATGATTATCCAGTCACCCTTCTGCAGCTCCAGAGGCGCATGCTCCTTGATATACTGCTCCTGCTTCTTCATGAAGTCCTCGTTGAGGCGGAGGATTTTCTCGTTGCAGACCTTCTCCGCACGTTTTAGCTGATTGAAAGTCATGCGCCCTCCTTTCTCGTCAGCGTGACGTGCCAACCCAGCGCCTCGATGCGGTCAACGAGGTCATTAAGGTCATCTTTCGGCTTTTCTGGCTCTAAATAACCTGCCTCTTCCCACTCTTTGCGCTGCTTTTCTTCCTTGCGCTCACGGGAACTCTCGGTGATGAGCTGCTGGCGCTCGTCGTAGATATCCCAAAGTTTTTCTATTTCCTCCGCACTGATGGACTCCGATACCACACCTTTGGCATTCTCCACGGTCTGGATATAGTTCCCATAGACGGTCTTGTCTGACCAGCGCATCTTTAGATACTCTTCACGGATGGCCTTGAGCGCATCGAGTTTAATGACGGTGCAGGAACGTCCTCCAGCATTGCCTCCATCACCCCTGCGTCCAGCAAGGAAATCGTTGCGGCTCAGCAAGCCACAGTCATAGCACTTACGGACACAGTCCGCTAAATAGCTGAGGTCAGATACAAGACAACAGCGGTAGCCATTGATATCGCAGACATGGGCTGTAGCCTCCCTGTTATACTGTCCGGTGTATGACACATTTGTAAAGCAAAAGCTATGGTACTGCGTGTACAGCTGCTTCGCTCTTTTCTGTTTTTCGCTCGTATTCATTATTCTTCCTTTTTGATGAATGCCTTCTGGCTTCTGCACTTAGATACAATATGGCGTTCCTCGTCGGTAGTGATATTCTTCTCATAGTTGGCGCACTGGTTCTTGGCAGGACAGTGGAGGCCTTGACACTTGATCTTCATGACTGACCTCCTTTCCGTACCAGACGGTCATAGACGGCATCATAGACGCTGTTGATGGTACACCAGAGCACTTCGTCACCGCTGATGGACGGGTCGAACACCTGACCGTCGATGGTCTCAAGTGTCAGTTGGCTACGGTCGCTGACGCATACCTTTACCACCTGCAGCTCTTGGATGGTCACACCGTCGCTGGAGTCCCACGACACGCAGATGTAGCCGAAGTCACCTTCCTCCTCGTTGCTGATGTCGAGTTCCTTCTTCTCATGCTTCTCCATGAGATAGACGATGGCATCGTAGATTTCCTCATGCAGGTCTCGCTTCTTACTCATGAAGTCGATGTGCTCGATGACTTCCTCTTCCTCCAGGGTCTCGTCATCGCCAGCCCACTCCGCAACGTAACGCTTGTAGTACGTCCGCATGTCGTCCTCACTCATAGCCACTACCTGGCCACTGTTCAAGTCACGGCGGAAATGTCCGCCAAGCTCAGTAGTACACCACTCTTCCGGGATGCACTCTGAACGGAGATACTCATTGGTAGTCTCGATGATTTCTTCAATATCCTTCATAATTGCAATTATATAAAATTAGTTTACCACTTTTCTTTTGAGTCAATCATTATCTTGTAGAACCCGGGCATCGTTGTGTCTTCGACAGCCGTGATGGCACACTCGGTGTCTTTGTCGTTGACATCTGCAGCGGACAGCATGGCGCTGTTCGGCACGTGCTCCAGCATGTTCAATAGCTGCTGCTTGCTGATATACTTTCCCATAGTCAGAAGAAATTTAATGTCAGTTGTTCTGGGATTTTCCTCTTGTCTGGCTGTTCCTCAACGACAGGGACGAGGTTCTTCTCTACCTCCGTCACCTTATGGTTCACCTCGCGCTTCTTTCCAGCCTCAGCAAGCCACCCCATTGCAGCCTTCGTAGAGACAAATCGCAGAGGATCGTCATCGAAGTAGCGGATGGTGGGACAACCAGGGAAGGGGTATAACCCCTCATTGATGATGTAACCGAAGTTCGCCTTGTGAGGCTCCGTGAGAGTATTGTGGCAGACAACCTCGCCGAACATGCCGTGGACGCACATATTTATTGCAGCCATCTTACAGCAGATACGGTCGATGTCCTCACCAATGAAATAGCAAGCCCTGGTGTTGCGCTCACAGTTGACGGCATGAGCAGCCAGCAGGAGTCTGGCAGAGCCACAGGAGCAGTCGTTGACCACCACTCGCTTGCCAAAGCCGTTACACGTCACACGTGGCTCCGTCACCTCATCCCTGTCATCCAGCGATATCCTTGCCATGAAGTCGCAGGTGGTGTGAGGGGTGAAGAACTGTCCCTTGTACTGCTGTGACGTCTTGCCGACATTCGACATGAAGAAGTCGCCAAAGGCATCATACCAGCCTCGCGCATTTATCATCCGCTGCATGACATTCAGCCACTCTACCATCAGGAGATAGAAAAGCTGGTTCTGCTCCTTGGTGTACTTCCAATGGGGATTTTCGTACGGGTCCGGATTGAATGCCGTGATGATGTACGTCAGCAGGTCATCGAACACCGTGATATGGTCATGGTGCGTCACGTTCACGATGTGGTTGAACTGCTTCTCGAACTCACGGAGCTCAGTACCGCAAATATAGTCGCTCATAGTCTATAAACATTTCGTGTAACCCTTCCAATGACTTTCTCGGAGTGCATGTCGAAGTCCCAGTCAGAAACCTCGTCAGCATGACACTCAATACTCTGGCCCATGACCAGATGGCACTCGTCGCTCACAATGTCACGAGCCTCGGCGGCACTGTTAGCCTTTACGATGAACTCACCCTCGAAGATGAATTTCACAGGTACTTTGTATTCTTCGCTCTTAGCCATAGGTCAATAGTTCTTATCCATGAAACCTGTGCGGTCGCCCATATTGTCGTTCTTGAACCTGTAGTCAGGGAACCGCTCATTACCTATCGTCTCGATAAAACGCTCGACATCACTGGCAGGAATAAGCGGATTGCTATACGTCCAGTTGAAGCATACGCTCTTGTCACTGTATATAATGAAGTTCTGGGAAACGATGCCAGCCTCCAGAATGCTCAGCTTTATCTCGCGTTCTATCTCTGCTTTCTTCACCTCTCGCTCATAGCAGGTGTTGATATTCTGGCGTTCCTTGTCGATCAAGGCGTACCACTGCTCATTCTTACGGGCGATGATTTTCTCTTCCGTATATTCTCCTGCAGCCTCATCGTCACGGATGGTCTCATAGACCTTGTCGATATTGTGGTAGTCACTCTTTGACTTCTCGAAGTTCCACTCTGATAGCGGACGGCCTTCGTTGTCAAGAAGCGAGTTCTCCATATTCAGCTCCATCCACAGCATAAGTTTTTTGGCTTGTACGGACCAGCGGTTAATGATACCGAGCTTGCGGAGCATGTAAGAGAAATATTGTGGATCGTTGGCAGGAACCAGCAACTGGTCAGCTTCTTCGTCGCTGATACGCAGCAGCTTGATAGCCTCAGCACGTCTGCCTGTGCGTAGGAGATAGGAACCTTCTGCCACCGGACGCAATGGTGCTCCGTCAAAGCAGCAGCCGTGAAGTTCCAACAGCGGTAGCAGGTCCTCAAAGCGGTTTTCAACAAAACGCTCATTCTTACCCCATGACTCTTCGTGCCAGTGTCCGTTAGCATCCTGGACCTCAGAGCGTACACGGATGGAGAATTGAACATTGCCGGTCTTGTAGATGTCACCGAGCTTCACTGAAAGCTCACCACGGTGCCCGTCGGCATACTGCAGCACCTCTGACTTGAATTCGATAATACTTTCCATAATGTGATTGATTATTTCCTATTTGCATATATAAATTTCCTGTTGAGGCTTAAAAATTTCCCAGCCGGACGTAGAAGTCACTCACTTTCTTCCTCTCATAGTCCTGCCGTTGCTTCTCGCTGCATGGGATGGCATGGTCGATGAGGTACTGGAGTTCATACGGATAGGCGAACTGATCCTTTCTACCCCATGTGCAGATGATATCCCCATTGCGCTCACTGCTGTTGTTCACCCACCAGCGGAACGGCACCTCAGCAAAGCCGAACTGGACCTGCTTGCCATCCTTGTAGGCAGTGACATAGTGAACACACTCACGGTCGTACTCGTCCTTTGCCGTGAAGCACTCGAAGCCTTGCTTGGTCAGCTCCTCGCAGACCTCCAGCAGCACGAAGTGGTTGTTGGCTACACGGAGATAGTAAGGGTTGTCGAAGGCAGCTCTGAACTTCTTGATGCGCTCTGCCATGATGGCTTTCGTCTTTGGCGTTTCCATATTACTTGATGCTTACGATGATGAGGGTGTTTCGGTTGAGGATGCGCTTGTCATTCTTGAGGTTGAAAAGCGAAACAAAGAGGTCGCGCTGTGTCAGCGTGGTATGGTTCTTTCCTTTTACGAGGAAACGGGCGAAGCACATGAACTTTATCTCGTCGCTGGTCTTCGCGCCCTTGGCATGGATGGCTTTCTTACGGGTGGCCACCTCATTATTGTATGACTGGAACTCCGCCTCGGTCATTGAAGCAGCGATGCACTGGTCGTAGCAGGTTCCATCCTGGTTCCAGTTTTTCTGATAGTTTACCTTGTATTCCATAACTGTTCTGTGATTTGAATTAAAGACCGATCATCTTGTAGCCGTGAGGCAGGTCGTAGCACTGCTCCTTTTCGTTCCACTTGTAGTCATCGTACTTGTAAGGGCAGTCATCGAGGATGCCTTCGTAGTCAACTTCACCTTTGTCGGTGTAAACACGAACGAGGTCGTCCTCGTACTGGATTTTCTTTCCTTTCGGGATTCTGATTGCTTTCATTGTTCCGTTCTTAAATTGATTATTATCTTATTTGCTACGACAAAGATACAAAGAAATAATCAAATATGCAAGAAATTACGGTTATATTTTTAATCTTATTCGTTAAACCTTGTTAATCGTATTTGCAAACCAGCGCAAAAAAAAGACCGCCTGCATCCCTGCGGACGGCCTTCCCTAACTAAAAACCTAAAACTATAAATTACTACTACTAACCTAAAACATCTATGAAAAACATTTGCTGTTATTCTCTGGGAGCCTCACCCTGTCGATGGTGGCAGGGCAGGCCTGCAAGACAAGAACGCAAGAAAACCGAAGTTGTCTTATTCCAGTCGCTCGATGACCTCCACGGACTTGACAGTCGCCTTGGGATTCTTCGAGTATGCTTGTACTTTTTTTACTTTACCTTTCCACTTGATAAGCCCGAAGAGGATGCTATGGCGTTTCCTGGAATTAACGACCACAATGTCGTCACTCATTTCGTACTCGATGGTGGCGACCTTCGCTGTGTCAATGCTGACATCGATACGGGTGTAGTCATCCTCATAGGATGCGGTCAGTCCACCGAACGGCTCCACCTTGACGGGAACCGTGACGCTGTCACCAGTGGTTATCCCAATATGGGAAAGCTCGTCGATGTCCTTAGCCTTCACGCCAACATTCTGAGCGATTTTCACGTCCTCCTTATGACGGGACTCAATCACTTTCTCCGTAGCCTTCAATGGCTCAGTAGTGACGACAGTGATATCGCCCTTGTCGGTCTTTACCACCGTGGACGACTGCGGAGCCTGCCCGATGTTGGCGGCAGTATTCTCCAACTGAGTGGCTTTCTGCTTCAACGCCTTGCACTCTTTGTGGAGGCGGTATGTGGAATATGCCAGGCCGATGATGAGTACCACCAGCAGCGGCATGAAAAAGTCAAATCTACTTTTCATCGCTTTTCTCGTTTTTGGATTTGTAGCTGTCTGCTGTCTTTGAGAATACACCTTTTAGTGTCGAGAAGAAAGCATTGAACAACTCCTTTAGCTTGTTGACGTAGGTAGCCTTGGGCTTTCCGTCCAGTACGGCAAGGTTCTCCAGTATGCTCGTTGCATTCTCCACGACGAACAGCGACATCAGGAAAGACTTCAGCACCTCGAAGAATGTAAAGGAGAGGATCTGCACCAGTGTCTCTTGCGCCCTGTATTCATTCATGAAGCTGTGCGTGGTATAGAACAGCACCATCCATACACAGAACTTGATGACGAAGCGGCTGAACTTGCGCGACTCGAAATCCTCCTTGCGCTTACGGCTGGCACGGATGCCCGTCCAGAGTTCCGTAGCGATGATGACGACAAGAGCCGGTATCAGTGCCGGACTGATACCGAGGTACTGCACGAAGAATGCCGAGACGGCGGCGAAGCTGATGGTACCGCCCATTGTGCCGTACTTTGCCGATGGGAATAATGACAACATAAATTCCTTATTAGAAGCCCACCCGTAGGTGGCGAGAAAACGCTGTATAGATGCTAAGATGATGTTCATGCTTATATGTTCTTTCTGCAAAATTAACCCTTCACAGTGAGGGAAAATGGAATGAGGCGGAAGAAAGCACTGAAACATGAAGAGCAGTACCATCTTGCCGCCTCGTTATTATTATAAATTTATGGCTTTCCTATTAGCTATTATGGCCACTCTCCCAAAGGAGCGCCTAAGTATGCGGACACCTCCCCTGTCACTGCATCCACTACGACCATCCCGGCTCGTTTATTGCCGAAGATATAAACAGAATGCTGGTCAGGGTCGGGACCTATGGGTAGTCGTAGAACGCAGTAGCTCCCATCCGGCTTGATGATGTTCGCCGCCATGAGCCTGTCATACGCCTCCTTGAATGTGAGATTGATCTTGACTTCGTTCAACGGGTAGTCCTCTATCCAAAAGTCTTCCTTGTCTTGATAGACGGTTCCTGCCTTCGTTGTGATAGCCTGGTAAACTTTTACATCGTAGCCTTTCCCAACTGGTGTCGCTTTCTGGAAGATGTTTCGTATCTGTGCTATCTCTCCAGTCTGCTCAGGGTCATTCAGCTTCTTGGCATACTTCACCTCAGTCTCAAACCATGTATAGCCTTCCCCGACGTGTAGGAACGTCCACTCACGGTCGGTGGCCATCACGCGCTCCGCAACCAGCTCGCCGGCATTGTCGGCAGCAGCTACCGCAGTGAAGTCGCCCAGCACGGCCTTAGCCGTAGCCAACTGAACACTGGCATCCTCCACTGCCTGGACGCCAACGTCGCCTTGCTTTGTGTTCTCGGACTGGCAAGAGCTGCAGCCCGTAGCCATCATACTGACTATCGCCAGCAAGAGGCCCATGAAAATAAACTTCTTCATAATGGTATAATGAAAAAAGGGGTTATTTCATAAAGTTCTGAAAGTGGACCATCAGCATTTCAGTAATGTCAAGAGCCTCCCATGGGAAGAGTACCACCTGTCCTGTCAGTCCTCCAATGTTCTTGGTGACAACCTTACGCTCACGACCGAAGTGACCGTATGCTGCCGTCTCTTCATAGATTGGGGTATTCAGGTTCAGCCTAATGGTGATGGCTCTCGGAGAGAGGTCGAAGAGCTTGACGATATGCTCGGCAATCTCCGTGTCGCTGAGGCTGGTATTGTTGCCTTTCGTCTTAACACACACGCTGACGGGCTGTGCCACACCGATGGCGTAGGCAAGCTGTATCGTCACCTCGTCAGCCACTCCAGCAGCTACGAGGTTCTTGGCGAGGTAGCGACCCATGTATGCCGCGCTGCGGTCAACCTTCGAGGGGTCTTTACCGCTGAACGCGCCACCGCCATGAGGGGCATAGCCTCCGTAGGTGTCAACGATGATCTTTCTGCCTGTCAGTCCGCTGTCGCCTGCAGGACCTCCGATAACGAAACGTCCTGTGGGGTTCACCAGCAGCTTGTAGTCGTCACCCAATAGCTGACGGGCTATCTCCTTGCAGCGTCCCTCTGGTATCTGTGACAATACTGCAGGGAACACGATGGCCTTGATGTCATGGGCTATCATTGACTGCATCTGTCCGTCGCTCTGGGCGAACACGTCATGCTGGGTACTGACAACAACAGTGTCGATGCGGATAGTTCGACCGTCCTCATCGGTCTCTACCGTCACCTGTGCCTTGCTGTCCGGACGCAGGTACTCCATCATGCCGAGCTTCTTCTTGCGGATATCGCTGAGGGTCTTCACGATGAGGTGTGAGAGATAGAGGGGGAACGGGATGAACGCTGGCGTCTCGCCAGTGGCATAGCCGAACATCATTCCCTGGTCACCGGCACCCTGCTCCTTCGACTCCACACCCTGTGCGATATCTGGGGACTGCTGATGCATGGCGTTCAGGATGCCGACGGCATCTGCAGCAAAGCCATAACAAGCCTTGTCGTAGCCAATCTGTTTGATAACCCTGCGAACGATATCCTGCACGGGAGCCGTTGCGCGTGACTTCACTTCACCGCCTACGACCACTTGCCCTGTCGTCACGAACGTCTCACAGCCGACGTGGCTGTCTGCGTCATGGCAGATATAGTAGTCGAGGATGGCATCACTAATCTGGTCGGCTATCTTGTCGGGATGGCCTTCCGAAACTGATTCTGATGTAAATAGTCTCTTCATTGTTATTCTGGATAAATGGTATTCGTTTCGTCGAGATTGCAGAGCGTTCCGTTGAAATACTCATGGGCGATGCGTCGCGCCTCCTGTAAATCGTGGAACTCGGCATTGCCGCACTCCTGCACCGTAGAGCCAGGAATGGGACCGTCATAGGTGGCTATCCATGCGAACATTTCCTTCACGGTACCCTTGACATCTTCCACGTCCAACTTGCCGTCGATGATAAGGTAGAAGCCTGTTCGGCACCCCATCGGTCCGAAGTAGATGATGCTGTCGGCATAGTAGCTCTTCGTGCGCAGGAACGTTGCCCCAAGGTGCTCGATGGTGTGCATGGCACAGCCGTCCATCGGCTGGTCATGGTAAGGCTTGCAGATGCGAATGTCAAAGGTGGTGACAACATGGTCGGCACCTTCCCTGGCAGGATCGAAGCGCGACACATAGAGACCGCTCTGCAGCCTCGTGTGGTCTATCTGAAAACTCTTAATCTTGTCCATTGATTTCCTTGATAAGCTCTATCAATATATCGAAGGAGCGGCTGGCCATGTCCTGCCAGAACCCTTCGTACTTCTTCTCATGCTGAGGCTCGCCAACGACATCGCTGATGATGCGGACGGGGATGAACGGCATGTTGAACCTATGGCAGACCTGTGCGATGGCTCCAGACTCCATATCCACAGCCTTGGCACGTCCGCTGGCACGTCTGGCCTTCAGTTTGTCGGCTACCGTTTCCATGAACCAGTCACCAGACACGATTGGAGCACGGCGCACACCGCAGATGTGCTTCTTGGTCATATACTTGTACTGCAGGCTGTCGATGCCCTTGCTCTTGATGTTCACATCGATGCACGGGTACCATTCAGGCTCTCCCTGCACCTGTCCGCGAACGTTTCCACTACCACACCACACGTCACAGTACTTCACGCTGGAACCGATGATGATATCCATTGCTACTACATTTGGATCGAGAGACCCAGCCACACCAGTGTTGATGATGTAGTCTGGCTGGTACTGGGTGATAAGCGTCACCGTGGCGATGGCGGCATTGACCTTGCCGATGCCGGACTTGCAGATAATGACATCATCGTCGTCGATTTTCCCGGAAAAGATGACTACGCCTGCAGGGTTGGCAGGCTCCGGCTTGCAGCCGATGCGATTCAGCAACATTTGAAGCTCCAAATCCATCGCTACTATGATTCCAATCTTTTTCATACTGTTTTGATTGTGTTATTGACGTTAGTAGATAGTGATTATGGAAAACTACCCCTCTATGCGGCTCTTGGCGCAGACAGGACGTGAAAAGCCCTTCTTGTCAGCTCCGAATACGACGACACCCATAAAACGGCGGTTCTTGGGCTTCATTTCACCTGCGATTTCTGGAAAAACTGCCTTACCAGTCGTTCGCAGTGACTTTTCGGGATATTCTGACATTTTCTGCATCTTAGATACGTTTTAGATGGGTTTTGATAAATTAACAGTTGCAAATATACGAAAATATTGTAAAATATTGTAGTTTTTACTACTTTTTAACTGAAAATGATTACTTTTTTGCTGAAAAGCGGCTCCAAAACGGAATTTTTGGAGAAAAAGGAGGCAGAGGAACCCGTCCACGCCTCCGTCATTCATACAAATGAGAAATTTATCAACAGCACCTTCTTTTTCAGTTACTTGTACGTCTTTTCGACATATCGGAGGATGCCTTCGACATGCAGCCGTGTAATAGCCTGCCGTCCTTCCTCGGAAAGGAGGAATTTCACGTCGAGGCGGTTATCCTGGAACAGGTTCTCCGTCAGCACGGCAGGGCAGGCAGTCTTGCGCAGCACATAGAGGTTTGCCTCCATGTCCCTGTCACCGTCCCTCTTATCCATGCGGTACGGTGTCTGCTTCTCAGTATATTCGCCCCTGCGCTTGCCCTCATCCATGATGGTGACATACGGACGCAGGTTCTCAAAGGCTGCATCGTAGAAACACTCTGCGAGAATGTCCGACTTGGTCTTTCCAGGAGTGGTATAGCAGCACCAACCGCCAGCACCATGCCACTTGCCGTCATCACCGGCACCGTTGAGGTGGATAGAGACGAAAAGGGTGTTCTCCTTGCCGAACTTGTCACAGATGGCGTTGACCTGCTGCACACGGTGGTCCAGTTCCAAGGGTTGCTCACCCTTTGAATAGCCGAGGCGCTTCCGTGCCTCAGTCCACTTTGGCAGAGGCTCCATAGGCATATAGTCCGTGAATACGGAAAAGCCGTAGGTGTTCTCCATAATCGCAACAAGGTCCTTTATGATTTCTCTGGAATAGACAGCCTCACGGATGGAGCCGTCAGGCGCACACTTGCCCGGCGTGCTGTCAACATGAGCCGTTCCAAAGACTAATGCAATTGATTTTCTGTTCATTGATTCTTCATTTTAAGATTAAACGTTTTCACAAACTCGTCACGGGTGTAGGTCCTGTAATCCATTGCCCCCACCTTGACGACATACTCCCCTAACCGTGCCAACTGGCGCCCATAGCGCGTCTCGATAAATACACCGAGATACTTTCCTCTCGGCATTGTCGGATTGTCAGCCATCTGGGGGTGGTGACCGTCCACGAAGTCGCAGATTTCCTTGAAGTTGGACTCCGTGACTTCGACAGCCTCCACCTCCAGAGGCTTGTAAACGCATCCTATCACGCCCATGCGAAACGCTCCCTGTGAGACAGATAGCCTTGCTCCTTCTCGTGGACGTAGGCTTCACGCTCGAAACACACGTTACGGTATGCCTTACTCCAGTTCCAGCACTTCAAGAACTGCCAGATGAATGACAGCACATAGAGAGGCAGGAAGAAGATGTAAAGACACTCTTTCCACTGGGCGCAGTGGATGGCCTCGTGGTTCATGAGGGTGGTGGTCACCCTTGCGCCCTTGCGGACGAACACGAGGTTTCCGATGCACATGGCAGCGTACCCCTTGAAGGGGATGAAGTCATTATAGATATACTTCATTTCGCGTTGTGCAGAAAATGGATGCCGTACAGAATGGCGACCAGCGGCCAGATGACGCTGAAAAACACCTTCTCAAACTTGGAGCTTTTCCACTCCTTCATCATGCGGTAGGCGACGAAGATACCCACCACATACACTGCTAAAAGAATAAATTTAACCATAGTTGTATTTGTTTAGGGGTTAAAAAATGGTTCTCACATAGGGTAAGAGACAGAAAGCGAACAGTGTGGCGATACACACCAGCTCCGCCCAGAACAGCCAGTTCCGTCCGAGCAAGATGATAAACACAAACAGGAACAGCAGCCACATCAGGAGCAGTGCCGGAGCGTTGATGGCTATCATGATCTGACTGCACACCCCGAAGATGGCGGCAGCGCTCATGTGAACCCTCTCGTCGCAGTGCTTACCCAATGGTGCCGCACCGACAAAGCCGATGCTTCCCATGGTGAGGAACGCCAGCACCTTGGTATTCTCACTGCAGGCATTCATCATCGGGATAACGGTCAGGAACGCCACGGCATACATGACAAGGGTGAAGATGGACTCATGGGGCAGCTTGTACACCGTCCGTGAGATACTTCCAGGCACTCCGTAGTTATACAGGTACCAGCCGAGGTATGCCGTCAATATGACCGTTGCAAGGACAATTCCTATCATTCCTCACCTCCTTCCAGCAAAGCGTCGTAGTCCACAGCGTCCTTCTTCAGCCAGCCGTCGTTGAGCGTTTGGTTGACGTAGGCTATTGCCTTCGTGAAGAAATCCGTAAACTCGTCCATGTCTTCAAAGGTATGGTACACCGGCTTCCCTTCTGCATCTTCACCCAGCTTGAACTTTACAGGCAGCGTAGCACCCTGCGTCTGTACTGCAAGGTCGTATGCCGCTTTGAAGTTGAACTGGTTTTCCGAAGAAAGATAGACGTTCTTGCCGTTCCAAGAAAAACCCTTCAAGATCTTCTCGTCTGTAAGAGCGTTAACTGTGTCTTCGATGTCCGTTTTCAGTTCCTCTACTGTTGGCAAGTTGCGATACCTTCTGCGCCAGTTGTAGCCATTCTCTCCATCCACGCCATAGCCATAGATGAGTTCGTACTTGTTGCGCCCTATCTTGTAGAGCCCGTCCTGTCGTGCTGTAGCACCATAGATTTTCTCTAATTTCATATTCGTATTTATTTAAGTGAATATATATCGAACCTTCCCGTTTCCATAACTCTCACTTTTGATGACTGTACCGAACGGAATCTTGTGCATTTCACTCAGTCGTTTAAGGAAATACAACTGCTGCTTGTCTGCAGTGAAATACTTGGCTGGAGTCCCATTGTCATACTTAAATGACACCAGGGTACGTTTGCCGTTAGCAGTATCTACGTTCTCTTCAAAATCTGTGATGCTGATGTGCATGTTTGTCAACTGGTGCAACTTTACCGTCTCACCAGCAAACCGCTTTTTCCCATCATCTGCCACATACTGCAGCCCAAAGTCTTTGAACTCTTCCATGTCTTTTCCTGTTAGCGTTCTATATAAATGTTTACAATCACCCCACTTCGCCATGCCCTTGAATGAACCGATAATTTTCTGCCTGCGCTTACGGCTCTTTATTCGGGCAAGTTTCCGTGCGGCTTTCTGTTTTGTTCTCTTTCTTAATCTCGAATGGTCGCCATAGTCGATATACCCAAGGAAATCATTTCCCTCTGTCGTAGGCTTGACTGCCTCACTGGGCTTTATCTCCAGTCCAAGACCCTCTATCTCTTCGTGAATGATGTCTCGGATATGCCAAAGCCACTTCTTCGTTGCACCATACACTCGTATGTCATCACAGTAGATATAAAGGTAGCGAACACCCTCTTTCTCCTTTAGCCTGTGACCCATCTTTGACAGGAGCATATTGCCGAAGCACTGCGAAGAACGCAATCCGATGGAAAGTCCTTTCGGCATGAGTCTTATAAAACTCTCCAGCATCGGCAGCACCACAGGGTCTTTGATATAGCCCTTCAATATTTCAAACGTCAGGTCTTGATCTACGCTCTCATAGAACTTTCTGATGTCGCACATATAGAAGTACTTCGTTCCCTCTCGGTCATGGCGCACGTCCGTCCGCATCTTACGGTATAGTCTGTGCATGCCACGTCCTTTGATGCTTGCAGCAGAAGTCTTGATGATAGTCGGGTAGATATACTTCTCCACCACTCTCATCACGGCATTGCAACCTATTCTGTCTTTCACACTGGGCGACTGTATCAACCTACGCTTAGGTCCGTCTTGTACCCAGAACTGTTCGTAATGAGTGATTCGAAAGGTGCCGGAGCCTATCTTGGCAGTCAGCCGTGATATAATATCCTCTCTTTGTGCCTCATAGTGCTCACGACGCTCTTTCGACTCAAGGCCACCTACAACCTCATCAAAGGCATCGTCCATGTTTCGCCTATCGATGATTTGCGGTAATATATGACCGTATCTTTTACTCATTCTGAATAATCCTTCATTCCGCAACCGTTAAGACTTTCAGCCAATTCCTTGTTTACTCACCTATCATAGGTTGCACCTTTGGTTTTTCCGCTTTCCAATTCTTTCCATTTCTTTGCAGACTGGAGAGAAATTGCTGTTGCCGAGGCTCGGACTTGTCAGCCATTGTCATTGCCTGTCACGCAAGCATACACCATAGAGCTGATTAACTTGTTTGCGAGACGCGCACCGTTGTTCGTATTCGAGTTCGAAGAAGCGTTGTTCGCGTTCGCATAAACGCAACCGCCATTCGCATTCGCATTGTTGTTCGCACGACCAACCACGCGCCATGAGGAAGTCCTCTACCTTTTTTCATCCTCACACTTGGGGACGTTTTTTGGGGCTCGGGGGCAGGGGGCTTTTTTCTTTCCCCCTGCCCAACGTGCCACGTTTTGCGCTGCTTACTGCAGCTCCGGGTCTATTTCGCTTTCGTTTGCGAATCTTCCGCTGAAGGCGAGACGCGCACCGACGAACGCATACGAGCCCGAAGAAGCGTAGCTCGCGTCCGCACAAACGCAACCGCCATACGCACCCGCATTGTAGAGCGCACGACCAACCACGCGCCCACCAGTGGCTGTATAGTAATTACCTGCTGCATAACAGGTATTCCACCTGCTACTGTCAGAGTTACAACTGCTCGCAATGATGTCGCAGTGACGACCATGCTTCAGACGGGCGATACAAACACCCGAATTAGTTATACCCTGCACAGTGCGCTCCGTATTAGTATGTGGGTCATAGATATGCCATACAGCATCGACCGTACCCGACTGCGGACGTTTGTTTCTTCTCCATTCGATGAAGCTGCTGATGTTCACACCGACGTAGTCCATGAACTCCCAGTTACAAGCCACCCATGCCTCAAGCTTCCAGATCTTGTTCATTCCGGAAGCGGTATCATGGCTACCATAACTGTCAAGTTGGCCAGTGGTATAGCCTGCGGAAACACCCATACCGTGTTTCGCCTGGTCGTCTCGGTCGCCTATCCAGCACTTCGAGAGGATAGCAATGGTCTTGTTCTGGTCGTAGCTGACATCATGATAACCCTCTCCACGCAGATAACAGAGATTATAGAAGTCCTGTCCAGTGTAGTTCAAGGCTCCAACTGGCTGATTGGTCGGCATTCCGTCGGCATCGTAGGTCCATTCCGATGATGTGGTGCTCGTTCCAGTGCCTCGCTTTGTCACCTTGCCGGAAAGTGAACGGATGAAGCCGAGGTCATCTATACTTGCGCCATAGATACCTATCACCTCAGAGTAGTGCTTCTCCCAGCCCGGCTCAATAGCCTCAATATCGCTACTGTCAACGGCAAAGACAGGATGACCCTCATCAGACAGCGCACGGATGCAGGTGAAGTATATCCACTTGGCACCTGTCGGCACGTCTCTATAGATATAGTCACCATTCTCGTTCTTGAAGTCCAGCGGACATGCCGTTGTTCCTGTTATCGAGAGAGCATCTTTCTGAAGCACCTTTCCCTCACTATCAACGAAGATGCTGCCGTAGGTGGCATTATTCAGACCGATGTAACGAACCTGCTTCATTCCCTCGACATCGAGACGATACACGGCACACGATGACAGAATAGCAATATGCGTCTCATCAGAGAATGTATCGCCCACGTTTATGCTGCCAATGGGTATTCCAGAAGCGTCAGCATAAAGGAGCTCAGACAAGACACCCTCCTTCTTCTGCGTCCATGTGGCTTCCGGCTCAGTGACAAAGGCAGACAAAAGTGTGTGCTTCTCCTGTCTCTTGAAGTCGTTGATACCTTTGTAGTAGAAGTTAGGAATGTAGATGAAACAGTCATAGCCTTCACCAAGAGCATCGGTATTGTCAAAAGCGGAACCGTCTGGGAACTGCTTATAGTTTTCCTCTGACAATTTGGTGAGTGTCATGGCTTTTGTCACCTTGTCGAACTGACCTTTCACAGGAACACTTTTGGCGCGTATCTTGAGGATATGGCCGCTTGGCACGTACTCGTTATTATAATCATAACCAGTCTGGTTATCCAAGTTCGTAACGTTCTCAGTGTCGCTTTCGAGGTCATACTCCTTGTAATCGCTATACAATGAGTTGCTGACGGTCAGAAGTGGGAAGTAAGCCCGTATCGTCGCAAGCTCGCTGTCCTCTATCAACGTGTTCAGAATCCACTTTCCGCTAAGACCATCGCAGCCGGTAGTGAGGTCTGAAGAGAATCCTTTTGCTCCGCTGGCAATCAACGCACGCAGAATAGCCACGTCGCCAGTTACCTTCTTCTCCTCCAGCGATATTTCGCTGATGCTTCCGTTTGCTGAAACAATATCAGACAGCAACTGTACGGCATCCAGTTTCGGACAACCTGCCACTTGTACACGTGTCACGTTTGCCAAGCCCTCTATTGTCAATCCACCGTTAGGATAGCCGATATTGGGGAGGTTGACAAAGATAAGGTCCGTCATGGTTGCAGGAAGAGAGATTGTCTGCAACGGTGACGATTGTGCAGGAGTGAACGTGCGAAGCTGACTGCCGCTTGCAAGCACTTTCTTCAATCGAGGACAACCGCTTGCGTTCAGCGTCATAATTCGTGTACTTCTTATGTCTATCTCCTCCAGGAATGGCATCTGTCCGAGGCTCAATGCTGACAAAATATCATCAGTATAAGCAGGAGTATAGCTTGCGCCACCGATGATCAGTTTCCTTAACAGGGTGCAGTCGGCAATCATCCAGTTTGAGTTCTTCGGAGTACAGCCGCTCAAATCAAGTTCGCTCAGCTTGTCTGCACCAAAGATGTAAATCAGCTTACCACCGACACCGGTTGCTGCTTCCGTGAAGGTGTGGCTCTCGCCTGCTTGCAGATAGCACGAATACTTTGCGCTGCTGGTGCTATCAACACCCATACCAAAGTAACCGTCCTGTGCTGCCGTTATCTTAACCGTAATCGGTCCCATCACACGCGCCTGGAAGAAGTGCTTGAACAGGTCACCTGTCTGGAAGTAACCGTCACGATATGCGAAACGCTTGCGTTGGAAAGCTGGCAGACTCTCAAGACGCAATCCGTGCAATGCCGGATAGTGATTGTCTGCTGCAGTAGCTGTTTCGATATACTTACGCTCTCCATCAAAACTGCTCACCACCTTTGGCCACTTCAAGATGCGGTATGTCATCCAGTAGCGATAGCAACCGTCAGCACTGAAAATCTCCAGTCCTGCATTGGTCTTTGTATTTCGCATAGCTGCTGCCGTATCATGGAGAGTGAGCTGCGTGCCGGCATTGTCAATCCAGACACCCTTCCCCTGCTCAAAGAGCGCATAAGTCTGCTGGAACATCACACCGTCCCACCCTTGATAGAGATGGCTTGAACGTGCGTCCATGTCCCAAGGAATGGTCAGGTAACAGTCATTGTCTGCTTCGTCAACGCTATCACCGTCATACCAGTGGTTGAAGTAAAAACGCATGCTGCCATCAGTCTCCTTATAGACTGCTTTCATCATATTCTTGGCTCGCTGGTCAACAGTTGCCTTGTAGTCGGATCCTACGATGTAGCAGTTTGTGGAATACGGATTGTAATACTTGTGCATTTCGTGCTGCCACTTCAACAGACGGTTAGCCTTAGTTCCTGCTACAGTGTTTCCATCAAGGGTTATCGTAGTACTGGCACCAGCACCGTTGAAGATTTTCTCGCTGCCATCGGGGTTCAGTGCGGCATTCTCCTCTTGATTGTCGGTGAGGTTCTGATTACACTGCTGACAGAACAACAGCTCACGGAACAACTGGTAAGGTACTTTCTTGCCCTGTGCATACAAGTCGTTCAAGTCATCATCATCCGGATAACGGCTCTCGTAATATGTTGACCAGATAGGCACATCGCCATCATCGGTATGCAGCGTTTCAAGCATATCATCAACGCTGTTCACGCCCTGCTGCCAACAGAACTCCTGGTACTGTCGGTACTCGTAGCACTCAACTGGGTTAAGCACCCTTCCGACAATCACCCACTTCCCGGTGCTGCTGTCGTATGTCATGCTGCCCGTAGTATCGCGCCATACACCACCTGCGTACTTGTAGTACTTATTATCGGTGCTGCGATAGACTGTTGCCCAGTCGTAACCGCTTACATCGTCTGCAGCAATCTCAGCGCCTGTCTTATCAACCTCCTCGAACTCTGCTACGGCATCGGTCTCTGTCATGGCACCTGTTCCGTCATTCTCTATGAAGCGCGTTTCTGGACCACAGAACTCACTTATCATGTAAAGAGTGCCAGGAATAAGTGTTGCGGAACCAGCCAGCACCGTAGCCTTGTAATCATCGATGTTGGTTCCTCGCGGTGTAACAATCTCTTTGAAATCGCCATAGTTCACACAGCCTTTGTTGTAGCCGGGCACATCCTCAAAGCCGAAAAAATGGGGATTGCCCTTGTCGGCATTGAAGTTAGCCTTGCTGTGGAAATAAGCGTTCTCAGGAAGTGTTGCTGCCTCAGAGCCTTTGTCTTGACCGATACGGTAGTCAGTACGGAACAATGCGCAGGTAATACCATCAATTGAGGTGTGCAGCTCCTCGCTACTGTCAGTGTTGAATATCTGTGCAGGTGTCATGTAGTTCCTGCCCAAAGCAATCTGTACATCGTTCATTTGCTCCATCAGCGCACAGTTGTTGGCACCTGCACTGTCAGAATAGTCCACCTTGATAGTAATGGTGTTGATAGGGGTGCTGCCGTCCTTGATACGAATCTTCTTCTTTGAAGCCAGTCGTACTGCATCGTCATACTTCGCAAGAATGTTCTCATCACCATTGTACATGCGGCTCACCTCTTCGCGTGTGTGCAACATGACAATACGCTTGGCTTTCTTCGCCTTGCCCTTCTTGTTCTTGATGGCATAAGCAAGGGTCGAAGTTCCTTGGTTGGTCACAGGAATAGCCTCTATCTTGCAGTCTGCCCAAGGACGGTCGGGGAAGTACAGATACCAGTCCATTATGACGGTAGTCTTTTTATCCTTGATATTCTCGATATAGTCTGGATAATATATCTCGCTATCGCTTACTGCAGAGCCATCTTTGCTCAAGTTAGCGTCTGAAGTTCTTGTCTCGACACAAACCATCACGCCACGGTCAATCAGTCGCTGCATATCTGGACGCGGTTTTGTGGTACCCTCAGCCGTTACGTCTATCATAACGCGGTTCTGCTCATACTCTTTAAGCATAGCCTGCGTGTCCGTGAGGTTCACGATATAGTTGTTGAACGCTTGAATGAAGTCGTAGTAAGTGTTCCAACGGACAATCTCGTACAGATACAGGTCTGCATCAGTACCGTCAAAGTGAATGAAGTCGTCGAAGTTCGGGAAAGCACTGGTCGTATCGATAGGAACACAAGCAGCCATGTCACCATTCTGGAACACCTTGCAGAGCATGACACCACTGTATGGTGCTCTTGACTGCGGCTCTATCACGATGTCAAAGCGATATACCACGTCATCAAGATACGATGTGGCAGCGGTAGTGAATACAGAAGCCAATGCCTCGTCAGTATCTCCGTTCGTCGTGACATAGAATTTCTCTCCCGTCAGCACGAAGCCGAGACGCTCACCCATACAACGGATGATGCGAGCCTTGCGGTCTGCAATATTCTTAACCTTGAAGGTCATAGAGAGAGCCAAACCATTTGTAGGAATTGACGTACTCTTGAATGGCTGGTCGTTAAATACGGCTTTCACATTCTCTGCCACACGCAACGACATGCGACCACCGCTCTTCTCTGTTCCAAACGTGTCAGGTACAAAGCCGTTGGTTGAATAGTTGGAACCGATTACCTCCAGTTCCAATTCTGTCCCGTCAGTTGCCGTTGTCTTGATCGTCTTATCGGTGTCGGTATTGCTGCGCCCTGCAAGACTGATTTTGTAGAGTGCTCCCTCGGTCTCTGCGATGTCGAGCAAGGAACCGTTCACATGCACTTCTCTTGTCTCTGGCAGCGAAACCAATCCACACACAGCATCGAATACCAGCGTGTCACCGTTGTTGTAGCCAACGATACGCTTCTCGATAGTGTAGTATTTGTTGCGATACATTGCACTTTCGGAAATGGTCTCGCTGACTCCTGTTGTCTCGTCAGTTATCTTCACCTGCACGGTAGTCGGGTTGGTGCTGCGCTGATAGCAGGCAATGTCTATCTGCAGCGTCTCAAACAGCTTCACCTCTCCGTCTGTGTCATCACTCCAACGAGCGACAACAATAGGCTTGTCGTAGTCCGCAACGTCCTCACGCTGCTCAATCACCATGACTGCGGTATGCAGGATATTACCCCTTGTGCCACTTGCAACATCGGTACCCTGTATGCGGATAGGATATGCGCCATGCCCCATGCCTGTCGGGTCGATGCTGACATTGTGAGGATAGGTATCTGTAATGACTATCTCCTGCAGTGTTTCCCACGCATTGTTCTTATATATCTCAATCTTGGTGCGTATGCCTCGATCGGAAGCATTGTTCGGGAAACGGTACATAGGGATGGACGTTCTCGGACCACCAACCTGTAATGATGTCTCTCGCGTGTAGTTGAGCGTCTGAACGCTAACACACGTCACATCAATAGCGACCATGCTAAGATTCTTAGTTGCTGTGTTGCCACCATCATCAGTGATGATTGCCTGCAGAGGTATTTCTCCGGCACTCTGTCCAAGATTGCTCAGGTCAAACTCGAAGGAATAGTCGGACATCGTAGCACTCGAAGCCTTACGAGGATTGAAGCTGGCAACCGTGTTCTTTGTGGTGCGATTGACGAATACGACACTGGTGATAGTGTTAGATGTTTCCTGGCTACCTGCCTTCGTTACAGACATGATAGCTGCTTTCACGAGGAATGAACCTCCAGCCTTTCCGTAGAACGGATTGTCTCTGAAAGCCACGGCAATGGTCGTACCACTACCACCACCGCTGCCGGAGCCGACGGGGAACTGTATCTCATCACCTACATCTTCGCCTCCTGCATTGACGAGTTTCAGCTTCACGACTCCCTCTGTTTCTGTATCGACGCTGATACCAGCAGGGGTATGAGTGTATGCGCCACCAGTTGACAGTGCGTCTGTGCCACCCTCTTCCGGCTCATCTGACGTCTCGACCTCCGAGCCACCGCCAAAATCTTTCCAAAGTCCGACTTCGCCAAAGCCACTTATCTCACCTTGGAACTGTTTGGTCTCCATCACGTTCTCAGCCGTGCGATAACTGATGACAAGTCCTTTCTTGGCATAAGTGACACCTGTTTCCTGCTGATAGGCTACCAGGCGAGCGACTGCAGTCTCTAAGGTATAGAACTCTCCAGCCACTGGCGCACCGATGAGTCCGTCTATCACGATGTACGATTCACTGCCAGCAGCGAGGGAGCCGAAGTCCTTCCAGTTATCCGAGTTCATCCAGTTCACCTCCGTCACGGTTCTGCCGACATACTGGTAGGTCTTCCAGATACCTGCACCTATCTCGAAGGAGATAATAAGACCGCTCACCGCCTTCTCCGCGTTCCATGCGGCATGGACGGCACTGGTGGACTCGTTCTCGTCATCACACAGAACATAGTAGCCACTGATGGGAACCTCGTTCGTGGCGTTGAAGATGCTGGCAGGAGCCTTCTTTGGCGCAATGGATGACATGTCATCATCCTTCCAGATATACGGAATATTCTCATCGACATCGATATAGATGGTATTGCCTTGTGGTGTCACCTCAACGAACTCGTAAACACCGCTATTCTCTGTTTCAACAGAGACAAGCAATTGCTTTTCTGTCGGCACATACCAATAGAGGCCTGCTTTCGTCGGCGTATACATACGACGTGGTACTGGGTCGAACCACCATTCCACATCGATGACGTCTCTCTTGTTCAGTTTCGTCTTCACACCAGCAGCGAGATTATCCTCAGTAACTGTACCAGCAGGAATCTCCGTCAGGCTGATAAGGCGCATGGCGCCATTGCCAGAGAATGCTAATGCTGATGCACCTTCGTCGGGTATGCTGATTATCAAAATCTCAGTCCCCATATCTACGGTCAAGCGGTGAAAGTTTCCGCCGCTATACTGCATGGTTGCAGGATATCCGTAGTACTCACTCTCATCCGTGATGACGCGAAGCCGTCTGTCATGGAGCGCATACGCTTTTGACGGTGTTTCAAAGATATCCGCCAGCTCTTCTTCGTCAAGAGCAATGTAACCGTTTTGACTTTCCTCCAGAGAAGGATAGTAGTCTGACAAGTTAATGGTGACTATCTTCGCCATATCGTCATAGCCGAAGGCCTTCTGCACGTCCGCTGGAATATTGGCATTCAGATAGCGACCGACATAGTAGAACGGATCGGAGTCACCGTCAGTCGAATATACCAGACAGTCACGAATGCCAGCACCGAAATTACTGTCAGAGTCATCACCCTTACGCAGACAGAAGACAAGCCATAGCGTATCACCTTCTGATTTAGTGAACATACGCGAGTCCACAGGATTGCCGTGCCACACGTAAAGGCCGTTCTTTGGCAGTTGAGCATTGTTGGTCATGTAGCTCGACAGCTCCACAATGGTCGCCTTGCCGTCAACGATGTCTCTGAGGGCATCGATGGTGTCACTGAAAGCATCCGACATATTGTCGATGGCTGTCTGCAAGGCAGCATCGCCCTGCTGTCGTGCGCCCTGCTCGGTAAGAATGGCCTGCAGCGTCTGGTTAATCTGCTGGAGCACCTGGGCTATTTCACCGTCCTTCTCATTCTTCAACGCTGTAATGCGGTCGCTAAGGGCGGTAAGCTGAGTATTGATGTTATTCAACCTCTCGTCAGAAGCGACAAGACCTTGAAGTTCACGGACTGCCTGCACGAGAGTATTCCACTCACCGTAGGCAAGAATGCCGGCTAATGTTGCGCCGTTGTTGGCGACTTTGCCTAATAATTCTTGAACGTTTATCATATGCTGTTAATTTTATCCGATTCGTTTGATGGTTATTCCTCCGATGGATGCCGCAGGCTTCCCGACGACCTTGATAAGTCCCTTCACCTTACAGTAGTCCACGCACTCCTGGAGATATGCGTTGGCAACATCTATCGTGTTATTGTAAGCATCAGAGCGCTCCTTTGAGGACACGTGTGTGGAATAGTCACTATTCTTGATGACTGACCCGTAACGTGTACTCTCGATATCTCCAACCATAAGGTTCTGAGCATAGACGAAATACGCGATGGCGGTTTTGAGACCCGTGAAGCTGTGCGTCCTTGCCCTCTCCGTTCCTTGATTAGAATAGTAGGTGCCTCCAGAGAGAAGCATCTGCAGGTCGGCATTGACATTCTCATTGTTGGCTTTCTCGACCTCAGCTATCAGCTTTAAAAACAATTCATCTCCGAGGATGGGCTTGATATGTAACTGCTCGGCCTCGGAGATGAATGCGTTAAGTTTATCGTCGGCGATCTTGCCGATAGGTCGCCCGAGCGTTCTAAGCTCGTTGGTTGTTATAAGATGTGTCATTACTCTTTGTTTTTGACATATACAAGTGGCTGAACTTCGTAGTCGCCAGAAGGATTGGCGTCCTCATACCAGTTATCAAAGATGCGCTTTAGGGCACGGCTAATGGCGCGGCGCTCCTTGCTGACATATGAGTTGTAGTATTCGTAGGCTTCTGATAGGACCTCGCTGCTGAAACCCAGTGAACCATTGCGGATGCGGAACCACGGCTCTTGTCCGAAGGCAGAATAAATACGGCTCGTCACACTATCCTCTGTAATCTCATATTTCTTGTCAAAGTTCTGTGCTTCGAACTTCACGAACTCCGGCTTGTCATCATCCTGCTCCAGCGTAACGTCCATGATAGCACAAGCATTCTCATCACCTTGGAAGATGTTGAGGCTTTCCGTAATATCCATGTCCTTGCTGTCACCCTTGATAGGATTGCCGTTCTCGTCAATACCGAGGGCAGCACCTTTCTTGTGGATGAGCATACCGGCTACAAGGAAATTGTTGCGGACGTTGCGATACATCACATTGGCAAGTCCTTCATCAGTGGAAAGACTCGTCAGCACCTTATCGTAGACAGATACAGGGTAATCCCACTTTCCGTCCATGGAGAACCATAGTATCTGTCCGCGATAACTTTCAATGCCACCAGATGCGATAATCTGCGACATCACAACCTCCTTGCGTGGGTTGAAGGTGTAGATGCTCTTGATATTCTCGTTATTGACTCTGATAGTCTTTCCTTTACGTGTCTTGTGACCCGTCCAATCTGGATGAATCTTAATATGTACGACCTTGCCGTCTGGAGTCTCTTCTTCGAGGCGACACTGCATGAACGGAATATGGTTAAGCTCAACTATCTCACACATCATATTATAGTTCACGTGCAGCGCAAAGCCATGATGCAGTGCCATATCCTGTGCCAATAGGCGGTAGATATCATCGACAGTCTGCCCCGACCTGTTGCACTCGTATTCGGCAAAATCAGTATTATTCAGCCCATTGCCTTCAATGAACGTCTGATAGCGCTCACAGCATGTTCCGCCATTTGAGCTGCTTCTGATAAGGTCATACATTCGCTGCGGATAGAGGTTGTCCCTACCGAATGTCTGTATTCCGAGGTTACTCAGATACGCAGTCTCAATACGTTTCTTTGAGCGCTTGATGTTGTTGATGTTCATGATGGCAATGGGCTAAATTATTTACTTATCGGTCTTGGCGGCGGGGGCAGGCTTAGTAGCGACCTTCTTCTGAAGGGCTTCGTTCTCAGCCTTTAGCTTCTCCACCTCAGCCTTCAGCTCCTCGTTGGTCTTGTTGAGGTCTGCAACCTCTGTCTCAGCTTCTGCCTTAGCTTTCTCGGTAGCCTCCTTGGCAATCTGCAGCTCTGCAGCAGCCTTCTCCGAAGCTTCCTTGGCAGCAGCCAGCTCAGCCTCCTTGGCGGCAACCTCAGCCTTCAAGGCTTCCACTTCCTCAGCAGACTTGTCACCTGCCTCGGTCTTCAGGGTCTCGATCTCGACCTCCTTCTGCTCTACGACCTCGGTGAGGCGCTCCACCTCAGCCTTCAGCTCCTCGACTGTGGGCTCGGCAACACGACCTTCCTTACGGGCGGCAACGCGTGACTCCCAGTCTGTGGGGAATGTCTCGAACTTGATGATGTCCTTGGGGAACTGACCCAGCCAATTCTCGGCAACGTCATCAGGAATGTTGTTGAGCGAATAGAACTTGCTCGTTCCTTGAGGGTGGATAATAGCACCAGCCTTCAAAGTGTAATTTGTACTTTTCATAACTTTTTTGGTTTTTAATTTCGTTCTTGTCTCGATGTAAGCATCGCGCCAGCAATCCTTACAACCTGTGTTACGAACCCTCTTTCCGCAAATGCGGAGATACAGGTATTCTATAATCTCCTTGTCGGAAGATGAGAAGCCAGTGTCAAACCGACTTCTCATTTCCTCAAGTTTCTCCAGAGTTTCCTCGTAACTTGCCATGACTAACTAATTAGCTGTTGCCAGTTGAGAGGGAGGTAAGGGCGGCACGTGTCGCGGTGATGCTCTCGTTGAAGAAGAACAGTCCGCTGGAAGGTGCGCCTGTCTCGACCAGAGTGACAGCCCAGCCACCGTCAGTTTCCTCAGAGTACTTCTCATTGGTCATTTCGGTAGCGACGAGACCTGTTTCCAGACCGTAAATCTCGAAGGTGTTCTTCTTGTCAGCACCAGCGTACTTATTCTCGAAGATGAACACGAAACGGCCGTTGGCAAGCTGGTCGATAACGTTCTTAGACACATCAGGACCACTGTCAAGAACCACGATGTTGGCGGTCTTCGTAAACTTGTTGCGATAGGTTCCGGCAGCAAGGGCGGCGTTGGTACCAGTGAACGGAGTGTTGCCAGGCACGATGACCTTATAGGCACGCTTGCCGCTCAGCAAGTTAAGGGAAGCCACAATCTTGGCATTAGTCTGGTCCTTTGTAAGGGCATCCCAGTCGATATCATCAAAGTTGATGAGATAACCGGTATTCTTGAGACCGGCGACTTGTGGGCTCTCGCAAGAGCCCGCAATGTCCTTCGCCAGTTTAAAATCACATATTTCTGCAGGCATAGTATCTTACTTTTTAGGGTTAGAGTGCTACCTGTACCAACTCGTCCTCTCCTACGAGAGTACCGATGTTGGAAGCTGCATAGATGAAGTTGTCGCGCTTGCGGTCGTCGAACTTCACGGTGAGAGAAGCCATGCGGTCCTTGTCCGATGTACCACAGAACAGGTTCTGAGGAGAAGCCAGGATGGCACGGTGAGGGCAGTTCAGGGTTGTCTTGGCAGCGTTGCCAGTACCCGTGACGATGGTCTCGTACTTCTTGATCATGCGGTCCCAGATGTCGAGAACGATAACCTTGTGGCCGTCGTACTCAGAGAGCTGGATGCCGGACATGATGGTCTCGACTGGCATCTGAATGTTGTGAAGGTTCTTCACGTCAGTGCGCAGGGCCTTGAAGAGAGAGTTCGTCATGAAGATGGCGTGGTCAGGCTTGTCGAAGATACGACCGTCTGCCTCGGTGAGCAGCTCGTCGACGATGCCAGTGGCAACACCCGACGTGCGGATGGCAGTCTTCTGACCAGCGTAGGTGTCCTCGCTGTTGGCAGCGATGGTAACCTGCTGACCAGGGTTCTGGGCGATGATTGCCTGCAGGCGCTTCCACAGGCCGTCGCAGACCTTGAGGAGGTTGAGGTTGACGTCATCGGTGATGACACCACCGTCAGCAGCATGCTGGGCGTTCTTGTCGCCGAACCATACCAGACGCCAGAACATGTCGTTGATGGCGCTCTTGAGCAGAGGGATAAGGATCTTGTCCCAGTACGGGGTGTCCTGCAGGTCAGCACGCTCGGTGCCAGTCTTCATGCCATAGCGGGCCAGAGTGTCCTCCAGGTCCTTATAGCAGATGCTCTTAGGAATCTCCCAGTCACCGAGGTCCCAGGTCTTCTCGAAGCCTGTGATTTCCACATCGGTGTAGGTGGGGTTACAACCAGTGCCAGGAGTACCGACGTCGCCCATGCGGTCAACGTAGCCCAGCTTCTTGCCGTTCTCAACATTGGTCATCGGAGTGATGACGCGCTCCAGATCGGGGTCGTTGAACACGGAGGTGAACAAGAGCTCGTTGAGGTCTCTTATCGCACCATTGTCTACTGTAAACTGTTCAAAATCAATCATAATGTGCTTGGTTTAAAATGATTCTTAATTCTTTTAATGGTTACTTACGAGCCTTACGTTTAGCCTCCTGTGCCTCACGCTGCTCACGGAGCATCTTCTGGGTCTTGGTCTCTCCCTCGTGACCACCACCCTGCTTCTCGACAAAGGAACGGTTGCCAGGATGGAAAGTGGACTGCATCTTGCATACATTCTCCAGCCAATTCTTGCCACCAGCCTTAGCCACGATGTCAAGGATTGCGGTCTCTTCCTCGGTCTTCTGAGCCTCGGTGAGAGTCTGCTTCTCAGCCTCCAGAGTGGTCTTCTCGTTGGTGAGGTCGGTGACCTGCTGCTCCAGCGTAGCCTTCTCACTCTCCAAGGTAGCCTTCTCGTCGGCGAGAGCCTGCTTCTCAGAAGTCAGCGTCTCGACCTGTGTGGTCAGCGTATTCACCTGCTCCTGCAGGGCCTTGAGATCCTCGTCGTCGTCATCTTCGCCACCACCAGCAGGGGTAATGCTCTCGATGACCTCGTCGGTCACAACAATCACTGTACCGTCGTCCAGTGTGTAGGTGCCGTTAGGATAGGCCTTGTCGCCTACCTGTGGGTCGCCATCCTCACGTTCCACGGTGAACTCACTACCGTCAGCTGCGGTAATCTTCTGACAGAGGATAGCCGCCTCGGCGTCCTCAATCTTTCCGAAGCCTGCCAATGCAAGCAGCTTCTTCAGGACATTGTCCTTCACTTTTGTTTCTTTCATTTTACTTGAGGTTTTATGATGGGTTTTCTTAGATGCCGTGTTGGGGGCAACAGTAGAGGAAATGAAGCCAAGCTCGATAGCCTTATCCATATCGACATACTTGTCTTCGTTCATCAGCGCCTGGAGGTCGCCACGATCTGCTCCCGTGCGCTCAACGTAGAGGTTCAGAATCTTTGTCTGTTCCTCGATGAGAGCCTGCTTCTGAACGTCCAGCTTGCCCTTCAGGTTATCCAGCTCGTCAGCGGTCAGACGCTCCATGGTGCAGATGTCAAGCCACGCAACGGCAGGATTGTGGATGCAAAGCCGTGAGTTGGCGAAGCCGAAGCGACGCTCCTTCGGTGCTGCCAGCAAGACGATGGTGGCCATGGATGAACACTCTCCCTCGATGGTTGCCGAGATTGTCTTGCCCGAGTTGCGGAGCGCATCATAGATAGCCCAGCCCTCAATGCAGTCACCACCCGGACAATGCAGGCGGATATCGATGACATCGTCATCATCCTTCATTGCTTCGAGGAAGCTGTGAATGTCCTTGTAGCAGACACCGTCAGTGCCGCACCAGTCTTGGTACATCACCTTGGTCTCTTCATCAACGATTTCGTTATAAATACAAAGTTTTGCCATTCTTGTTTGTGATTGCGATTATTTTTGATTACACCGCAAAATTACTGAACAAACAAGGCGCAAAGATTTTTTTGTTTGATTAAACAAGTGAACGCATGAGTTCAGCAATCAAAGGGAATACGGGGCATTATTCCCGTAAAACACAAGAAATTATCGCTGTCGTTGAGGCTTTATTGATTATTTTTCGTACCTTTGCAGCAAATTTTCAACTAATACGATTATGACAAAGAAAACGAAAAAGATTATCCTTTGGGTTGCCGGCATCTGGTTCGCATCGATGTTTTTCTTCGGTATGCTATCTGTATTGTTTGACAACATGAGAGAGAGTTCCGCTGAGCCTCAGCAAGTGCAGGAGCAAGTGGAAGAAGTGGTTGACGTACAAGGTGATTCTCTGCTGCTTATGCGCTGTAAGGCACTGTATGATGAGCTGATGGTAATAAAAGAAAGCAACACTTTCAAACAGTATGGTTTCTCTGAAGCGAGTCCGCACAAAGACTGGCTGAAGAAGGTAAAGGACTTCACTCCGGAAGAGGGCCAGAGGCTTATGCGTGCCTACGGCATGGTACCAGGCGATATCGAAATGCTGGGAATGGAGTATGTGGAATCAAAGTGTGAGGAAACGGACTTCACCAAGAGCAAGAGAAAGGAGCTGGATGAATTGTTCGCCAATCCTGTGCGAAGGGATGCGGAATAGCATCGACACATAAAGAAACGAGTGGCCACCTGTTTGCTGATGGTCACTCGCTTCTTTTTTACTGGACTACCTGTTTCGCCATTCGATCGATAATCTTGTAGATTGCCCGTTCTGACTTTTGGTATTTCTCTCCAAGGAGGCTGACGATATAGCTCACCTTGAACTTCTTCGCTTTCAGGCTCTCGTATTCCTCAATGAGCTGGAGGTATTCGATATCCCGGATATCTACCGAGTTCGCCACCATTGTCTCAATGAGCGTCCTGTTCATTTTTAGCATTTCGAATCGTGTCATATTATTTGCATTTGATTATAGTGTGTCAAGACTTTCTATTACTTCTACTCGCTGCTGTCCTTCATTGATGTCAGTTACGGACACCACAGGACGGATCTCCCGGGCGGCTTCCCTAAAGCTCTCCGTCAGTTCCTCCGTCGGCATATTGTAGTCACGGTAGGAGTTGGTAGCCTGCATGGGGATGACTCCTACACCGACATCGTTCATAGCGGCTAACAGCGGCTCGAACATTCTCGTAGCTCTGGCGGTCATCACATATTCGCCATTGGAGAGGTAGGCAGGAATACTGTCGGAGGTGCCAGTGCCAGGACCAGTCACCTTACCACCTTCAGCGAACTTCGCGCTATTGACGGTGCTGACAGCAGTCGCTATATTCGCAAGCACGGTAGCCACGGTGGAAGCGATGGCTGCAAGGTTGGCAGGATAAGGTAATGACGATGCACTTGCCACACCTGCTGAAATGGCCTTACCCGTGTCTATCGTAATCTGCACAAGGGTCAGCATCTTGCTCAGCTTGGCGAAGTCCTCGTCGCTCTCACCAATAGCTGCTGTCAGGGAGATAAGGCTGTTGGTGATGGACTTCGATGAGTTAAGGTAGGCTTTCTCGTTCTTGAGTTCCGCCTGTCTTAATGCTGCCTTGGTATTGACCATGTTCTGCTCTGCAGCGAGAATACGGGCATTGAACTGCTCAACGGTCTCGCCTTCCAACTGTCCGGCAGCGACAAGGTCATTATATTTTTCCTCTGCAGCCTGCCGTTTGATCTCCAGGATATCCAGCTCGCCTTGCTCTACGACCTGCAGGTTAAGCATCTGGAAGCCTTCCTGCTGGTTGAGGTATATTTCTGCATCCTCCTGCTCCAAGAGGTGCTGTTCCTCCATCTGTATCTGCAGCTCCGTAATCTGGTTCTGGAAAGCCTGCTGGCGCAAGCTGATGAGTTGCTGCTGGTATTGCTGCTCAAGCTCCAGATTTCTTTGACGGGCAGCTTCGCGGATATTATTTCGACGTTCCTCAAACTCTGCCTCGATATTCGTCAAGTCCTCCTGCGCTGCAAGAGCCATTACAGACTCCTTACCGTAGGTTTCCTCAGCGATACGCAACTTCTCTTCGGCATCGGCAATCCTATTCTCCTCCTCTTCCTTGAGGGCAAGAACATCGAGGTTTGCCTTCTCTTGGTTCTGACGACGCTTGAGGTTCAGCTCTTCCTCAGATCCCTTACGTGCAACAGACAGTCGGCTCTCAATGAGCTTCTGGCGGTCTTGGATTTCACGCTTCAGCTCTTCATCATCGAGCTTAGCAAGTTCCTCTGCCAGCTTCTTTTCCTTGAGAAGGATGGTTTTTTGGATGGCTTCTTTAGCCGTCTCTGTGAGGTTCTTCTCTGTTTCGAGCCGGACTTTTAACTTGCGTATCTCGTCATTGTAACGCTTCTCCAGTTGCGCACGTCTCTTGGAAGCGGTGTCTTTCATCAAGTCGAGCAATGCCTGCTCTGCCTCCTCTAAGGCCTTTCGCTCCAGTTCAGCCCGCTTCTTGATACTATTTTCTCTTCCCTTGTCACCTTTGGTGGAACTTCCGCCACTTCCTCCACTTCCTCCATTTCCACTATCATCGTCTGCGACTGGCTCTGGATTCGTGGGTGCAGGCTTTGTTGGCTTCTTTTTCGGAGTAGTTGTTTTACCACCACCGCTGTTAGAGTCCGTACCAGGACCACCAAAAGCCTTGCTGTTGGCAGCACTCTTAAAGGCATCTACAGTCGAATTATATGCGTCAACCACATTGTCTGCGATTTCTGTTCCCATATCCTTGGCGTTATTCACCGTGTTCTTGAAGAAGTCTGTGACGGAGTTGGCCACCTGTGACAGTCCTCGCTTAAACTGCGTCCAGTTGAAGGTTAGAAGTCCTTCAAGAGCAGTTCCAACGGCACCGATGATACCTGCCAGGAGCTTGAAGGCCTCCCATATTTGCTTGAGCCCCAATTTGAGCACTGCCCAGACAGACTTGAAAACAGCACCTACAACGGAAAGGTTTGTCTTGATACCTACCAAAGCCACCTGCATCAGTCGGCTGTTCTCGATGAAGTCCTTGATCCAGTTAGATACTATCTTGAATTGGGTAATAAGCCAGTTGAGGCCCTGCTTGATGAATCCTGTCACGGACCTTGTCAGTCTGGCAAAGGCACCGTCACCCTCAGAAGCGCTGCTCATGAGGTTTATCAGGCCATATAATGCCTCGAAGGCAAGCTGGAACAAAGCGGTAAGGATAAAGGTCTTGGCGGCTGTCTTGGCGGCTGTAAAGAATGCCTGTGTTGCCATCGTGGCTGCTGCCATAGCTGCCTTCCAGGAGTTGCCGGAATTGACAGCTGCAGCCTGTTCCCACATCTTTATCTCGTTGGTCTTAGCCTTGACGAGAGCCTTTTCAGTTTCGGCAATTTCTCTCTTGTTAGCGAGTATCTTAGCTTCGAGCATCATCCTCTCATTACCAGATGCATTGATAATCTGCTGCTCTTGAATGGCTGTGGTCTTGCGAAGCTGCACCTCCTGGTTCTGCAGAGTGCGAACGGTATTAGAAGCCTCCTCTGCATTTGAGACGGCAGAATTGCGAATCGTAGTAAACGCAGCCTTAGCTTCACTCACCAGCTTCAGGAAGCTAATGGATGCGATAAGTGAAATGATGAAATGTCCCAACTCTGGCAAATGATCCTCCAACCAATGTACGCCTTCACGAAGTGCCTTGATAGGTTCTATTAACGCTTGGTTGTTGCTTTCTCCAATGGATATTTTGAAAGACTCCCAGGCTGATGACAGACCAAAGATTTCCTGTGACACATTACTATATGAGTCCTTGAACATTCGCTCAGTAGTACCCTGTGCATCTTGCAGTGTTTCCAGTTTTTCTTGCAGGCGACCGATATTACCTACAAGTGCCATCACTTGTGGAGTGGCACGGCGACCAAAGACATCACCTAACAGCTCTGCAGAATTGCTGGCTTCCATGATGCCGCTCTCTTTGAGTCGTTGGAGCGTCTTTGTAAGACCTTCTGACTGAAGCGACGCTTGGCTTATCTCTATACCATAGTCCTTGAACACTTTCTGCTGCTTGGCAGTGGGTGATGAAAGACCGAGAATGACCATACGAAGGGCAGTACCAGCATCGGCACCACGAATACCCACGTCAGCGAGAACACCGAGGGCAGCATTTACTTCCTCGATAGACTGGTTCAAAGAGTGTCCGAATGGCGCGGCATTTTTCAGTGCTTCACCCAGCTCTGAAATGTTTGTCGTGGAACTGGCGGCAGTCTTGGAAAGCACGTCGTTGGCATGTTCCATTTCCTCCTCAGTGATGGGAAGCTCAAAGCCACGCATGGTGCGTATCATAAGGTCGCTGGCTTCTTTCAGGTCGATTGTGTTAGCCTGTGCAAGCTGCAGCGTCTTCGACAAAGCCGTCGTTGACTCATCAGCATCGAAGCCGCCTCGTGCAAGGTTCTCCATAGCGTTGGCGGCGTCTGTTGCATGGAATATTGTCTCACGTCCCATCTTTCGAGCCTCATCGGTCATCTTCTGCATGTCCTCTGCAGTAGCATTGGTGACAGCCTTAACACGAGCCATACCGTCTTGGAAGTCTCGCGTCACCTGTAGCGCATCTTTTCCAAAGGCAAGCATCTGGGCAGCACCAAAAGCTGCTACTATCTGGTTTCTTAAATCCACCAGCTTAACACGAATATTCTCCAGACCCTCAGTGGCACTCTTGTAGTTGCCGACGTTACGGTAGAACCGCTGGGTTTCTTCCTCTGCGGCTTTCAGCTCCGTCGTTATCTGGTTGATGTGGTCTTTGAGGTCCTTACCTTTGGCTGACTCACGCTCGGCACGGCTCATCGCATCCCACTTGGCAGTGGCGTTAGACAGCTCAGCACGTAGCTGCTTGAGGCTACCCTCTTGCTCTTGGGTGACCTTTATCTGGTTGTTCACCTGCTTAGCCAACGTGCGCATCTGCTCACTCTGCTGGCGGATATACACGTTGCTGGCCTCCATGCTACGGTCGTACTGCTCCTGTGTGATGGTACCATCCTTGAGTTCTTTCTTCAAGTCTGCCTGGTACTTCTTAGCCTCAGCCAATGAGGAACGGAACTTGGCGAGAGCATCAACGGCTTGCTGATACTTCACCTGGATATCGATAATCTTTACTCTCTCGTCTGCCATAACTTATGAATTTAATAGCACGTAATATGTGAAATTGTACTCTTTCTGCTGACCGTTTATCTCGTCCAAAACCTTCAAGACGTGGGTCTCGTTGACCTGTGACTTCGAGAACGTCATCTGCTTGTCACTCGTCACCAGAACATTGTCCCAGTAAACCTGCTGTTGAACACTGACAGACCTTACTTTGAGCTGCCTGCCATTGTACATGTAGCGTTTGTGGTAGGTATGCTGGTTGTTACCAAGGACAAGAGTGACCGTGTAAGGATTCGTTTCCCAATCTCCGTAAATGAGAGGACCACCACCCAGATTATTGACCAGATCACCGTAGTTGGCAGGCGGATAGCTGTGACCGTCTTGATTCTTGATTTCCGTTGTGCCGTCTTGCTTGTAATACTTGAACCGACAGTTATACACCACTGACGTATTAGGTATGCGGTACTGGAAATTGAAGGAGAAATACAGGGAAGAGCCAAACGACTCATACACCAAGTCAATCGGTGCTGTCCTCTTATAGGTAATCTCCTCGACACAGTGTTCGTAAACGTTGCCGTTGGGGTCTAAGATGTCGAACTCGACCTTGATGGTATGTGAGCTATTGTCGTTTGCTGCAATCGTCACCGTCTGGCCAGTGGTGACAGCGACATTGTCGAACTTCACCGTGATAGGTGATGACGTGAGCTGCTGGACTACTGAACTCACCTCCGGATCGACGTAGTTGTAAGAAGCAGTCTGGCCGATGAGGTTGTCGAAGTTGAGCGTGTACTGAGTATCTGCCTCCAGCATTGCAGCCTCCTTGATGAAGGCACCATCCTCCATGATGGTAAACCTGCCGTTGTTCTTTACTATAGCCTCATCCGAGTCCTTGATGACAAACATATCCTCGGAAAGCGACGACAGTACATATCCGCTCGTGGAGAGGTTGGAAATCTGCACGTCAGGATTGACATAAGGAATAAGCGGGTCAATGGTGAACTCAGCCATGAAGGTTCTCACGACAACGCCACCCATGAATATTTCCAGAGTCAGCTCCACAAGGAAGTCTTGCACACTTCCATCTGTTGGGAACACGTACTCCAGGCTATTTGTAAGTCCATACACATCGGGGTTGTCGGTTCCACTATTTCTTCTGCCTACCTCTACGCCATTGATGGTAAGAATCAAGCGCGAGGACTTTGCCACACTCTTGTTTCCATAATGATCAAACTTAGCATAGTAAGCGTCAGTATTTACACGTATATGATGAAGCTTTTCGTCAGACTTAATGAACACCGTGTCATTGTTAAACTCGGTACTGCTCAGATAATAGAAAGATTCATCTTGCTTCGTCCACTCGTCTTGTGCCGTCCGCCTCCAGTACAAAGGTGTCGGGCTACCATACTGGCCAGGATAAGCCGATATCGAATACTTGAAGCGTTCCTCATATTCTGTAGCAGGTTCGTCACCACCGCCGCCACCAGTATCGTCACCGAATAGATCAGTTTCCGGCTCAGGATATTCGGCAACGACCATTGGCAGTTGAATAAGCTCTGCCGTGAACTTTCCGTCCTTATCCCTCTGCAGGGTGCTGATGGCAAAATAGGAGTTGTACTTGTCGAGGTAGATAGGCACCGTCATGTCGAGGTCGGCAATATCGAACTCATTGAGGTTTAGCTGCTCCTTAACCAGTTTGTAGTTCTGCATTATTTCGCGCAGGTAACCGAAGAACTCCTCCATGTCTGTAAAAGGATTGAAGGTGTTCATCCTTATCTGCTTGAAATCCATGCCATGAGTGGACTGCGTGTGCCTCTGGCTGATATTGGAGATATCCTCAAAGGTTCCGTCAAGACTGCGATAGACGAGAATGCCGTAGATTGGCTTTGACTCCTCCGACAGCTCCCTGACGCCATTCCATACTTTGGTTGTCCTGCCTACTTTGACACTCGGATACTGCAGGTCTCTGACAAATGCTGAATAGAAAGGAGCCTTATAAAGACTCTTTCTGTCGTCGAGGCTCTTGTCTTCAATGGTGATATCGCCATAGGCAGTATCAAAGACATCCGTTTCCTCATCGTCATCCATTGCGTTTTTCTCCCTGTCTGAGTTATTGAGCTCAAAATAGTTATGTTGACCGAATGACGAGGAGGAGAACTTGATCTTGTCACACTGAGCGTTAGGGCTACCAACCAGTTTCTTTGACCAGTCAATCGTAACACCATCCACGATAGAGTCGCGTATCTTATTATAGTACATCGGGATGATTGTCTCACCATCCTTACCAACAGTGGGAACGGCACCATTCATATAGAACACCGCCTTCATGAAGTCGAAGCAGGAGATATCAGGAAGGTTCGACACGGCATCAAGTTTTACGGGCAGACTCTCGATAACAACGTTTGGCGATATAGTGGCGATATGGAAGTCGGAAGTCCATATGTCGCCTTCGTGAAGCTGCAGCACATCGTTCACCGTCTCATCTTCAGGGAAGTATGGAATAAAGAAATACCCTGTAAAGTTGTCGTCAGTGGCATCCATCTTCAGCTTTCTAGCAGGTATTTCCTCTCCGAAATCGAACGGATAAACGTATGAATCTGTAGCTTGGTCATAGGTGTACGTTGCTGACGACTGCAAGCCAATCCATTTGCTGGTGTCTTTGTCTGACTCTACTTCCCATGAATAGCCTTCACCAGGATTCATGGGGCCTTTGGCTTTTGCAATAGATATCCACCTGTATGCTGTTAGTTGGGTACGACCGGCATCAACTGCACTTTTGGCAATATGTAGTTTTAGAGAACCTGTTACTTCATGTTGTAAAACACATTTATAACCTATTACATTACGTCTAATTCCATAGTAAATACTACCACTTTGTTGAAAAACTACCCAAAATGAATTACTGTAACTAGTACTTTTTTCTTCCAGCCACGGATCGTGACCTTGAGCTATCAAGTCATCATAAATATCTTTAGGATATAAACCGTACGGTATTCTGAAAATTCCACCTGCTTGATATGCTGATAAAGGTAGTATCTTATCATTCGACTTAAAATCGTCAAAAACAGGTACACCGATAACATCAAATGGGATAGAATCTTCAGAAGGAGGAGTGTAATCAAGGAAACCAGCAAATATTCTCATTGTTGCTACTTGACCAAATTGATCTCTTACATCTTGATAAGCTACAAGATATCGTGCTGTTCCTGTTTCGCTATAGTCTCTCATATTAAAAACTCCGATTTGGGTCAGGTCACGGACAATCTTGTTGGAGTTATCCAGATAGGCTGTCGTCAACGGCAGCACACCATGGGAGATATAGTCGTCATACACTCTCCTGCCATGATAGCGGAAGTTGTTGAAGTCAGCCAGTGGCATGGCACCCATACCCTTCGTTATCTCCTGTCCGATTTCAAACTTCGTCCCGAACTTCTGGTTAATGAGCTGGATGATACGGTAGATAGGCATGACGGGACGGGGCGGCGTTCCTGCATAATGAGGACAGCCGGCATCGTAGTCAGGATAGATAAGGTTCTCTGTGTTCTTGTACGCTGACGACGGGTAACCATAGGAGAAGTTGGCATCGTCATCCTTCCAGTCGAAGAATCCGACACTTCCCAGCTCGTTCAGCTTGAGGGAACTCTCCTTGAGGGTCTGGAAGGCCTTCAGCACTCCCCACGTCATGACGCACGAATAGCTGTCCTTGCTTATCTCGGAGATATAGAGGTTGGCATTCTTGCAGAAAGGCACACCATTCAAGATGTATTCAGCATTAATCTTCTTGCGGATGACATTACTCGGATGGCGAATATCCTCAGCCTGATCCAGAGCCTCGCTGTTGTTGCGTGTCATCGGCAGCTTGAAGGTGTAGGTGTAGGAACACGTCAGCTTGCTCAGGTCACTAAACAGGTTGTTGACCCATTTCATGGTGATGCCGCTTGGCACTGGCAGGTCGAGCTTCCAGCGACCGTTGTCCGTATATACATATAGTTCCTCTTTCATTTCTTCGTCATCTTTTTGTATTTCAACATGTCAGCATAGATGATGATGGCGGCAAGCACCAGTCTTACCGCGATATAGAGGATGGCCAGCAGGACCACTCCGATGATAATTGCTGTTGTAGTATTCATAGCTTTGCGATATATGTGTAGTTAAACCATTCCTTTACCCTGCCTCTCGCCACGCGCTTTGCCTCTACGAGGACATCATCCGTCTCTCTGTTGATGGCAAGCACCGTTCCCGGCTCTCCTGTCTTGATGATGACGCAGCGGTTACCGTTCCGCAGGCTTCTGTATTCGTCGTATGTCATAGCCTAAAGTGTTTGTGATACTGAGTCGGACATGGTGAAGGATATCTCGTAGTCGAAGAGCTGCTTCTGTGAGCTAAGCTTTACAGAGGCATCGACGAGGTTGACGGGCTTCCACATTTCATCCTCGTTAAAGTTGTCACCGATATACATTTCCACATGCGGAGAGTTGTAGATGGTCTGCACGTAGGACAGTATCTCCTTGCGCAAGTCAACGGCACAGCATTTCACTGTGTCGACATTCTCCACGTAGTTGCAACGGGTGGCACTATGGTGTACTCCGTTCTCCTCAAACTCGGCAGGCACGGACACCTTGCTCTGCTTGTGCTTGCTTTCTCTCTCTCCAGCTACGAAGAGGAAATACTGCCAGAATCCATAGTTATCGATCCAGCGGAGGTAGATACCGTCGGTGTCCTCGCAGACTGTCAGCTTGACGATGTAGGCAAGCTCCGTCATTTCCCCGAAGGTGATATTGAAGTTCGCATTGAACTTCGCCGTGTCCGCGCTCTTGTGCATGAAGGTAAAGACCACCTTCCGCTGAGCATTGGGGAACATGTATATCGGGGAGAGCTCTGTGATGCCCGTCTTGAAGTTGGAGAGGTTATTGTAGGTAACAATATCCAGTCCCCTGTCGGCGTAGTCGTCCCAGTCTATCTGGGTCTCGCCACCAGTGTAAATGTCTCTCAGCACGACATCTTCCAGTGTGATGCTGCTAAGCTCAGAGATATTCGTGATGCCGGAGCGTTCAAAATCAACGGCAAGGCCAGCCTCACGAAGCTGGTTAAAGTCCAGTGTCTGGGATGCAGGCAGCACCAGCGATGTTGCGGACGGAGCTCGACGTCTTGGTGTTCTTGAACTCACAGTCCAGACGAACTCACCGTCTTCATAGATCATCTTCGCTGCACCTCCGTCACACTGGGCGTAAGCTGGAGAAAACTGAGCAATCCTGTAAACGGACAGGCGGAAGGGGAAGTTCTTGAACCAGATGACCTCGCGAATATATTTCGGGTACTTGTTCCTGTCATAGACGAAGGGATGGTAGTAGCCGAATTTCCGTCCCGGCTCGATGGAAGCCCAGAAGGCCATGAATGTCTCAGACATGATAGCCTCGTTCTGTGCGTCCTTGATTTCTATCGATACCAGCTTCGACCGAGTTGAGATATAGTCGTCGAAGAGTATCTGCAGGAGTCGTGACACATAGCACTTCGCCTTCCCCTGGTAGAGGTTCACGGTAATGCCATATGTCTTTACTCCGCTGTTCACTGACAAGGTAAGGCTACCTGTATAGCCTCCCAGGTCCAGCTCCACATAATTCGGGTTGAACACAAAAACGGTGTAGTCAGGCACGACGATTGTACCTGTTATTCCTAATGTCTGGTTGTCAATTGTTATTGTCCGCATCGTCTTCGTTGTTTATCGTTTCTATTTCTGTTTCAATAATTCCCTGTGCCGTGGTGGCCATCTTCTCAATCTCTTCGTTGAGCAGGGTGTCATAGATGTCATTGTAGCCGTGGTCGCGGTGGAGCTTCGTGCCTTTCTTCATGATGCTCTGCGATATCATCCAGGAGAGGTTGTTAAGCCCTCGCTCGGCAGGAGCGCCCTTGGGGGCGAACTGTGAATAGCTGATGCCCTTCTTCAGAATCCACTCCTTGATGATGTCGGCGAACTTGTACGGCACCTTGCCAGGACCTCTACCACGCTCCAGCACCTCCCACTGCTTGCTACCAGTGAGCAGCATGCGGATGCTGTCGTTGGTGCTCTCATCCTCGATCAACAGCGAGGCGAGAGTACGACCAGACGCTGTGCGGTGCATCTTCGTCATGTTGTCCGCGATGCCCTTCTGCACAGCCTGCAGGTGCTGGATTACTATGTCTTTAATCGCCTCCATTATCTACTGGTTCTTCATTCGGTTCTTCAACTACTGGTTCCTCCGGCTCTGCTGGTTCTGCTGGCTTTTCCTCCAGCACGTCCTCAGCCCTCGCCTCATCACTGCCACAGATGATAATGCCTTCCTCCTCCTTGATTTTGGGAGTGATGACGATACCTGTGACGTTACGGTCGAGGTAGTCATACAGCACACGGTACGGCAGCTTTCCTTCGATGGCCTCAAAGAGTCCGCTCTCGTTGAAAGCCTTGATGAATCTCACACAGAGGCGCTTCATCTGCTCGATGATGTCATCGTTGCCCTCACCCTCAAAGTCGAAGTCTGTGGGAGCGATGAACGCTATCTGAGCATCTGGCTTGTCCTTGACCTGCGCCCATCCCACGTTGAACTCTCCAGACGGTGGAAGCACATAGACGATGGTGGGCTTCTCCACATCATCGATGGCTACGTTGGCTTGCGCCCAGTTCATGAAGAAATACTCCACGTCGGCACCCATACCGTCAACGATACCGTGGATTTTCTTCTCCACAGTTCCGTGACTCTCTATATTCTTCAGGCTATAGTTGCTCATTTGCTCTTATTCTTTAGTTTGGACCTGTATTGTTGACTGAGCTTGCGCTCGAAGTTATTCTTCTGGCAGTCGTTCTTCATACATTGATAGATGCGCACCCACGCCACGTCACGCACCTCGTTCTGGTTGGTGATACCCATGCGCTTGGCATACCAGTCGAGGACACCGAAGCTGCCGAAGTCGAGGTCACGGATGCCGGCGGCAATCTCCTCTGGGGAGTAGTTGACCTTGATATCCTTGAAGAGCTTGTTGATGCGCTGCAGCTCCCTGGTGACGAAGTTCGTAAAGCCAAAGACGTCGTTCACGTCTTCCTCCAGCAACTGGTAAGGGTCAATACCCAACAGCACCTTGGCGCATGAGCCGACAGGATCCTTGTCCTCAGATGAAGAGTGCAGGTCATCGAGCGCTCCATAGCTGATGCCGTTGAGGCTCTCCGGCACGTCCTTGCCACAGAGGGTGTTGGGGCGAGGCTGCTTTTTCAGCCGTGCCAGAAGGTCTTGCTGCACCTCCTTGGCGGCAAAAGGGAACAGCATCAGAAAGTCCTTATAGGGACAGTCTTTCGCCTTCTGTGATTTTCTCTTCTTCTTTTTCATGTTCAAAATTACATCTTTAATTACGTTGTTTGTCTGTTATGCGCCTTCATATCCACTGAACAGTGCTATTCAGTTTCACGAACCTTGACGGTGACCTTCGGACCTGTTGTAGCCTTCGACAGACGGAAGAACATCGACATGATGAGCATATCCAGATAGTCAGGCGAATGGCCGAGGATGACCTTCATCGTCTCTTTCTTGATGATGTCGAACTTCACCGTGTCCTTGTCGATGTACGCCTGCTTCAATGCTCCCAGCTCGTCGGTGATGCGCTCCCTCTGTTCCGCAGAACATATAATCTTGATGGCACGGCGGTTGATGAGGTCTGCCAGCTTGAAGGCACACTCAGCCTTGAGGTTGGCATATCGTGGGTCGGTGGGTCTGGCGTTGGCATGGAACTCCTTGATACCATTGAGGTACGACTCCAGGAAAGAGCCGATACCGTCAGCATCCACGATACAGAGGCTACGAGGTATGGAATCCCGTATCATGAGGTTCTTTAGCTGCTTCTCCACCTCAGCACCAGGCGAGTAGTTCATGTCGATGGCGATGGTGCATACATTGCCTACCCATGAGCCTGCCACGAAGCGGTCGTGACCCTTACCGGCGATATCGGCAGCTCCACTGTGTGCACCCACTGGCTGGATATGGTCGTTAGTGAAGAGGTCGTTGATGGCATCGTAGTCACACAGCGTTGCAGGGTCGTCATCGTACTCGAAGTTACCGAAGTACAGACGCTGGACGGTAATCTTGTCAGCCCTCAGCAGGTTCTCGATATAAGCCGGATCGAGGTGTGGGTTATCCGTCGGCAGCGACTTGACAAACTTGCGCGTCGGTGGCAGCTTGCCTTCCTTGGCTGGCTTCACGAAGTCGTTGTATATCCAGTTACGCCTTGGGTTACAGGTATAAAGCGCCTTGGGGATGGTGCGCCACGGTGTGCCGTCCTCCATAAAGCCCGTCAGCACAGAGAAACGTCCCTTGAGGACGCTCACGGCTTTCTCGCTCACCTGCTGAGCCTCATCGATGAACAGGTCGGTGATACCCAGCGAACCCAGACGGTCGTACTCAGGATCGGAAGGACGGTACTGCAGGTCAACGAAGAATATCTTGGAGCCGTTCTTGAACTCCGCAATCATCGTCGTGGCATTGTACTGTACCAGTTCCGTCAGCCCCAGCTTAGACAGTATTTCAAAGAACGTTATCAGCGTGGTCTTCTTCATCGTGACGGACTGCTCACGACAGATGAGGCCTACGCTTCCCGGCAACTGGATTCTCCGGAGTATCATCCACAGACAGCCGAACCACGTCTTACCACCACGGGCACCTCCGCCATACAGCACCTCATTAACGGTGGTGTCGGAGGATGACAGGTAGTTCCACGCTTGCGCCTGCTTCTTGAATAGTTTTATCTTTACCTCTCCAGTTGCCATTCTCTTGTTACTTTTTTTGTTGAACAGGGGACTGGCGACGCGCCCACGCGCATGAGGCAAATTACACCTCGGCAGGCCCCCAGCCTATAGTGGACTGTCTAAAAAGTCCACTTATTGCGGCTTACTGCCCGCCACCCTCCACGGTGTCCGCTTTGGTGACTCCCCCGAAGGTGAAGCCCTCCTTGTCAACCAGCGCGAGGTCGAGTACCGCGAACAGCTTCTCGATGTGTCTGATGTTGAGCCCTCGCTTACCATTGAGGAATGACGACAGGCTGTTGGCATTGAGTTCTGCTGAAGCGGCGACGCTGTTGTACGGCAGGTTCAGCTCTCCAATGCGCAGCTTGACCTTCTGTCTGATGAGTGCATGCTGGCTGTTGCGGATTGCCTCAGTGGTTACGGGAGGCTGCTCGGTGACGACAGGGTTGGGCTTGTAGTCCTTCGACTTCACGGTGAGGCCGAGGTACATCAGCACCATTTCGAGGTCGTCGATGGGGAAGCAGCGCTTTCCTGTTAGGAACGACGAGAAGTTCTGGAGTGTAAGCCCCAGGTCCTCGCATACAGATTTCTTGGTGATGCCCAGTTGCTTGATGCGCAGGGCGATCTTCTCTCTGATTGGTGTCATTTCATTCATTGTCTTGTATATTTAGGATTTTGATTGCTCTGTCTATTTCTGATATCTTTCTGGCATCGTCTCTGGCACCGATGACGTTCATGGCCACGAGACGTTCCTGTTCGATGACGTCATTTATCTGCACGTCGATGGTGTTCTTGCCGATGAGATAGTAACAGTTGACCGCATTCTTCTGACCGTTGCGATGAGCTCTTGCCTCAGACTGTTCGCAGTCGGCACAAGTCCACGGCAGTTCAATGAAAAGCTGGCGAGTAGCTGCTGTCAGTGTCACGCCACAGCCTCCGGAGCGATAATTCACGACGATAAGGCGGCAGTTGGGGTCTGACTGGAAAGTGTCTATTGCCTTCTGCTTCTGCTCTGCGGTATCGGAGCCGGTGATGGTGACGATATCAGGAAAGTGCTTTCTGATTTCCTCCGTGACGGTCTTGTGGAACACAAAGACGATGAGCTTCTGCCCTCCGTCGATGACGTCATGGATGAAGGGGATGGCCACGTGCATCTTCCCTTTGGCGGCAATCTGGCGCAGATGGCTGATGCGTACCATGACCTCGCCACGCATGGACTTGCGGATGCGCTTGTTCGACATGCGGACATATTGCTTCAGATAGCGGACGAGGTCCTGCTCAGCAATCTCGTACTCGCCACGGTTCGAGATTTCCACGGTAAGATGCTGACGGGTTTTCTCCGGCAGGTCTTTCAGTACCAGGGACTTGTCACGGCGGAAGAAACACGTCTGCCACAGGCGCATGTTCAGCTCTGCCATATTGCTTGCACCGTCACGGCAGTAGCGTTGCTTGAACTTACGGACGCCTCCGAAGTCATCCATGCGGCGCATAATCTTGAGCTGCTGGATGAGGTCAGCATTGCCGAGGACGATGGGAGTGCCGGAGAGCATGAAGATATACTCTGGCGTCTGGCAGATCTTTTCGAGGAACTTGCTGGACTGTGAGGAACGCTCCTTGACGTGGTGGCACTCGTCGATGATGACGGTCTTGAACATCGCCACATGTTTCTCTGGGATGATGTTCTTGACAGCGTAGTTGTCGCCTCTCACACGGTCGATGAAGTATTTACGGATGGACTCGTAGTTGACGATGACGACGCTGTAACTGCCTGTCTGGACGTACTTCCACCAGTCATAGCGGTGGTCGTCGTCGATGATAAGACAGCGCTTCTGCGTCCATTTCTCGAACTCTCGCTTCCATGTTTCCTTCATGGCCAGTGGCGACACCACAAGGACAGGATAGGACTTTGCCAGCCAGCAGGTACCGACAGCCTGCAGGGTCTTGCCGAGTCCCATGTCATCACCAAAGAACGTGCGCTTGTGCTCCAGGGCATAGCGCATACCCTTCGTCTGGTAGTCGTAGGGCTTGAAAGGCAGGTCTTCCGGCAGCGTCATGGTCGGCATACGGTCAGCAAAGAGCTGATGGACGTCCACCTTGCCGTCGATATCTACGATGTCTGAAGCCAGAGAGCGCTTTACGGCAAAACGACAGAAGTCCATAACGAAGGACCTCTGCTCCTTGGGAGCCGTCCACAGGTTGCTGTCCTGCGAGAACTCCATACCAGGTATCATACGGGCGTAGTGCGCCAGTAGTGGTGATGCCTCCATGCAGACCGATACGGACTCCGGCTTCTCTATGACGTAGATAGGACTCACGGCACAAGGGTATTTAAAGTTCGACCTTTACTTCCTTGTCTTCCTCATCAGCACCTTCAAGACCGATACTGATGACCTTGGGGAAGATTGACTCGCCATTGGACGTGATATCACGGCGCTCAGTAAAGCCGTCATCCTTGCCGAGCGTTGAGAGGATATAGCGTACCATGTTCGGATCGGGACGCTCTATCCAGCCTACGAACTGACCCTTCTCGTTGACCTTGGGAACGCCTACAGTAAGGGCACGGGCAGCAGTGAGGGCATCGTCATAGAGGCGCATCTTATAGTCGTTGACGACCTCTCTGAACTTCTTTTCTTCAGCGAGCCAGTTATAGACGGTCTGGCGCACCACGTTAAAGGCCTGCGCAATCTTCGTGAGATTTCCCTGGCAGGCATCAGCTACTTCTTTGAATTGCTCAAAATCTGGCTTCTTCATCTTCTAACCGAACAAGTTTCCCTGCTGCGGCAGATGGCGCGTGCCCGGATTACGGGCTATCATATTCGCAAACCACCAATTGCGGCAGGTGTTGAAAAACTTGTTCCGTGACTGAGGAAGGGACCAGTCAATAAATCTGTTGCTGATTTCGAGCCTACGGGCATTCAGGATGCGGCAGTGGATGAATTGATCATCGACCTCCAGCACCTCACCACAACTGTATGTGAAGGCCAGGTGGAGGTTCTTCTCCCACACAAAGTTTGCATCCACGCCACAGAGATAGTAATAGCGTGACTCCTCAAGCTGGAGGTTCTCGGGCAGCTTACGCATAAAACCACGGACGCGACGGTCATTGTGACCCAGCAGTGACTTCATGCAGTGGTTACTCAAGTCCACTCCGCTAACATATCGGAGCCACAGTATCTTGTAGGTGCCTTTCAGCTCGGCGTATTCAATTGTAATCATTGTTCTTTTGCTCGTTTTCTGGATTGATAAATAATCTTACTTGCATAGACAAAGATACAAAAAAATAATCAATCTTGCAACTTTTTAGGCTTTTATTTTTAATCCCTCGTGCAACTTTTTTCCCCAGTCACGGAACGTTAACTACTTACGCTTTGAGATATCGGCAACCTCCTCATCGGTGGCAGGGTCGAAGCCAAAGACCTTCAGTGCGTCTTGGTGGCGACCATAGCGTACCTTGTTGGGAAGCTGCATGTTGAACTCATAGATAAGGGCCTCACGGTAACGCTCCACGGGAAGCTCACGCACCTTGGTACAGCCGAAGCCGAAATAGCCGGACTTCTCATAGGTGACGAAAGGCTCCAGACCGAACTTCTCCGGCAGCGCCTCATACTGCTCCTTGCGTAGGAACTTCTGGAAGAACCACTGTCCCTGCAGGATATACGCCGTGAGACCGTTGTCATCGAGGAAGCGGACGGACAGACCACCGTCGGTAGTGCATCGCTTGGCATCGATCAACTTCTCCACGTTGGCTCTCATGCGACCGGAGAAGAACACCTTGCCACCCATCTTACAGAACAGGTTGAGGCACGTCAGCACGTTATCCTCAGCGAACTGGCTCACCACAGAGTTGATGACGGCATCGCAGATGACATAGTCGAACTTGCCGTGCTTCTGGTAATGCTCGAAGAACCTGTCAATCATCTGGTGACCCTTCTCCACAGAGATACCTACACGGTTGTGGTTGAAGAACTCCAGACCGATGGCGTTTCGGTAGTTATGCTGCATGCGCACCTTGTCGATACACATCGCCTTGCCACAGCCGAAGTCGAGAATGTTGATACCCTTATCCTCCTCCAACAGCCACTTCACCACCTGACGGTAGAGGATGGACCAGTCGATGGCTGCATGACGTGGCGGCTGGGCGAGTCCCTGCTGGAACTCCGGGCAGTCGAGAGCGTCATAGCAGAACACGCCATAGTCCTGCTTGAAGTAATAGTCGAAGATGCCGCGCTTCTCTTCCTCCAGCACGTAGGCATGAACGGGAATGTCAAGACGCTGGCAGGCATACACGTAGTTGTTGCCGAACACCACCTCGTTTCCGCAGATGATGGCGCAGAGTGCATCCTGGTAGCGCATGATAAGACCGCACATGTCCTTCACCAATGTCGGCTGACACTGAGGCAGGTCAAAGTCCTTGTTTGGAATCTCCGTGTAGAACTGAGCAGGTGCAAGGCTACCCTTGAAAGTGCCGAGTGTCTCAGGCTCATGCTCCACACCATTGTGGATGAGGTTAAAGAGCATTTCATCCTGCAGCTCCACGCCATGGACGTAGAAGCAGGGAACCTCTTCGATGCCTACCTTCGTCGCTGCCTTCGTACGCTGGTGGCCGGCGATGATGGTCATGTTATCCTTGTTGATGATGATCGGCAGGATAAAGCCGAGGGTCTTGAGACTGCCCTGCAACTCCACGAAGGCTGCATCACTCAGCTTTCTGGGGTTGTATTCCGCAGGGTGAATGTCTGTGATTTTTACGTAATCCATAGTTTATCTTGCGTTAAGTTTGCTGACAATATCCTTGACGAAGCCGAAGTCCACACATGCTGTGTCAACATACTCCTCGTACTTCTCACGAAGCAGGTCATACTCCTCACGGGTGACAGGCACCGAGTACTTGCCGAAGATGAGCATGTCAATCTTCTTCACGCGACTGCCCTTGATGGACGTTACAACGGTGGGGTCTTTGTCGGGGTCGTAGAACACACCCTCGTCAACACCGAAGTTCACCAGCGTCACCTCGTCGAAGAGGATTTCAGCCTTGCCGTAGTCGAACTCTCCGAACTCCTTGTTACCTTTGATGATGACTTCTTTCTTCTGCTCATCGGTGAGACCCTCGTGTCTGTCAACGATGACAATGGGGTTCTCCTTCCACTTCTCCCAGAAGCTGATGACTGCCTCCTTCTCGTTTTCGCTCATGGTCTGGTAGCGGTCGTTGTCCTGCAGTACCACCTTCCATGCGAAAGGCTCCTTGGCAAGAATCTCTTCCTGCAGCACTTTAACACGCTGGTTGCCCTCAAGGACAACATTGCCCTCGTCAATAACGATGAGCTTTGCCTCGTTGAGCATCTTGGGGAAGAGCATGATGCTCTGCTGGAGCTTCTTGAGGTTAGCAGCCTTGATCTTTCTGGGGTTGATGGGGTTGAGCTGTAGCTCGCTGACATTGATTTGCTGTATCATGGTTTATTCCTCCTCTCCTGTTGGTTCTACTTCCTGTTCACTCGTCTCTTCCTCCCCATCGCCACTGTCTTCCTTCTCACCGTAGAGGATGGCGTTCTGAAGCTCTTCATCACCCAGCAGCCAGGCAAGGAAACCGTCGGTCTTGTCACCGTGCTTGCTCTTGTATTCCTCCACAAGCTCCTCCAGGCTCTCATACTCTGCATCGGTCAGGAAGAACTCGACGTAGCCACACTTGAAGGTCTTCATCGTAATCTTGTTCTTACCAGCCTCAACATCATTTATCTTGTCGGCATAGTCATAGAGGTCCCAGCTTACGGTGCCGAAGAAGTCGCTGATAAGGTCACGGTCAAAGAACTTACGCAGCATTTCCGGATCGTCCTCACCGGCATGCAGGTTTTCCTTCACCAGCAGCTCGCGCTTCTCATCCTCAGTAAAGCTGCTCACGTCACGGCATGGCACCTCCGGGTTCTCCTGCCAGTTCTTCCAGTACAGGATAAGGTTACGCTGCTGCTCGTCGGTCATGTTCCTGTAGATGGTCTGCTGGGTCAGCATGTCCTCTATGGAATCCTCATCCATTTCAAGAATGGAGCGGAGGGACTTACAGCGGGCGTTACCACTCCATATAACACCTTCGCTATCAATCTTGATGGGGTTGATGGCCATCATCCAGGGAGAGAGCAAGAGGCTCTGGGTCAGCTTCTCCTGCATGAACTCCGTGATGGTCCGAGGGTTCATCGGGTTAATGACTAACTCCCTAACGTTAACTAACTTATCCATTTTTCTGTCGGTAAAATTTGAATGTGATTATAAAAACGCTGCAAATATAATCATTTATTGTAACTTTTACGACTTTTTACGATATAAAATGATTATTTTTTTTAAAAATTTGGCTAAATCCTTGTGATTTCGATGAAAAAAGGCTAATTTTGCAAATGAGATTAATACAATTCCAAATTGTTCTGCCTCGGCGTCTTTTGACGGGAGGTTACTTTTTGTGATTGATATTATCTTATTTGCATTTGAAATGGACTGGCTGTGAAGCTCGTCCATTCTTTTTATGTCTGCACGGCAAAAGAAAAAGGGCAGACCGTCGGTGTGACAGCCTGCCCGAGACGGGGCTACGGAACAGATTCTTTTGCAAATAGATAATAACCCAGCCCCGTCAGAGGTCATTCAAACTGGACGTCATAGCCGTCCTTCATCATCTGGATAAACAGATCCAGTTGGCTCTTAACACTCGCGGCCAGCTCCAGTCCCTTGCTTCCCCAAGCCTGCGCTTCCTTGAACTCGTTGGTGTCCCGGTCGTAGGACAGGCAGCAGAAGTTCTGCTCACGGTCAACGACGTTAAGGCGAGGCTGTCCGAAGTGGCTGTCAATCTCTATGCGTGGCATCTTCCAGTGATACAGGTCCTCCTTGTCTTCCTCTAAGATGGGAGCGACGTAACAGACACGAACCACCTGCGGCTTGTCAGGGTGTAGCTGCTTGTCGAAAGCGTTGCCCCAGAAGTCATCGGGCTTCTGCCATCCCTCCAGGTACCAGTTCTCTTTGGCGTACTCCTTAGCAAAGCGGAGCATGGCCTTGTTTGCTATACTTGTATTCATAATTCTCTTCCCCTTTTGATTTAACATTAAAGCCTTGCAGCTTCCAGCATGTCTTGTGTGCGCTGGAAATTCTGCTTTTCAAAGTCCACATCTTCCGGATAGTATTTCGCTGACTTGTGCCAACGCTCGAAGCATTCCTTACACATAACCTGGTTGAGCACCGCCACATAGTAGCAGGTGTCCTCAGCTTTGATCTCGTCGTTGCAGTAGTCACATATCATACGCTCACCACCGCCGACGGATATCATGCTGAAGCCAGCGAAGATGCCACCAGTCAGCACACCACAGTCGGTGACAGGACCGGCACCAAAGCCAGCGTCCATAAATTCTTGAGCCGTTGCCTCGATGATGAGGAACTTGCTTTCTACTTTCTTAGCCATATTATTCTTGTTAAGTAAATACTTTCTTGTTATTCTCGCCCATTACCAGTACCACGTCCTTGCGGTTCTTTAATGAAGGGCATTTTTCATAGGTGAACCTTTCAACGTCTTTGAGGTCCAGCTTGAACAATGGGTTATACTTGTACGTCAGTTGACAGTAGAATTTACCCCCCCCATCAGCATTACGTCAATAAGCAGCTTCTTCATACGCTCATTCCTCATTCAGATAACGACACCTCATTTCAAATACCTCACCCTTGTTTTCCAGCAAAGTCAGGAGCTTGTTGCGAACCACTTCCCACGTGCCACTGACCTCGGTAATCTTCTCATTGTTCTCCTTGACAAGGATCAGCATGTATTCGCCCTCCATGGTGGTCGTGAGCCTGTAGGCACGGTTCTTCGCTCCAATGAGCATGAGGTCGTAGGGCTTGTCTTCGGACTTCTTCGAGGGAAGGGAGAACCAATAGTCGGTGCAGGCATGCCAAAGGCGGAGCTTCATCCAAAGGGAACTGATGGCCGGTGCTATCTCGTTGAAACTGAAGCCCCACGTCTTTCTGCAGCAGCGGCATGACACACAAACAAACATCTGGTCTTTGCCATTCTCCAGGAAAGAGAGATACAGCGGACTGCTCTTCCCGTTCCAGAAGAACATTGTTTCCTCGCTGCTCTCTGGCAGTTTCAGTCCGTGATAACACTTGACGCTTGCTATCAGCCCCATGTACTTTTCGACCATCTGGAGGCTTCCAGGGTTGCGCATCATCAGTGACTTGTCCTCCAGCTCCAGCTTAGACTCGTCGATAATCACATGCCACGGCTTGTAGTCCGTGCGGATGAGAGGGTATGGGAAGTCGCCAGGCTTGATATCATCTTCTTCAGGAAGAGGTATGCGCCATAGCAAACCATTCTGCATGTAATCGTAGTGTATTTGGTTCCACTGGTCATAGCGACAATAGAACATTTCGTTGCAGGTGCCGATCTTAATTTCCTTGCCGTCGGCAATTCTTATAGCCATTTCACTCATAGTCGTATTTATTTTGATTAGTTCTCCATTTCGTCCAGATACTCATCGATGACATCAAAGACTTTCTCAAAGGTCTGCTCGTTCACTTCCTTGTACTTCTGTCTGAGGATGGCCTTCGCGTCCTGCATGTCAAGACGGATGCCCTTGAACCACTTGTTGGGCTGTGATGGGTTCAGCAGTAGGCTGGTGAGCTCTTTCCGGAAGAACACCTTCTGCTGCTTGGCTCCACGGAAGATTCCAGAACAACGGCTGAACATGTCAGTCAGCAGCTCCACGTTGTCAGGGGTATTCTTGACGATAGCATAAATCTCTGTCTTCTTGCCGTCGGTAGTGATGACGTCACCTTCTTTCCAGTCGAAGTGATGTTCGCGGTGTCCTATCTCCTGGCCCTCGATGAACCAGATGCAGATATCGTTCTGATAGTCGATAGCTTCCATGATAACTCCTCCTAATGATTAGTTGAACACTTCGTATTCCTTGACTAACACTGCCAGCTCTTGCTCTGAAACGAGCTCCATCAACTGGTCGTGGACGACCTTTGCAAGTTCTGCCTCGCTGGGGTCAACACTGTTGGAGTAATACACGAAATCGCTGACGAGGATTTCGATCTTGTCTGGGTTGTAATTTGAGCAGTAATTCATAACTTGTTCCGTTAAATGGGTTTGATTATTATCTTATTTGCATAAGCAAAGATACAAAGAAATAATCAAATATGCAAGTTTTTACGGAGAAAGTTTTATTAAATAAAGTTAATCAAATATGCAATCCAGCAGGCGACAGAACAGCATCATCAGCATCAACGAAATAGTGGATGCGCTCACGAAGGAACACACCCACTACTTTCAACAGAAACTTATGGTGAAATCAATCTTTACTACCACTTGCGGATAGGCTTGCGCCCTTTCCTTGCGCCACCCATCTGGAATGACTTGACAGCCCAGGCAAGGCTCTTGCCCTCATAGAACTGCCACAGCTCACCGTTAGCCTCAACGGGTTCATTATGCTGGTTGTACTGTCCCGATGGGCTGACACCTATTTCAAAGTGCTCAAAGAGGACTTTCTCTTGCTTGTCATCGTAGCTGGTACCAACGGCTCCGAGATAGAACCGCGTCTCAGTATCGAAGAACTCAGCGATGAAGTCCGGCTTGCCAGTCTCTCCATAGGTGAAGTCCGAGAAGCATATCTGTATCTTGGGCTTGGGGACTCGCTGGGTAGCCAGCATCGTGTTTGCCTTATGCTCTCCGTCTTTGACTGGAGCAATGTCGAGGTCCATAAGCTGTGAAACTCTCTGGCAAAAGGTGGGGAATGAGATTGCCTGCATAGTCGCTGGATTTGAAGTTATTACAATTTGCTTAGCAGCACTTCACGAAGTTGGCGCAGATGAACGAGCGGATGCCGTTGCAATTCACGTCGAAGTAAGGGAACGTAAGCTCGTTGGCTTTCCAGTTGGGGTTCTCCGTGCGGAGCTTGTCGGTCATACGGGCGGTTGCCTTGCAGTAACGTCCGTCCTTCATGATGTAGATGAACGATACGGTGTCCTCAGTCAGCAGGCGGTGGTAGAGCTTGACGATCGCCCACGCCTTTTTGAATGCATCACTGCGTGACATGCCGTCTTTCATCATGGCACTAATACGAGCGAAGAAGAGCTTCTTGCTGTAGAAGCTGGGCTTGCTGTTGTTTACTCGGTTCTGAGTCTCGCTGTTGTTGATGTTCTGAGTATTCATAACTGTTCCTTTTTAGAATTGATTATTATCTTATTTGCAATACAAAGATACAAAGAAATAATCAAATATGCAAACTTTTCAAGGGAAAAATTTAATCTAAATCGTTAAACGTTGTTAATCATATTTGCAACGCTGGCGCATCATAAAAGCCACCCGACCTCACGGCTGGATGGCTCTCTGCTTATGCCAAACTGCAGCATGCCTCACGGCAGTCCGCAATTGAAAAACACTTATATAATAATACACTTTACTTTGGTAACCACTTGATACCCGGCTGCTCGATAAACTCCCTGTCCTCCTCTACCTGCCTTAGCGAGTTGATAACCAGGCGGTAGTCGTCAGAGTCCGGCAGCTCGACACCTGCCTCCGTAGAAGCCCAGAACTGGAAGCGGCTGATGACCGTCCGCATTTCGTCGCGAGTGAGGTCAGCAGAAGAACGAGCCCTGCCGTTCCTCATGAAGATATCGGGGCAGATGGTCCACTTGATGAGCGTGTCACGGATGGAGCTTTGCTTGATGCCTGTCTTGCTGGAGAAGTAAGCAATGAGCAACTGGTAGAAGGAGTTCTGATCCAGCGTCCTCGGCTGTTCATCAGTCAGACGCACGATGGTACCACGCTGCAGCATACGCTCCACTATCTCACGGAACTGCTGACGCTGGGCGTTATTTGTCAGGTCGAAATACATAGTCACCCCTCCTTGTGATAGTAACGTTTGCTATATTCCTTACGCTTGCTGTGCATCATATCCACCTCCAGGGCCTTGCCTGTGTAATGGCGGTAGAGGTGCTGCAGCTCGTGCATGAAGCCGATATAGTGGACGTTCACAATACCCATGTCAGCCACCTCCACAACGAGCCGTCTGCTACCTGTCTCATAGACGAAAGAAACGACGTTGCGGATGACTTTCTTGAACACTCCCTTGCGGACAAGCCAGAACGGCGTGCAGAGGATTGTGTCTTGCACCAGCTCGATAGGACTCAAATCGTCCACATGCTTTACGAAAGTGCCACCGCTGGCTGTAGTTCCTACGACCATACCATCCTCAGTGTAGCCTTTTACCTTGCAGTATATGTGGAGCTTGGCGATTTGCACCCAGTCGTTCCGCATCAGTTCTTCCAGACTCATTGCTTTCTTCCTTCTTCGATGATTTCCTGCATGCGCTTAAAGATGAGATAGTCCTCGGTATCTGCCTTGGCAATCTCTAACAGAGTATCTAACCGATAAGCCATAGAGCCTAAAAGCGTCTCGTCACTCAGTCTGGACTCTCCAGTCTCTTGCTCCACAAGCTCTTCGATAAACAATTCCACCCAATCAATGGTAAACTGATGGATTCCATCACTATGAAGGCTATCCTGCAGCCCTTCGATCTCTTCTCTTATTTTCTTGATTTCTTTCATAATTTCTGTTGAATAAAATGAGTTACTACTTAATAAGGTTTCTTGAACATGAGCACGTTCTGATGTACCTTAACCAGCTTGCCGTGACGCATGGTGCTCGATGCCCGTTTCTGTGCCGAAACCACTGGAGTTTCCAGCACGGCTTCATTGTAATACTTCATCCCACAGTCCTCGAATGCTTTGATGGTAGCAGGAACTAAGCCATACAGATAACCGTTTCTGGCTCTAATCTCTCCAACTACGATGACTGCCATAGCATCCTTCTTCAGCAGCGCACACGCCTTGCGGATAATGCTCCTGTAGGTGCCGACGAACGATGGCCAGTCCATATTGGAGAGGTCACCCTCAATATCAGAATAAACCTCCAGGTTAAAATACGGCGGACAAGTAAGCATCATGTCAAAGCGACGGTCAGTAAGGAACTGATCAAAGAGTAGCACGTTGCTGCTGCCTGTCAGCCACTCTGGTTGCTTGCTCGGACCAAGAATGCGTGAAGCCTGATCGATGTTACTGGCCACCTGCTCAGGACGAATGTCGATACCTGTGTACTTGTAGCCAAGGTAGCCGGCTACGATGCCACGAACGGAGCCTCCTGCAAACGGGTCGAGGATAGCACCACCCTCCGGGCAATACCAGCGATACATCAGCTCGCACAATACCGGGTCAAAGGTTGATGCCGCCTTGATGAACTTGTCATCTGGCATGTTGACCATACTCTTCGACTCCATAGGCTCCAACGGCGGCAGGATGCCTTTGTTGTTCCACCACTGCTTACGCTCACGCCAGTGCTGCTCCTTCGTATCGAACACCGTAAAAGGGTTCGCACCAAACTGTTCGCGCAGGGAGTCTTTCTTGCTTATCTCATTACCAAAGATGTCCTTTTTCCTATTCATATCCTCTATATAGAATGTTCTTATTTCCTTCTGTTGGCTGTGGTCCAATCGGTGGAAAAGATTCCTTGTAGCTCTTCATCAGAAATCCACAAACTCTGGCATAGAGTTTCCACGTCCATTTGTTGAAGCCAAAGCCTTTTCTTGTGCCAAATTGTATTTGCATCAGTCCTACCTTGCGGAGCTTCGGCATTTCCTTTTTCAGCTTTCTTGGCAATCGTTCCTTCATCGTCTCTTGATTTTAAAATAGATGGCACCTACCATGATGGCCATATAGGTCTGCAGTGCTGCCTCGTATTTCTCGGTACTGACAAAGTTCAGTGCATAGAGTGAAATCATGGTAAGGAACACCACAATATGTATTCTCACGTTTCCTGTGTCATCCATAATTTATAGTCTTTTTTCGTTAGGTTCTCTGACTGTAAGTTGCCTTTTGAGGTGCTTGACAGCCTTGTACATCGTCTTCCCACGACCGACGCACCACCAGGCATCGACCTCTTTGGAGAAATAGCCAACAAGCCAGACATGCCCTTCACTCTCACTGTTGGGCCACATGCCGGCACGGAGGCTATACACGGTGTCGTCATCCGTGTCCTTGATGGCTGGATGAAGTGTAGCTACCAACTGAGCCAGCGTTCTTGCCTTTTTCATATCTCTTGCTGTTGTGATACATATATTCCGCATCCTTGTACTCTGCCTCGTAAGGCTGGAGGAAGGGGAAAAGGCGAGGTGTCTTGTCCTTATTGTCGAACCGTGTACAATAAGTCGTATGAGCCATAAAGAGGGCGGTAAGCCTGTCTTTGAGACAGTCCCTCATCTTCGTACAGTTCTGGCAGAGGACCGACACCTCGCTAACCTTGACTTTAGTATTTACCACAGACCTTGTCATAGATAGCCTGGCACAGTTCGATGTCGTAGGATGCATCGTGCAGCTTGGCAGGATCCACATAAACGCCCAGAGCCTCAGCAACGGTGGACTGCTTGAAGTCCTTCATGGCAGCACGGCGGTCACAGAGCAACGGCGTGGCCAGTACCATACAGTCGAAGCTATTACTCCAGAAGTAAGAGCCGAAATACTTGAAGCCGTTGTCGGGGAACCACTGGCGGAACATGCCATTGTCGAAATGAGAGTTGTTAAATCCCAGAAGGTAGAACTTATCGCTCTTGTTGAACTTGTTGACATATTGGTCGAGCATGGCAACCACCTGTGGGAACACCTCCTGCATTGAAGGATATGCCTTTAGCTGCTCTTCCGTCACCTTGCCGACGGCCAATGCGTCAGGGTCGTACTCGGCACCATCCTTGGGACGTACCTTGAAATCGAAAGTCTGACGGACCGTGCCGTCGATGATAATCTTACCACTAATCTGGTGGATGCCATTCTTGACGGCATCCGTGCCAGTTGTCTCTAAGTCGAATAAAAACAGTTTCATAGTCTCATTTTTGCTTTTCTTGAAAATACACTCGTGAATACAGAGAAGAGGCGACACATGGTGTCACGCCTTCCAAAAGAGCGTCGTCAAACTCCCAGAACCCGAGCTTGCCCTTGACATTAGTGATGGGGTTGTTGAAAAGAACGACGTCTTTCAACACCCAGTTCCAAACTCCTTTCTCAGCCCATACAGAAGGATGGTTCTGTACGCAGTCCACAAGTGTGGCCTTGCCGATGATGGCTGACACGGGAAGCAGCTTGACATCATTGACATTCCCGAACGGACAGATGAGCCTCTTGGCGGCTTTGCATTGCTCCATGGTGAGCGCGTTCCATCCCTCCTTCAAATGCTTTGCAGAAGCATGGATCAGGAACTCGCCACGGTAGTTCGTGCGCCACGTCCTGTTCTCGATGTCCTTGATGCCGGTGGCGATAAGACTCGCCCACGGCTGAATAATACTTAGCGCTTTCATTTGTTCTTTCTCCTGTGTTTATCGAGCTTTCGCTGGAGCCTGTCTTGCTCCTGCTGCTCGAAATCCTTTTCTTTCTTGTATTTACGCTCCAGCTTCGTCGTCACCATTTGGATGACACTGGGTGGAATAACTGTTGCCTGCAGGATAGCCAACAGAAAGGCGATGATACGTTTAATAAATCCCTTCATCTGTCATGCTATCTTCTTTACAACAACGCCACAAGATAAAGAACTCTGCTAACAAGGTGGCTACTACGCCACCGACGAATGATAAAAAGTACCACATAATGATTTTGAATTTAGATTATTACCTGTTGAATAGATTATAAGTCGAACTTACGGAAATAGGCGAAGCGAGATAGGGCTTGGCGAACTTCTTACAACGGATGCTCTCTTTCCAGTACACCTTCTTCTTCGCGTCGAGAATGATATTGGAGGCTATGGTCATGAACTTTTCTAAGCTGATGAAGTCATCGCCATCATCGAGCTTCTTGGCATAGTAGTCCTTAGGGACTCCGGAACGCAGACCAATCTTGAAGAGGTCGCAATATGGTGCTGCTTTCTCAATTACCTTCAATGATGATTTTGTGTCGACGATGGGTTCCACCGATGCAAAGGTCTTAACACCTTGCTCCTTGAGGAAAGCCATTGCTCCGATACGGGCATCGTTGCTTGATGCTCCTGGCTCCATATCGTCACGTCCTGTCAGAGTAAACCCAACAGCCAATATGCCACGATTTACTGCTGGGCTGAAGATATCCCTGTCGTCCTTTTCACCGAACAATTCCTGCTCTACCTCACCTCCATATCTGCCGGAAAGCCAGCATGCGCTTTTGGTGAGGATCGTCACGGGAACGTCGCAGTCAAGACAGAACAGGGCGGCACGGCGTGTAAGCCAGAAGGTGTCACGGTCACACGGGTCGGTGCTGAAGGAGAAGAACACACCGCCTTCCGCACGGACGCGCAGACGGTTGTCAAGAAGCTCTTTCTTGAATATCGCAAGAGCATCGGCCTCATCCTTGAAGCATTTCTTCAGGTGCGGCTCTGTGTCCCACACATGTGCGAGACTGCCACGCTTGAGGTAGCAGTACCCACAGTTATGCCGGCATCCCGTGTAAAAGTTTGCAGCCCATCGGTTATACTTCTGGGCTTTCCCTTCTGGCTGATATAATGCTCTACCTTTTGCCATAGTCAGAATAACGTTGGTTGGTTGTCTTCTTGAACCTCGCGCTGTGCCTTAGCCTCAGCTCTCTCCTTACGGATGAAAGCCATTGCGCTGGTTGCCGTGGTATAGCCGTTCCGGATGAGGCATTTTGCTTTCTCCACTCCGACAGCTTTTACCACCTTCTCCCAGTCTTTACGGATAAGACACTCGGAAGGACAGTCAACATAATACTCCTGTCCGTTGATGCGGATTCCTCCGTATCTGGCAGCAAGGCTCAGTTGACTGTGCTTCCATGCGTCTGGTTCAAAGATAATGGTCTTCGGCATTACTCTTTCGGGAAGGTTACTCGGACAACGGTGGTAGAGGTCTTGGCAGGACGCTTGACGCTACACATTTCCCCTGTGCTCTGGTCGGCGATAGTTGCGCCTTCCTCTGGCAGACCCATGAGGAACTTCTGGCGCTCCTTAATCTTCTTCTCCAGCTCTTCCTTCTGCTTGGCGAGGTCGTTATACACTGAGTCGCCACATACCTCGAAGTCGTACTTCACGCCACCCTCACTGATGGCGACGATGGCACCATGGAACACGGGCGTTTCCTTGCCCCACTTCATGCGCTCGGTGAGAACGCTCTCCACCAGGGCAGGATCCTTGATGGCTGCTGTCAGTGCGTCAGCGATACCCTTGAGCTGCACGTAGGCATTGATGGGCGACACGTTACCGTCGAGGACTTTCTTGACAAGGTCCTCGGCTACTTCCTTCTGTTTCTGCTTGGTGATGACCACCTCATTGCCGAATATCGGCTGTAATACATTCTGATTTTCCATAATTGCGAATATTTAATTGTTTAACAACATCGGCATGATGAGCATGAGCACTTCCATACCCTCTTTTTGCTCTGCAGGGACAACAAGCGCTGCACGTGACGGATCGCTGAGCTGGATAATGACTTCCTTGCTCGTCATGTTGGCGAGGATATCCACGAATGTGGAGGACTTGAAGCCGATGCTCAGCGGACTGCCATTATACTCGCAGGCAACGTCCTCGGTGGCTGTCTTCGAGAAGTCGTAGTCCTCAGCATCCAACTGTAGCTTGTCGCCCTCGAAGCGGAAGCAGACAAGGTAGCTGGAGCTGTTGGAGAAGTTCTGCACACGTTTCAGAGCTGCCAGCAGGCAGGCACGGTCAACACGTGCCTCGTTGGGGTTGTTCTGCGGAATGACGGAGTTGTAGTTCGGGTAACGTCCTTCGATGAGTCGGAACGTGATGGTTGTCGTGTCGAACTCCAGCTTGGCATTACGGTCGTCAAAGTGCAGATGCACCTCTCCGGCTTCTTTGTTGAATGTGCTACGAAGAACGGCAACTACTTTCTTCGGCATGATGAACGAGCCGATGGTCTCGCTCTTGTACTCCGTGAGCATGTTGCGGACGAGCTTGTGACCGTCACTGGCAACGATGGCCAGGTACTTATCTGTGAAGTCGAAATACTCACCGTTCATGACAGGACGCAAGTCACTGTCACCACAGCCGAACAGCGCACGGGATATACACTCGTTGAAGATTGCCTTGTCTATCTGCTTGTGGACGTCACCCTTTATCTCTACTGGCTTGGGGAAATCCTTGTGGTCCTCCACTGGCATGGAGAAGTTACCGTTGTTGTAGATGATCTTGACGAGGTTCTTCTGCAGGTCCACATCAAACGTGAGAGGTTGTTCGGACAGTCCTTTGACTGCCTCGATGATATCATGGGAGCCGATGGCAAAAGAGCAGTCGCCATCTGCTTCCGTCAGCTCCAAGCCCGTCTGCATCCACACCTCACTGTCGGATGCCATGAGGTTGAGCTGGGTGCCTTGAATGTCAAACACTATGTCACCCAGAATGGGTAACGAGTTCTTGCTGTTAATGACTTTCCCTAATGCGACGAGTTTCGCGGCAAGGGAGGAACTTGATACGTTGAATTTCATATTTTCTTGTTTTTGGTGAATCTTTAAGAAACCGCCTGCTAACCTCCCGGTCAACGGGCGGCATGAACAAATGCGTTATTTACGAAAATCACTCTTGTGTCTGTTTGCATAAATCTTGAGAGCCGTCTTTCGGTTCTTGGCCATGATAGCCTCACCGTGGACGATGAACTCATGCTCCTGCACGTCCACATGGTACAGCTTTCTTGCTCTCGTATTGTCACGGGGCTTTACTTCTGCAGGACGGCGGAGCATAAAGTGGCTTCCACCTCCTGCTGCAGCAACAGCCATCATCGCTGCCATCATGCCGAGCGTTCTTCTGGTCCTCATGACGCACCTCCTTTCTCGTTAGTGCTGCCGAAGCCTCCCTCACCTCGTTCGCTGTCATCAATCTTATCGACGACCTCAAACACCGTCTCAGGAACAGGAACAATTGCAAGCTGGGCGATACGCTCCTTAGCTTTGATGACCATTTCACCATCCCATTCGATGCCGATATCTATTTTCTTGCTGTAAGCATCAAGAAGCTTAATACTCCACTCGTCCATCTGTGTGAGGCGTCCAGCGCATTTGAGGATAACACCGACGATACCAGTAAAACCGCAATCAACGATGCCGGTGATGACGTCTGCATCAACTCTGACGGGATGCTCATAGTTCTTGTCGCATGAGAAATAGGCTATCAAGCCCTTTGAAGAGAATCCACTGCGAGAGCGCACATGTGCGCAGTACTGCTTGGGAAGCTGGATTTTGAAGTCCAGCGGAATAATCTGCCGTCCTGTCTTGATGACGGTCTCTTTAGGAACGTAGAGGTCGAAACAAGCATCGTCCTCATGGGCCTTGGCTGGCATGATGCCACCACAAAGTTGAATCTTTACGCTTACCATTGTTACTTTTGTATTGAATTGGTGAATAATTTGTTTACATAGCGGATATTCCAAATCATCTGCTCCACGTCACCCATCGGGTCATGATGCAGGAAAGGCGTCTCTGGCTTTGGTATCAGCTCAAAAGGGGTTTCTACGTTACCATGGAACAGTCTGATACCTTCGAGGATGAATGTCCTCGCGTCACGGAGCTGGCGATAATGCCAGGGCACAGCCTTGCGCCCCTTCTCTGGGAACGTACGGCGAAGGGCATTGCGGAGGATGGCACCGTCAAAGTCAGTGCCTTCCATCCATATCACCACGTCGTCACATTCGTAGTTCGATTTCACAAGTTCTATCCAGTCTGTGAAACTGTCGAGGGCTGATGCGATATTCATGGACGGGAAGGACGGGTTGAGCATATTCTTCTTCACAGTGTCTTCGCGCTCACTCCACCATTTGCAGGTCTCTTCCTCCACATGGAAACCGTTGACGATGCAAGACATGGGGTTTATATTCGCACGGAACTGCTCTCCGTCACATTTCTCATCAGGATCTATTGTAAAGACCTTGGCAGCAATCGCTACGATAGCTGCTGTCGGAAACGTTGAGAGCGTTTCAAGGTCAATGCCGATATTGATAACTTTCTTAGAATTCATAAGTCTGTTTGATAAATGATGATAATTTCAATAATCTGTCTGGTCTTCCCTTGCAGCTTTCGAGGACAATCTTGGCGAACAGGTCGAACATTTCCTCCCTGTTTCCATTGCCCCTCTTACCGATGCTGGCACTGACAGCTTTGGCAAGGCCATCCAAATCCCCATTAAGCGACTCGACCATTGCCACGCCACTCGCTGTCTTGGGGTCGAAAATCAGTTGCACCCCAATGAAGCCAGCGTTCTTCACTTCGCTGCTGAACAGGATAGACATCAGTGATAAATCCATTTCTCTATTCCTTTTTACTCCCAGCGTATCTTTTCCACCCACTCACGGACGGCTTTCATGAAGCTCTCCAGAGAACGGCAGACGATATACTGGAAACCGAGTTGGGTTACTTTCTCTTCAAAATCCTTCTGGTGCTGGCTCTGGGTTCCTTTAGGTGTCTTCATTTCAACGAAGAGGATTTTCCCTCTGTCACCCAAGATGACCAGATCGGCAACGCCAGGGAGGATGCCCTCACGGAGCATCCATATCATTTCTTTCTTATCCCTGGTACCACCGTTAGGAACAGCAAAGATGATGTACCTTTTGTACTGCATCTTGAACCACTTCACACAAGAAATCTGGAGGTCACTCTCATGGTGACCTTGCACTTTCTTGGGTTTCGTGGCTCTTTCCTTGGCAAGAAGCTCATCGAAGTTGAAGGGCTTTCGTGTGTTCATTCTTCTGTTTCCTTTGTTTCTGGACGGAACACAAAGTCAGCCCAAATTTCAATAAACTGCTTGCCAGCATAAATGGCGAGTTCACGTGTCTTGAAGGCGAGACGCGCACCGCTGCCCGCATACGAGTACGAAGAAGCGTTGCTCGCGTTCGCACAAACGCAACCGCCATTCGCATTCGCATTGCAGGACGCACGACTAACGACACGGCTTCTGTCTTCCTCATCCATTTCGTCAATCTCTTTCTGTGTGTAGAAATCGAACCAGGGATAGTAGCGGTACTCGTCAACAGTAAACTGAGGCTCCCAGCCTTCATTGAGGGCTGCAGTAATAATACGGAGCTTCAGGTAAGCTACGAGGTCTGGAGATAAGGAGTGGATAAGTCCGGAGTTTACCAGCGTATTATACTCGCTAACAAAACAGTGGACTTCCCCAAGCACTTCTAAGGCATCCTCGAATGTCTTTACACGTTCTGTGATGTCTTTCGTAAAGATGGCTTTGCCATACAATTTCTCCAGCAGTGCCTTACCGTCGCTATTCGCTTCATCATAAGCCGCTAAGAGGTCTCTCTTGGAAATGTCAATTCTTTCTTCCATAATCTTGATTATTTTTTGAATGAAACTATTTTCGTGGATAGGGTGTTGAGCATTGACAGCTCACGCAACGGGCAATAGCAGTCGTAGATGATCTCGTCACCCTTGTAGATGCGGACACCCGTGAGAATCTTGCTGCCTGCCTTGGTCTTATTGAGGTTGTTCCAGTCGATATTCTTCATCTGCTCGCGGAACTTTTGCACCTCCTCACTGTTTGTTGGCCAGCCATGCTCAACAACCTTCTTGCGCTCGTAGAAGTCGTAGAACTCCCACTCGGCGACGTATTGTGGAGCAGCTTGCCCGATTATCTTGATATTACTCTTTTCTGCCATTGTTGTAGTCCTCGTATTTGATAGCCTTGTAAAGACAGTAGAACATGCCGGCAAACATGATGTTGTGCCAGGTATGGGTCCAAAGACCGACAACAAGCGATGTGATGATAAACACGGCAAAGAAAGCTCTAATGAGCTTGAAAGTAAAACGGCTTGATACTGGCTGGAACTGAGTTTCCTGCTGATTTTTTTGCGCTCCGAGTGAGCTGCTGTTCATTGATTTTTCCATTTGTTCTGAATGTTAAGAGTGATTATTATCTTATTTGCATAGGCAAAGATACAAAGAAATAATCAATCTTGCAACTTTTTACGATATTATTTTAAAATCCTTAGCGTTAATTATAGTTAATCATATTTGCAAGCCAGCAATAAAAAAGGGCTGCACGGCCCTCACGGGTGGCGCAGCCACAGCAGAAAAGTTTGCCACAAAGAAGGACAAACATTATTTTCCTTTGCTTATTCTGATGGGGTTCATCTGCATGGTGGTGAGATTTAGAAACGCTCCCTGCATATCGAGACAGCCGACGGAGAACATCTTCCAGAGGATCGCCATGCCGGCATTGGCAATAGTGGAATTGATAAACAAGTCCTGCTTTGACAGAGCCTCAGCCAGTGAGCAGCTTGGTCCCTGGTCTTTCTCTTTGACAGCCTTGAGGTCGAATAGCTTTGTCACATCTGGCAATACAGAAACACAATCGTTGCGTTTCTTTGGCTGCTGGATGGACGAAACCGTTCCCAATACGACCTGACCTCTGTCAGCGAGGTTACCCATATCCAGCCAGTAGTAAGGCTGTCCCTCGTCCCCTCCATAGCTATTCGTCTTACAGTCAAGATTACTACGGATGAGGAGCCTTGCCTTGGCGGTGTCAACACAGGAAATCGTGATGTTGGCACGTGGGCTGTCCTCCTTGTAGAAGTCGCTCACGCTATCCCACTTCGTCCCGAAGAAGAAGTTGAGTTTTGAAATAAGAACCTCAGCCTTGTTGCAACCGATCTCCTGCTCAGAGAATAACTGGCGACCGCAGTTGGCATCGGTCACGATATCGCCGTCATAAGCCGTGACGAATAACCCTGGGTGTCCCAGCTTCCTCAGCGCATAGCTCATCCTGCCAAGGGCGGTCAGCACCTGCGAACCAGTACCACCGCAACCGATGACGTTGACGGTCAGCTCATGGTACGGGTCAAGTATGTAGTTGTGGACGTAGTGCTTCATGAAGCGTGGAGCGTCCTGCTTTTTCTTTTTCATCATTTCTGGTTTTTAATTAGACTGGAAAGTGTTGTCTTGGAACGTATCATCACTTCTGCAGGGAACGGACAACCCTCTTTGATACATTTCTTTGTGATGACGGCAAGGTTACCGTTAATTGGATTGCCACCGAGGATATGGGAGAACTCAGACCTCCAGAACATATTCTCCCAGTACTCAATCCACGCTCCGTAGGTGTCTTCCTTTGGCTTCCGTATCTTTGCAGAGCCGAGACAGACGCTGTTGTTGACATTGTAGAATGGGGCATTATAGAGAACGTTTCGGGGCTTGAAACCTTTGAAGGCATAGACGCTAAGACCGTGACCGTTGGTACAGAACACCAGCCCAGGAACCCACATATCTCCGTCTGGTATGCCTGCAGACTTCGTGAAATAGAGCTTCTGCTTATGGGGTGGCGTCCACCATACAAGACGCATATTTGTGAGGTCACTGGCAGCATAGAGCAGGTTTGACGGTATGACTCCAGACAATGCCGTCCTACCACTGTCTTTTTTCGCATACTTGCTGATAGTGGCCACCAACTTGGAGAAATCTTCGATGGTCAGCGGATGCGCTGCCTCCATTTTCCCGTTCTTGATTTTGCGATGCTCGACGTAGTTGCCGTCACCGCCAAGGTTAACGTCCGGCTTGTAGAATATCAGGACGTCGGTGGGCTTGATGTTAGCCCTCATTAGTTCTTTTAGTGTACTCATTTGTATCGAACTTTTCTGCTGTTTGATAAAAATCCTGCAGCCATTGGCGGAACTTGGGAACGTAGGATATCGACTGCTCGAAGTGTTCTCTGCGCTCGTCGAAGTTATTATCCCTCGTAATGACAAGGACGTTGCACCATCCCAGCATTTCATCAGCTCCATTATTGACTGCATCAAGCACTGACTCCCCAAAGGTGTCGTGCTCACTATACAAAATAAAATTCAAGAGACTCGTTGCCGTGTAGTAGTTGTCATCGTGATTTTCGTCAACACCGTCACTTTCAGGATCCCAGGTCCAGTCGTAGATATTGATAAAACTCGCTATCTCTATGCCATCGAGAAGAACGCCCATCAGCCTCCACTCGTCAAACTTTTCCGCTACGCCTTTATAGCGCTTCAGATACGCCTGCAGGTCTCTGGCTAACTCGCCTCCGTCAACATTGAGAGCAGTTATCTCGTCGAACAACTGCTTGTATTCGCCAGTCTTGTAGTCATTGATGACACGCTGCCGGAACAGGTATTCTTCTTTCTCATCATCATCATCAATACTATCGATGTCGTCATATTCGCCAGCAAACCAGTCGGCTTGTGTTTCGAGAAAGAAACTGTCGCCGTCAAGTCCTAAGCCGATATTCGTCTGCTTGGAGAAATACGACATGAAACGCTTGAACAGCATAGCCTCTTCGTCTGGCAACGTGTGAGCAGGACGGACATACAGCTCTCCAATGGTATAGTCCATTCCGTCCCCATAAGCATAGACACCGCAGTCAAGGATGGGGTTGTACTCGTCCTTGTGAAGCATACAATGGTAGTCCATAGGCTCCAGCAGCTTTTCAAAATGGTCTGTAAGGTCGCTGAGCTTCTTGACATCATCATCGTCTCTCTTGGGCCTGTAGTTCAGCTTGAGGTCATGGGCGGAAAGAAACCGTTCCATAGCTGCTCTTATCTTCTTATAACTTCCAGTAAAGTCAATCTCATACTTATCAAGATGACCTTTGATGGGGATATCCTGCAGCTCTTCTCCTAAAAAAGCAAAGGTGTTGCTTCCCTTGGAAGAAGAACGGGACGACTGTTGTCGTCGTCCTCGTCCTCCATTCTGCGTCGGAAATCCTTCCTTATCTCGTTGATGACGCAGCACAGCGAGTGGTGGAAGTCGTTTAGTTCCTTGGGTTCGCATTTCTTCTTCATCCCTTTGTTCCTACTGTTGTCTTGAACTCATAGACGGCTTTGTCGCCGTCAATCTTAGGACCATGAACATTACTTGTAGTCAACTCCGGATAGGTGCCAGCATAGAACTGCATTACCTCATCAGGGGACATTGACTTGTCGGGGTCTTTCAAGGTCTTGGAGCCGTGCTTGAACACACGCTGCAGACCAGTTACATTCAATGCTGACATAGCTTACTCCTCCTCATCGGTTTGTTCGACTTCCTGTTCGCTATCACTCTTGTCAGGTGCTGGAGCTGGCTTGCCCTTGGAAGGGCTCAGCTTCTTACCGTCACTCTTGTCCTCGGGACCACCGAAGATACCACCCTCGCCACTCTTCTCGTCAACCTCTTTCTTGAGCTTGTCGCAAGCAGCCTTGTCGGCACCAGGCAGGGTCTCAGCCTTGGCAATGACCGTCTTGGCATCCTTGAACTTCTGCTCTCCGAGCAACTCCTTGGCAAGGGCAAGATGATCGAGGAACGACTGCTTCTGGTCAGCCTCTTCCTTCTTTTTCTTGGACTCCATTTCGGTTTTCTTACGAGCCTCTTCAACAGTCTTCTCGTAAGCATTGACCTCGTCCATGAGGGAGAAGGCTTTCTCAATGGGAGCGACAGCCTGCTCAAACTGCTCTTCGAACTCCTGGGGAGTGCCGTTCATCACTAACGGTTCCAGACTGGAAACCGCCTTGTCTTTCACACCCGACATATCGGGCATCATGCTAAGAACGAGCTTTTCACCGTTCTTGCGGATGGTCATGTTCAACTGCTGACCGTCCTGCATCTTCGATGCGATTAAATTAAAAAATTCCATAATAAATAATTATTTAAAAAGGGGTTATAACTATTTGCTTTTCTCTACGATGATAGCTGGTTTCCTACGGTATACCCTTTTACCTTTGGAAAACAAACTGTAATGGTTAGTCGGAACCTCTTCCAGTCCTCGAACTTTCCAGCCTCGTTTCTGAAACTCCATTAGCATATCCATCAGCGCAGTACTTGTGTTTGTCACAGCAAATTCTGTAAGCTGAACCTTATCTAAGGCATTGAGGAACGGATCCATTTCGTCATCACGTAAATGGCATGCTATAGTGATGTAGTTACAATCACATTCTTTAGCGTCTCTGTAAGCATCAAAAACAAGACCGATGTAATCTAACACTCCAAACTCTGCCAGATGCTCGTCTATTTCCGTGTCGTTCTTCTTTGCACTGGCGATAATCTCTTCAAATAATATGATTTCCTTCATGACTTTTCTGCTTTTTTGATTGTTATTACTTGAGTTCTTTAAAAGTCCCTGCCCCCGAAGGGGCTGAGGGACAACGGAACAATCTACTTCGTTACTTGCTTGCGAAGGGAATTGAGAATACCCTTAACGGTCTCAATATCAACGTTGATGCCGAACCAAAGGTCGCAGGGATAATCGAGATACACATCGTCACTCTCGACATTGAAAGCGTCCACCTTTTCATCACCTCCGTTGAGATTGACCGGCTCAGTGAGGTAAACTACGCCGTATTCGTTGGCGAGGTTATTGTCATTAACCAGCTGCTTGATTTCAGCTACGATGTTTTGATAATTTTGAGTTTCCATAATTGTTCCGTTTTTAAATTGATTATTATCTTATTTGCAATACAAAGATACAAAGAAATAATCAAATATGCAAGTTTTTACGGAGAAAGTTTTATTAAATAGTGTTAATCAAATATGCGATGCGGCACGGCGTCGAGCCATCAGCAAAAAGAAGTCGCGCTGACATTCCAGTGGCAAGCAGCTTAGAGCCATACGCGCATTGACACCTCTGTTGCGGCAGCGGTCGTCATGCCAGCCAGCCATGATCGCAAGGTTGTCATCAGGAGGGAACTGAAGCTCCGTCACCACACGCCATGCCCCATCATGGTAGAAACGTGGAGCCTCGCTTTCCGTAAACTTGTAGTTCTCATTGTGCCGTCCCATCTTGAGGATAGCCTTCCGCATATCCTTTCCCATGCTATCCAGCAAGTAGGCAAAGTCACCATACAGCCGTTGGTAGTATTCTTGCTTCACAGCTTCATGGATTTTCAACTGTTCGCTGAGAGTAAACTCAGACCACTCCGGCTTGCGTGAAGTGGAAGGCAACAGGTCACGAGTGCTGCAGATACATGTTACAACACCTTCACGCGCCTTCACGCCCTGTATGGGGAAGAACACATTTTCCTTTTCTCTGGTTATCAGACAGCGCTCATGGAGCCAGAGGGTGCCATCAGAATAGTTATAGAGCATAACGCTAAGGTCCTGCTCGATGTCCGTTGTTGAAGTCAGCTTTTTCATTTCTTCTTTTTCTTAGGGGTTACTGGAATTGTGATGTTTTCATAGATACCACCATTGGCGAATATCTTTTCGAGATTAGGGTACTTGCCGGGGTTCTGACGTATCAGCTCCCTTGGGTCAACACCTGGTGTATCGGCATCCTGTACCATCAGTCTTTTATGCTCTTCCTCCTGCTTCCGCACCAGATCGTCACGCCTGTCTTCCATGAACGAGTCGAGGCTGATGAGGATTTTCTGCCCGTCAACGGCACCATACCACTTTTCGTACTTGCCCCTGCGGAGTCTTCCACAGAAGAGCGTGAACTCCAGGAGATTGATATCTGGGTAGAGAGAAAAAATCTGCTCACCGATGGCTATGAGCTGCTCCGTTGTGAGGCGCTGTTGAACATTAGTGAAAGCATTGACCACCTCCAGTTGTACCTTTATCCAGTCAACGGCGACACCAGTATTCTTATAGGCGGATGCTATCTCGCTGAGAGTGGGTACGTCAGGACGCTCGGCAATGACGGAGATATCGCGCACCCTTCCGTCGAGGACTCCCTGCAGGTCCGGAGAATACTGCTTATAGAGCTGGGACGGTGGTGTACTACGAGCCAGTGCCGTCGCCAGTGCCGTGTTCCCGTTGCCATTGCTCGTCGTAGGAAGTGATGTTAGCAGCGATTTCAGCCCGTCTTGCGAGAGTGGCTGTATCAGTTGATGTCTTTCGTCCATTGGTTCTATTCTTGATTTCGGAAATTATTTCGTTGTAATGTGATGCTATCATTGAAACGGAGAAGTTGTTGCTTATCCAGTCTTTGTTGATGGATAGGAGGAATTTCTTCAAAGCCTCCACCAGTGACTCGTCATCAACAGGAAGTGGGGTAGCTCTTTTCTCCCGTGAGAAGCGGATCTTGTTCAGAAGCTGGGTCATCTGACCTGCGTCCTTAGCCGTCCAGTAATACTCCGCATGATACAAGTTCCTGTAAACCTCCTCAAAGCAAAGACGCGCCCTCTGGTTCAACGCCGGTGCGCCACCAGGCGCTGCCGGCAACCGTCCGTTAGGACATTCTGTTTCTTTGTTATTTTCTATATAGGGGGTAAGGGGGGAAATTTCTTTGTTTGTTTCTTTATCTTTTTTCTGGGCGGTATTTGGGCGGTTATTAGGAGAGACAGCACCATCCACTTGCTCTGAACTATCTGATTTATCGGCAGTTACGCCATCATTTAATTGGGCGGTATTTGGGCGGTATTTGGGAGAGGAAGCCTTCTTCTTACCCTTGCTTTGGGCGGTATTTGGGCGGACGTCATCAGTCACACACACGTAATCGCCTGTAAATCCGACAGTTGTACCCACTTTCCTTTGGGCGGTAATTGGGAGGACGATTCCTTTCTGCTTGAGCTGTTCGTATGCCGTTCTGATAGACCACTCCGTCTCTCCAAGGTCGGCAGCAGCCTCACGCCTGTTGTACTCCACCGTTGACTTGTGGAGAAGCCTTGCCTTATCGACAAGGTAGAACAAGAGCTTGATGGCACACCCCTTGAACCACCACGTCCCATCGAGGACTTTTATGTTTATCTGAATGTTCATCTGAGGTAGGTGTTTATCTCACGGACAAAGTCATCTACGGTACGGCAGATGACATACTTCTGGCCGACAGCCATGACAGCCTTCATCCACGCCTTCTGTGACGGTCTCTGCACTCCGATGGGAGTCTTCAGCTCAATGCACAGACAGCCATAGCCATGACGTGGTACAAGGAGGATGAGGTCAGCCACGCCATTACATACGCCATTAGCCTTCAGTTGAGGCTTAGACAGCGATATGCCTGCGGTCTCGTTGGGAACATGGAACAACAGCCCTTGGTTCGCCAGTTCTGGATAGAGCCGACGGAACTCAGCAACACAGACCATCTGTAGCTGCTTCTCACTTATTGGGAGGTGCTTGAGGTCTCCCACACGCACGGTGTCACCTCTCAGCATCTTATGAATATCTTTCGGAATGGGCTTACGCTCAGGCCTGCTTGGTTTCTTATCCATCAGAAGAAAATGTTTGTTAGTTGAGTCCATACTCCACCTACATAGCCCTTGACGATCCATTCTCCAGCGGACGGGCAATCGAGCCATAGGTGCTCCACGTGACCGAAGCGGCGCACGTTGCCACACAAGTCAATGAACCAGGGAACCTTGTTAGGGTACGGTCGTAGCAGGCGTCCTACAATCTGGTAGTACATCGCAAGTGACATCGTTGGACGAGCCATGACGACAGTATCAAGGGCAGGGAAGTCAAAGCCAGTAGTCAGCACTCCCACGTTTGCGACAATGCGTATCTTGCCTGCCTTGAACTCCTGCAGGATGCGGTCGCGCTCGTTCTGGTTAGTCTCACCAGACACAAAGGCGCATCCGGGAAATGCACCCGTCAGAGCCTCAGCTTCAGCCAGTGTATGACAGAACACGAGGATATGATACCGTCCGGCGTTCAACAGACGGCGTATGATGCTGACAAGGTAGGAGTACATACCTACATAGCGGAAGCTGCGCTGTACGCTCTCCACATCGTAGTCCATTCCAGTCGTGTTACGCTGGAGATTAGCCCTTGCATCGAGAAACGACTGTGGGGTGACATCATAGTATTTTACCTCAGCGAGAAAGCCTTGCTGCAGTAAGTCCCACACCTGGCAGTAATAGAGCACGTCCTTGAATACCTTGGGCTTCATGCGCGTAAGGAAGCGCAGGATTGCTCCACGCTCCATTTCCACATTGCCGTACAAGTCTTTCATGACCTTGCCGTCAGGACCTTTGATTGGTACCCTCGTCGATGCAAGGATATACGGTGTTGCCGTAAGCCCGAGTACCTTGCGCTTGGTATGCTTGATGAAGTCCACATACTGGCCACCCTGTGGGTTTACTCTGTGGCACTCATCGACGATGACATTCCGGAAGTGGTCGAAGGACGACAGCTCGTTCATCACGCTCTGGATAGTGGCGAAGGTAATCTTGCTGATTTCCTTCTTGTTCATCGATGCCGAGAAGATGCTGCACTCTGCACCATACGAGCACATCTTGTCATAATTCTGCTGCAGTATCTCTTTTGACGGCTGCAAAATCAACGTGTCGCCATCGAGCCTGTTGGCGATATCTGCCACGACAAGCGATTTGCCACTACCAGTAGGTAGCACCTCCAAGGCATGGTAGCCCGACTTCGTAGAAAAGAAGCGGACTCCGGCATCAGAGGCTTGCTGTTGATAGGGTCGTAATGTAAATGCCATACTGATTTGAATAAACAGGTAAAGTGGCGGAGCCGATGAAAGCTCCGCCAGTCACAACATACAAGGTCGTTACTCTGTAGCGGCCTCTTGCTCCTGTTGGGCTTCTTCAAACTCCAGGGACTGTTCCTCTGCAGGTGCAGCCTCCTCCTGTTCTTCGCCCTTCTTGTGTACCTCGGTGATGACACCGTCCTCTACATCGATGATGAAGTCAGTAGGCAGGGTGTGGTGGCCATCCTTCTTGAACTTGTCACCAACCTGTGGTTCCCACTTCATAGATGCGCTGCGGTCAACCTCGGTAATCTTGCCGTTCTTAACGACAACAATTGATTCTTCGTCCATGGTGTACTCGCCATCCTCATTGGTGGTGTCGTCACCGACCTCCGGGAAGCCACCGTGACGAGAGACGATAAGCTCAACCTTGCCGCCTTCTTCATCGACAACATTATAGACAGTCTCAAAGGGGAACGACTGCTCCAGATCGTCGCCAGTGATGTTACGCTGGAACACGCAGCGTCCGTCGTTCTGGGCGAAGAAATAGACCTTATGACCTTTGATGTCGAGCACCTTCACGCAAGGCTCATACACTTCCTTGGTACCCTTCTTGATGTCGTTGGTGACGGCATTCATCTGCGTCTGCAGGGACTTAATCTGGTCGCCGAGAGACTTCACGATGTCTGCCTTCTCCTGCGTCTTAGCCATCAGGTCGAGATTCAGCTCATAGAGGTCGTTCTTCAGCGAGTTCTCTTCGTCCTCTGTCAAGGCACGGTCGAAGTAGCGGTTCATTACGCCCTTGCCATGGTCCTCGAAGAAGTTCAAACGTTCCTCTTCGGTCATGTCCTCCAGCATTTCAGGGAAGAAGTCAATCTCCTCCTGCTGCTGTTCCTGGTTCTCTACCTGCTGCTCTGCAGCCTCTTCATTCTGCAGGTTGTTCTGCTCCTGCTCCTGGTTGTTCTTCTGTTCTTCCATTTTCTTTCTGTTGTTTAATTGTATAATGGGTTAAAAGTAATTTTCGCACGGGTTCGTTAGAGTCAAGCAGTGAAACAAGTCCCTTGATGATGTTTTCCTCATTGCCACCGGCACCGACACGGATGTCCTTGCCATCACTGGCAACGAAGAGGAAAGAGTTGGGACTCTTTTTAGTCACTCTTGAAGCGATTTCCTTGATACATCTTGCTACACAGAGCATGAACGGCTCATTCTTAATCTTGGGCCTTTCAAAAATGGGGATTCCATTTACCATTTTTACCATAAGCGTATTGAATTTAAGTTTGTTGATTAAAGATCTTCTTGTCAGTGATAAACTCCCTGTTGTCCTCAATCCACTCGATGAAGCCTTCCACCATATAGGTGAGTTTCTCCACGCATTCAGCATGATCGTAGTTGTAGAACTCCGGGAAGTAGTCGAAGCCGTACACGTCCACAGAGGTGAACTGAGGCATTTGCTCAATGAATTCTTCTTTCTTCCGTCCAGCAGCTATCATCTTGTCGATATCAACGGGGCGCTTTGTGGCAGGGTCGAAGAACACTGGCTGCACTTCCACCCAGTCCCACAGGTCGCTGTCCTGCATGATGGCGGCAGACTTGCGCTTCGTCCATTTCAGCACGGAATACTCAAATGCCAGCACGTCCTTCATCTGTCTGGACTCGATGAGGCAGTAGGGATAGACGTACCGCTGCCAGTGGTCCTCGAACTTGCCGAAGGTGTAGTAGCTGCCTGTCGTCTTGAGGTCATACACCACGTCACGCTTCAGCTCGTCGATGTAGCCATACAGCTCGACATTACCAAAAACGGTAGGCAGGATGCCCTTTACAAAGAGCTGGCAACAGCTACCTTTGAAGAAGTCAGCGATATTCCTCGCACTGGCGAGGTCGTAATAGAAATATTCATCAGGCAAGCCCTCCTGCTGGAAACGAGCAGCTATGAGCCCGTACTCCTTGAAGGTCTTGAAAGTGATATCGTCACGGAATGATTTACGGCCTCGGTGCAGACAGTCCACAAGCTCGTTGAACACCGTGCCATTGTCAGCAGCCAGTGAGTGGAACGGGACACGGTTGATGCTGTTTAACAGGCTTTGCCGTGCCTCGTCCTCGATCTGCGCGAGTGTCTTCTTGTACTCGCCAGTCTCACGGTCGATGTTCCAAGGAGCTTCCAAGTCCTTCTCTGCGTTGAGTAAGGTCTGATACTTATCAAGCAGAGAAGGATATATCCTGTATGCTATCCTCTGGTCGTTCATGCAGCAGAAACGTATTTAGAAGTCAGCTTGTCATACTTCAATCCCAGTGAGGTGCACTTCTCGTGGAGCACTTGCTTCCAGTAAAGCTCGCTGTCGAAGATAACCTCCAGCTTGGATAGTTCCTCGAACATAGCGTTGGCAGAGTCGGCATCCTTGATGGTACCAACCTTGTCGTCGATGACCTCCTTGAGGGTGTCATACTGCGCAAGCTGGTTGTTGCGCTCGGACTGTGACATCGTGTACATACGGATGATGTCAGCGAGGAAAGTGTTACGGATGACATGACCCTTGGCATCCTTAGCCATGTTACCCTTATCATCGAGGATGACGGGGATCTTGAGCTTCGGGGGCAGGTTGCAGGCGTTCTTCGCATAATAACGCTCGTTAGGGGTGAAGCTGATGACACGGTCGTTGCCGATAATCTCCAGATAGCCTACGAGGTCCAGCTCCTTGATGAGGTCACCTGCAGAAGAACCGCCAATCTCTGGACGTATCTTCTTGATCTCACCATCCTTTTCCTCACGGTCATGGGCGATAAACACGAGATTCTTACCCATCGTGAGAACTTGCTGGACGAAGTTGTTGAACATCGTCTTACGGACACCGTACTCATTAAGTGTCAGGGAACGTGTCGGGTTGCGGTCACGGCTTCCTGCAATGATGTACTTGTCCATGAAAGACAGCATCTTGCCTGCTGTATCGATGACGATGGTCTGGAAAGCTGCGATTTCCTCACTTGCGAGAGCTTGTCCTACCTCCGTCCAGTCAGAAACGACGAGGATTTCCGTCTCTGCCAAGTGGGCGGCGTTCACACGCTGAATACCACCATCGAAATCAAACACTGCGACAGGCCCGGGGGCACTGACTGCAAGACTGGACTTACCTGCACCAGGCTGTCCGTACACGAGGATGCTGATAGTTTTCTTCTCCGTCAGCTCAGAGGCTTTCTTAAATAATCCCATAATAAAATGAATTAAGATGTAATACAATTCCTATTCGCATTGCAAAGGTAGTGATATATCCCGATATACGATTGCAAAAACTCGTATATTTTACTATTTTATATCGTAAATATTACGGCAACATAAAAATCGGAATTTCCGATTATTCTTATGGTTCAATCGTGGATTTTGAGATTTTTTCACTTTTCCTTAGAGAAATTTTTTATCAGGTTTGACGTACGCCACGACCTCTACTGCATTGAAGCGCCACATGGTGTTTGGCGCACCAGATTTTTTGGTCGCATGAATCTTACCTTTAGTCAGCAGGTTCCTCAGCCTCTTCTCTCCACCAAGCAACTTTACCGACAGAGACCAGGAAAACTCTACGCCTCGCAGTCTTCCAAGCAGACTTCTAAAGCGGATATCGCCCTCCAGTCGCCCGAAGCAATCTGCGTCAGCTACAGAATCCCTGTTATCGTCAGCGATACAGACAACAGTATTCCCAAACCCTTCTCCCTCAGCTCCGGCACACTCCAGTTCTTCCCGAGAGCCTTGCATACCATATACAACACCAGCTCGTGGGTAGTCGAAATGCCTAACTTCTGATAGATGTGGCGCTTGTGATTTCTGACAGTCCATATCGGCTTCCTTACTTCTTCTGATATTTCCTTGTCGATCAGCCCGTGGCAGTACAGCTCCGCAATCTGGAACTCCGTCGGACTGAGCGACAACCTCATTTTGTTCTGGTCACATAAACCATAAAGGCTTCCTTGTCAGTGTCCAGCTCAGCATCCCACCCGACACGCATCCCTTCCGTCCTCATTCTCTGAAGGAGAACGACAACGCTGGAACGCTGCTCGATGGGGAACTCGCATTTTTCGCCGACCTCCAGCTTGCGAAGAGTTGGCATAATCGGCAGCTTCTTAACTCCTAAATTCTCCATAGTCTTCCTTTTTGTTCCGCCTCAACGTCACGGGAGAGAGCCGAGACGTATCAGCAAATTTGTTACTTTTTGCTATATTACTTATTTGCAATTTTCAACTAAATTGATTACCTTTGCGGTTGTAATCGTTGTTGTTATGGTGCAAAGTTAATCATTTTTGCGGACTCCTGCAAGTAAAATATAATCAAATATCGTAATTTTAACGTAAATTATCAAATATGCGAATTAGCAGTTTTCAACTAAATAAAAATTTTTGCGGATTATGGAACAGAACAAAAGAAAGCTGGCAACTGCCTCAGAAGCAATCGAGGCACTGCTGAAGGAAGTGGGACTTAACGCCCCGACGTTCGCCAAGGAAATCGGGCTGAACTATCAGCGCATCTACGACATTCAGAGCGGACGAGTGAAGAAAATCAATGAGGCCGTCGCCCGTAAGATTAGAGAGAGGTACCCGCGCGTGAACCCGAATTTCCTGTTTACCTACGAGTTCCCCATCACTCTGGAACCAGGACAGCAGCCACGTCCTCAGACCGAGAACGTCCGAGACATGGTGGACGAAGCCGTTGAGCGCATCATGGGGACGGAGGAATACAAGCAGCGCATCCTCAACGTCACCGAGCGCGAACAGAATGTGTTGAAGCGTGAGGAACGCCTGTCGTCGCTTCAAGAAACGGTGTCGAAGCAGATGACGGACATCATTGATCGAGAAAAGCTGCTGCGTGCCAAGGAGGAGCAGCTTCTACATCTGGAGCATTCAATCATGAATCGTGAAATGAATCTTCTCCAGCGTGAGCAATATCTGGAGAAGGAACAATTAAAAAAAGAAGGGGCTGATAACAAGAGCGACTAAGTTTGTCGGCTGTTCTTTCCACTTCGCTGGCTCTATGAACGTAGCCTCCGGAGAGACTGCTTTCGATCCCCAAAAAGACACTGACAGGACTGAATTATTGTCGGAGCATATTTCTGATGCAGACCCAAGCTTCTGAAAGTCAGAGACAAACGCCTGTTTTCACAATATAAGTCTAGTTTAGTTTTTGTGTTGGTTGAGAGCGGCCGATTGGTCGCTCTCAAATTCTTTCCTCCCTCATCACTTATCACTCATCACTATTCACTATTCACTATTCACTATTCACTTATCACTATTCACTATTCACTTATCACTATTCACTATTCACTATTCACTATTCACTATTCACTATTCACTATTCACTATTCACTATTCACTATTCACTATTCACTAGGCCTTCAGGCCGCTCAAAGAT